CAGAGACGGGATAGGAGGGGCCGAAAATAGGGCTAAATTAGCTATTAGGGACGATTTAGAGCGGTGAACGTACCAGCCTTAGGGGTTGGGTAAGGCCCCATACAAAACCTACGATAAAAGCGGAATATAGGAAACCTGGTTATCCACAACAACCGCCCATTGGTCAGCCTTAAACCGTCGTTTGCTATAAGAGATGCCGCGCTTAGTTTTCTGACCAGTACGAACTTCTATCCGTAAAACAGTACCATTCTTTAAAGCCAACAAATCACAAGAAGAGGCCGGAGACATAGCGTGAAAAACTTCATAGCCTTTCAAAAGCAAATCTATGGCTACAACCCATTCAGATATCGCCCCTCTTGTAGCATTAGAGAACTCAGCTGGCTTCCGCAAGTTCTGCATTTTTCTAATGTAACTAGGCGCGCAATAACGACTGCAATATTTTTTAGAAGCATTTACATGCTTCATCAATTTTCCACAGGCTGAGTTTTCACAAATCTTATCCATGCCAAACATCCCGATGGGAGAGAAATGAGGAAGTAATTGCCTTGGGGAGCGCGAAACTTTTCTGCATCCAACTGGAAGCCGCTAGACCAAACAAAAACGCCAGCAGAAATAAAACTACTGCAACTTTTATTTTGAGCCAGAGCTCAACGTTGACGTCGTCGCAATCTTTCACTTTACCTCCTTCACATCCCGGATGATATCTTTCCCTGTCTGAGCCATCATGTACCAATCCGGAGCTGATGGCAAATTGTTATGGCTGTTGAACTCCCGAATGAAGTCGTCCCTTTCTTTTTCCGTGTCGAACTCCTTGACTTCATCCACCCGCTGACCCCAGCCCCGCTCGCTCTCGATAATTACTGCCGTGTATTTTACTTCTTTGATGGCCATCACAGCCTCCTCACATCTGAGCCACAATCTCTCGACACCGCACTATCATTTTATCCGTTTCCTCTTTCTCTTTCTCAAGCATGTCTAACCGCTCTTTCAGCACGGCCGTCAGTTCCTGGCACTTCCACATCCCTTCCGTCAAGCCAAGTAAGTGGCCTTCCTGAAAAATGATTTCTTGTTCTGGTGTTCTGTCCATTGGACCACCTCAGTAGGAAAACACTGTAGTCAATACAACAATGGCAAATACGGCTGCCGCTAAAGCGTGTGCTATTCTAGGAGTCATCTCCCCGCTAGCATTGTACACAATCTTTTCATAGGTATCTTTGCCCGTTCTAATCGAACGAGTGATGCACGTTTTCCTGAATGACCATATCCAAAGAGGCACAAAAAGAATTGTCTCAACAACGCCACCAAGGATATGAATTAGCTGGTCACCGAATATCTTCCAAACCACAATGGCCATCGTCATCTTTCCGACGCCTGTCTGAGCGAAATTATTGGACTGCGTAGTGATAGCTTGCATCGAAGAATTTACAGCTTCTCCAACCTCCTTACCAATACCAGCCCAAGCCGAAACATTCTGCCGAAGATTGCCGCCATTCATCTGCTCCAGCTGTTGCTGAGTCAACAGCCTCTTTGGCACAGTAACTTTTTCTTCCTCTTGAGCATACAGCATCACTGGAAGCATCAGCAGAATTAGCAACACTCTCGTCGGGGGCCATGCGCCTTTAAGAATGCCCGTGAAAAATGCCTGTAGCAATCTCCACCGCGAGACATTCTGAACCACCACCTTCGTAACTAGAAATGGTCCAGGCTCTACCGACAAAAACTTATGCTGTGAATACATCGTCAGTCTCATTTATCTCTCCTTAGAATTGGATTTCCATCTCTCCGTTACGTCTCTTCCGAACCCTGTATTGCACTGACTTCTTCGGTAAAGGCAGTGCCATAAACTTCAACATCGACTTCACCGAAAATAAAGGACATCTGGATGCTGCGTTGGAAAATAACCCGCTACGAATCAAATAGTTCTTATCTGAACCGTTACCGGGCACTCGCAGCACCAGACGCCTCTTCTCAGGAGAGGGCACAAAAATAAATTTTATGCCCCTCTGCTTTGCATCGACTGGTACCAGGTCCGAGGAAAGCCTGAGCTTACCCTCCTTGGACAACCGCGCCGATGACTTTTGTGCTTTTCTTTTATCCATAAAACCTTTCTACGGAAAACTTTTTCAGACTCTTTCCGTCATTCCTCTTTCTTCCAAAACCTCGTTGATTGTTTTCTTCAATAGAGCCAACTGTTCTTCTGGTGTTTCCTTCTGATTGCTTGGCATGAAAACTGCATAGCCCTCGTCGTGGGTGAAACCGAAAGCTTCTGCGGCCTGTTCACGCACCTCGGTCATCATCTCCCTCTCGTCCGTCATCACCTTAAACCATTCATCTCGTGGAATGGAAAGAAGAACCTGCCAGCCGGCGAAACAAGCCCTCGTACCACACTGTGCCCAGCCCGCCTCATCCAATCGTTTCAACACTTTCAGGTATTCAACGTCAACTTCCGAAACCTCTTCTGGTGGAACCCCAGCAACTCTGGCCGTGACTAGCGGAATCACTTTCGCTACATACCCTTTCGTGATTCCCCACTTCCTCATCTCCAACCGCCGAAGATCCCCTTCGATATGTGCCAAGACCTTTCGAATCTCCGGCATGTTGATTGCTGGAAGATTAACCGCTTCCGTCTCGTACTTATTTCCGCCCATTTCTTTTTCTCCATTCTTATTTTAATTTTGGTGCCCCCGCTCGTTGATTCGAGCCATCCTGCAGGACGCGCTTGCGGCGCAGGGGCATAGAACACTATACCAACTCGAGAACTCCGTCTTCCAGCTTGACCCCACCGGCTTTTATTTCCGCAGCGATAGCTGAGGCCGTAATAGCTGAGGCAATGTCATGCTCTTCGTGTAGGTGGTCTGCCAGCTTGTTCTTGGTCCAGTCTTTACCTCCCTTCAATGTCCTCCGGACCAGTGCCTGCACCGTTTTCAGACCCTTGTCCCCGTTCGAGGAAGCTGATGCCGGAGCCGATTTCTTGGCAGGCTTCTTTGCCGGCTCATCTTCCTCATCCTTTTTCTTGGCTGCCTTAGCAGGTTTCTCCGCCTTTACTACCATTGGGTCACCCGTCGGCTTACCGAGCTTCATCTGGATGGTCTCCGCTTCCTTATCCACGATTAAGCTCCAAGCCTTGTTCCGGATGCCCGACCGATACAGGTTACCCAACCGGCCCATCAAATCCTTTTTGTGTTTCTTGACCACCGCTTCGCCCTCTTTGAACGAGTGCTTCTTCTCGTCCTCCAAGAGCAGATATAGGTCCCCGATTGAGGAACCGTTCGGAAGAAACCCACCAACCTTCTTGGAGACTTTCTCCGGTGCTTCCTTTTTACTGTCGCCGCTTGCTTGCTTCTTTTGTTTTGCCATTCTCTCATCCTCCTGTTTGATATTTGCTGCTGTTATATCCTGGCCTTTGGCGCAGACTGCACACCAAACTTTTTTATCTTTCTGAGTGAAGCTGACCGGCGAGAGAATGGGCTTGAGACAGTTATCGCATTTCTCTTTTACGTACATGCCCTTCTCCGCTAGTGTCTTTCTCTCTTCAGACGTCAGTAATGCCATGCACCACCTCGATTGGAAATTCTACCGAACCGTAAGCCCCGCCAAACCTGTCATACAGCACCACCTTCACCACTGCCCTATCGTCCAGGCTCGCTGGTGCCAGTATCTGGTAGTCCCACCGATCCCAACTCTTCAGCAGATCCGGTGCCACTCGCTCCAGCATCTGGTACAGGGTCTTGTGCTTTATTGTCACCAGCTCCTTCATGCTTTTCCTCCTCCGGTTTCTCCACTCCGACGCTGACCTCTGCCGCCTCGATAACCCGACCCTCCTTGAGCATCATCCCGACTCTGTGAATGTTGACCACCGCTCCGATTTCCTTGGAGCCTTTCTCGAATTGGCTGGCATGTAAAGCGTTGTGGATTGCCGGATTGAACTCCGCCCCTACTCTCGGTTCAATCAGCTTGACCCCTATTTTACCCAGCGCTTCCACCAACTGCTTCTTGAGGATGTCATAGAGGGTATCCTCCACGCGATACAAGCCAGCTAGCCAAGCTGTATTGAAAACCGGGAATAGTTCCTTGATGATTCCCAGCCGGTCCTCCTTCCGTGCCGCCTGCTCCAGCTTTACTTCCGCCTTCAGTCCTTCCAACTCTGTAGCCAGGAGCTTGTTCGCGCGCTCCAACAATGGGGTCCTCTCCCGCAACGCTTTCAAGTCTTCCTTTTCTTTCTTCCAGCCCGCGATTTGTTCCTCCAGAAGTTTTCTATGTGCCTCTTCCGCCTGCCAGCACTGTTGCAGCCTCTGCACCTGGGCCTGTAGATTTCTAACCACGCTTTTGTCTGACGTGGTCGCAGCCGCAGCCACATCCAATAGGTTCACCTGAACCCACGCATCTTTGGGCTCAGTCAAAACTTTTTCCGGTACCGGGTCGCCTGGACCCGGCTCGCGCTCCAGTATGGACCGCTTGAAAAGAAGCAGAACTTCCATGCCCTTATAAAGTACCACACCACATCTCCGACGCAGGTCCAAGTCGCGATAGGAAAACCCATCGTGCCCCGCCAGTTTGTAAGCCTCCTCTCCGGTAGAAACCAAAGAGGCAATCGTTGAGGCCCGTTCCCGGTCCGTACCCTTAATCATGTCCGACTCGAGTACCTGATACACTCCCAATCTTTTCTTCGTTCGCTCGTCCGCCATCTTTTGGTAGAACCCCATAACTATGCTCCTCTCTTCCGCCCGAAGTGCCACTTCAAACAAGTGCCACATCTGTACGCGTGCTTTTTCCCAACCTGTGCCGGGAAGGCTCTCTCGAAGGCCCGTAGGGCAGCTTCCGCCGCCCCTTTGGACTTGTGTCTCATCTTGCCCGTGCACTCACTCGGAGATGCCTTCCGCCAGTTCATTTCTTCCCTCTGAACTCCTTATCCAATCCGATGGCTCCATAGAGAACTAAAATTAGAGCCCCCACAATCATAGCCGCCAGTACCCAATGTTCCCAATCCATTACGCCACCGCTCTTTTGATGTTGGCTCCCTCTTTGTAAAGAGGATTCTGCTTCGCCTCCAGATGCACCACTTCTTTTGTGCCGAAGGCCGCCACTATCTTCTGTAGCTCTTTCTCAGCCATTGCCTGAGCTACAGCCAGGTCTTCTCCATACTGAGGAAGAAGCTCCTCTGTTAGATAAGCCAAAAAGATTTGCTTGTACGCAGGTGAGCCGCCCTGAGGCTCCAGCTCGAGGATGTAGGGGCCGCTTCTCGGGCAACGGTAGCCACGCGCAAAGAGGTCGAGAATTTCCAACCTCCTTTTCTTCAGCCAATCCTTTAACCTATTGGCAAGAGCCTTACGAACCGCATAGCGGGTCACAAGTTTCTGACTTATATATTTGTAATCACTCATTTTATTTTCTCCCTTCATTCTTAAAATTTTACTCAGGAAACTATCCACTTCTTATCCCAGCCATGCTTGTTCAGAAAGTTAAGTGCCCGTCGAATGCAGTTCGGAGTGCCTCCCCAGCCTTTGTTGGATATCAGCCCGAATAAAATTTCTTTGCCTTCTTTGTTGAGTGTTCTCATATACGCCCCAATGGGGACTCCGTTAGCCGGAATCCCCCACCAGAAAAGTATAGTGTTTTTTGTATCTAATGTCCAGCTCTGCTGGCCTCCCATTTCCGCGCCAATCTGATAGCTGTCGTGAACATTTTCAAAACCAATTTGTGTTTCTGTTTTGGGGGAAGCAGAGTGTCGTCGTTGAAACCGGTGATATCGAGATCATCTGCACTTTTTAACTGCCCTTGATCCGGGTTCCCATATTCTGCAATCAAAGCAGCTTGCGCCAAAAACTTTGTTGCTTTTTTAGCATGCTTTGTATTGACCCTTCGAAGGGCCCCAAGAGCACAGAAGGCTTCTGCCCTCGCAGATTTTTCAGGAACCCCCGCACCATCTTTGTCAACAGCAAAATCATCTTGCACCCAATGAGAAAAAGGCCGAATCAACTGCTGAGCTAATTCCAAAGCATAGCTTGGAGATTTCACTTCGAACTTCAGTGGGAATACCGACTTCGGTAACGCACAGCTTTTCTTTGTGCTCATCTTCATTCTCCTCTCGATTTTATCTACGTGCTTTTTAGTTCACTGCTTCCTTGGCCTTTGCTTCCGCCAGCCGGTCCACACCAAACCACTCCTCGATGATAGTCCCATCCGGAGTTCCGTCCTGGTGAACCAACCTTCCACCGACTCCGATTTTCTTGAACCCCTCCGCTGCCTCTTTCAGTTTATCTTCTCCACCCCACATTCTCGGAACCAAAGAGTAGCTGGTGGTCCCGTCCGTCTGGTTATGAGTTGCTACCTCCATATCCAATCGGAATGGTCTTTCCTCAGCCATCACCGCCAGAACTACCTTTTCTTTTTTCTTTGGCTTGCCTTTCTTTGCAACTGTCTTTTTACTTTTCGCCATGCTGTTCTCCATTCGCCACCTTCTTGTCCCAAGCCCGCTGCTTTTTATGATGGCATTTCTTCAACTGTTTTTTGAAACCAGAACTCAGCGGAAGTCTCACCTCTCCACCACCAAGCACTCGTATTGGAACCTGCTTATCTAATCTGTATGCTTTTGTGTGGTGATTCCCGTTTCTCATTCCTCCCTCCAAAGTCTCTGCAACCCTTTCCGAACGAATGTGACCGCATCCGGAATCGTCATCTGTGTTGGATCCATATGTAGAAGCATCATCTTGTTGTTCGCTGGAACGATCCAGTTAATGTTCAGGCACTTGGGATAGAAAAGTATCGTCGGCAATCCCTGCGTTGCTGCCAGATGGCCCATGCCATTATCTATACTGACGAGTAGTTTTGCCCGCTTCATGGTCCGAGCCACCCACGGCAGTGGCCGACCCGTTACGTACTCCTCTTTGAGGATAGGTAATGGAGCCTCATCGCCCGGCCCTCCTAGGAACCGAACTGGGCCCAGTTGCCGCAATATGGAAATGATGGAAAGCCAATGCCCCCACCCCAGCATTTTGTTAGGGGCTTTGCCGCTCCTAGAGGCGCACGACTTTGAGAACATGGAAACAAGTATAAGGTCCGATTCCGCGTCGCCCTGCGGCGGTGTGTAGGCGACTTTGGGTAGCCCCTCAGGGACTTCCAGACCCAATAGGGACATGTACGCTTGGGAGATATGAAGTTTCTTTTCGTGGCCCAGAGTGAAGGCCGCATTCACATTGAACGTGTGCTGGAAATCGTATTCGTCTTGATAGTCCAAACGAATGTGGCCTTGCTCCAGATTTTTTGGGTCGTTGTAGACGACTCGCAGATTAGGAATCCCCATGCCCTCGTAGAGACAGGCTATGTGGTCGTCCAGGGTGAGCAAGTCTATTGCCCACCCCGGATGCTGCTGCGACCACGCCTTCAGTGCCGGCTGGATGTACAGCGCGTCACCGATTAGGTTCTTCGAAGTGAAGAGCGCTCTTTTCATTTGTTCCAGATAACCTTATCTCCTTCCCGCTTGATGACCCCTATCCTCAGCAAGTAGGAAAACCCGCCATACGCCGCCTTACGATCTCCTGAGCGTCGCTGTGACGCAGCCGTTACGAGTTCCTTTACCGTGTACTCTTTGGAACCGGAGAGCAGCTGCTGGTACACAGCCGGCCAAAACTTCGTTCCCGGCTTATTGAGAGATATTGGAGTCGCCACCTGCTTTGCCACAGACACCTTACGACCTACTTTGCCTGTGCCATTGACCAGTGCTGGCAAACCATTCAGCATTTCCAGAGCCTCAGCCAAAGAAGCTGCTTTTTGCTGAGCTCGGAGTGACTCTTCCATAGCTTCTTCGTACTGCTCTCGTACGTCTCGGATTGCTTGAGTAATACTCTTCATTTGTTTCTCCCTTCGTCCTTTTTAATTTACTATTTTATTTCTACTGCTGTGCCAGTTCGTGTACAGCTTTCGAGCCGGTGGACAGAGAATTTCTTTGCTCTATCTCCGTCTCGAATCTCTTTTTCTTGTCCACGATTTGCCTCACCGTTCCTTCGGCCAGACGCAACGCGTGGTTCAAGTGTTCCCAAACTGTTTCTTCCCGCAGATTGCCAGTCCCGAAATCCTCCATCATCTGCGTGAACATTTTTCCCAAGCCCATGTTCAGGTTTCTGAACTGGGTAGCTATAGCCCCTTTTCTGGAAGCCATGTTCACTTGCTTTTTCCTGGCCCCATCCAGAGCCGCCTTCAGCTCCCCTTCCGTTACGCCGGACTCCTTCGCAGCCATGGCCAGAGTATGGCCCTTCGCCAGCAACTGGATGGCCACGATTCTCTGATCCCTGTTCCGCTCCAGAGCCGCGTCCCTGACGTATCTGTGTGCCACGCTCTTTGGGTAGGGAAGCTCTCCCTCAATCTTCCGCTCCGACCAGCCGTGCAGAAGAAGCTGCTTGATGGTGTATTTGATATCTTCCGTTTTCGGTGGCAGAGAGCCGCCAAGATTGGCTTCGAAGGCTTTCAGAAGCAGACCGTTTTTATCCAAGCCTTTGGTGGACATCACTTCCACTTCGGCTTCTTTCATGTCTGCTGCTCGCATCGCTTCCAATCTGTGCCGGCCATCCACCAAAACCCAATCCGGCGTAACTTGAATTGGTGGCAGCTTGCCGCCAGCGTCATAAATAAGCATCAACTGAATCACATGGTCCTGGTCCAACCCCCCTTTCCTCACGAACAGTTCCTCTCTGATGCTGTCCAGTGGAATCGTTGTCTTGGTACCTTCCTTCAACACAGGTTTTGCCATTTCATCTCCTTCTATCCTTATCTCGCACTCCAGAGGTCCCGTTTACTTCTGATGAACTCCTGGGCCGCAGCCCTACCCTTCTCTTTGAAAATCCGGTCCGCTTCCCTCACGAACTCGGGAGAAAGACTGTGGCCTTTCTGCGTCTTGCAATCCGCCCTTCTCTTGCAATCTCCTCTCCGCCGATTGATAGGAACCATCTGGTTCAGAAGGCTGGATGCCGTAACTTCTTTCTGAACCATAGGCTCTTCTCGCTCCGGCACTGGAGCCTTAACCAAGGCAACACTATGGGTGGGCTCCGGCAGGGCCAGGAGCTGCTTTGGTGGCAATGGTTTCTTGCCCGTCGCTTGTTCCTTGGACAAGACCAAACCCTTGTCCATTTTCTCTACCGGCCAGCGCATCCCATTAGGGAGCTGCCAGATGATATTCTCGGCATCTTCCCCAACAGGTTTCCCTCCCATCGTCTTCAGGTTCCGTTCCAGTGCCGCAATCGAGCTTGGGTCCATGAGCTCAATTCCTTTCTACGAAATTCCTTTTGACAAGTCCCGCACCGTTTTCTTCTGGATTGGGTCGTACACGCACCACGACCGGGAGTATTCAGGCTTCTTCCCAGCTAGAATAAGTTTTATGACTTCAGCCCCGTTTGTTGGCCCTTGAACCAAGACGCAGGCTGTACCTTCCACCTTCACAGCATCCACGTCGGTTGGGTTCTCAGTCCGAAAGAAATCCGTCTGGTCCTTCACGGCTGTGATATTCTCCGGCTTCCGGACGAAGCCATCAGCTAGAGCCAAGACTCTGGCCCTAGCCTCAGACTCCGCAAAGAACCAACGACCAGCACGTGCTCTGTTGAATACGCGAAAGAGCCTCATGACCGCTTCCCTCTGGCAGCCCGAATACACTCCTCAATGCCACCAAAGAAGAGCACGAGAATGATGCCAGTCATCCAAGGATTGGCCGACACCCAGTTCAGTAGGTTCATCATTGCTCCACCTCTATCGTCTCCTCGTCCATGTCTTCATCTGTTGGTTTCCATTCGCCGGCCAACTTGCAGGCTTCTGTCTCATCCTTGGCCTCAATTTCTTTGCCATAGATTCGTGTAACGGTGACTAAGAATTTCACGGCTGCACCCCCGCTGGGAGCTTGGTCATGTGGGCCGTGCCCTTTTTCTCATCGGCCACAACTTCCCACACTCCGGTCGTCTTCCCGTGCCGGACCATTCTCCGCACGAGCCAAACTGGGTTCGCGAAGCTGATGCCGTTAAAGAGATCCACGAACTTCCACGGCTTCCCATCTATGAGTCGCTCGTAGACCGTGGCCCCGGCAGAGCCCTGAACGTAGAGCCCAGCGACTTTAGGACCCTTATGGAAGACTCTAGGAGCCCCTGAGCCGGGCTGTCTTGGGGTCTTGGGTGCAAAGTTACCAGAGCGTACCAATTTGCCCGGAGCATCCCCCGTTTTCGCGAACTCGATAAAGGATAGGAGCATGGCCCGTTCCACTTCCAGGTGCCGGTCCACGCTGTATTCCCAACCGCCTTTCCCATCCGATTGTAGAGCCGCGTGCTTGGCTAACACATCCAGCTGGTCCACGAACACGGCCAAGAGGCCCTCTGCTCGAAACTTGAGGGCCAGATTCTTAGCTGCGTCGCGATTATAGCTGAGCGAAGTCATAGCCGGATTGTACTGCACCTCCTTCGGAGCATCGGCCACTTCCAACTTGACTCTGTTGCCGATGGACTTCTGGAGCATCTCGATGATGTTCCCGAACTTCGCTAGAAGTTTCTGCTGCTTCAGTTCCATCTCCGCTTTTTTGGCCTGAAACAGTTTTACGAACGAATCCACCGAAGGGGGCTTCAGTGAAGCCGCTGCTTTCTCATACTGTCTGATAGCCATGAGGAAAGCCGCTTCCTTCTCATGGTCTATGTTCGTGCCGATGCCCTGCTTCCGGCACTTCACCGCTATCTCCAACGTCTTGGTCAAGGCCGGAGTGATAAGCCCCTTCGTAATGAGATAGTGAAGGGCCCCATCGTACCACTGCAAAGCGTAGGACAATGACGCGATACGATTCTGAATGGAAACTGTTACCAGCCCCTTCAGAACCATACGCAGGTCCTTGGTCTTTGGCCGTGGTATCTTCGCCGGCTTTGGGACTTTTACTTTCGGCGTTCTTGGTACTCTGTGTCTCCCTCTTGGCATGCCTTTTCCTTTCTGTGTTTTGACAGTAAACGTAAACGAGTGGGCTGTGCCTAAATTAAGCCACTGCCCACCATAGCTGAACCAAATCCGAGCCATTTACATCTTCCAATCTTTTTTCTCTGCCGCTTGCTCCGCATCCATCACAGCCATATCCGAAACCGAATCCACCATGCGTTTGATTTCCCACTGCCCGGATGCCTGCTGCTGTATTCCGTATCCAGCACCGCATCCGCAAACGTGAAGGTTCATAGCCGCAGCCACCTGCTGTGGGATTTCTGCAATCGTCTGTCTCCCACAGCGGCAGCTGATACGGATATGTCTGATGTCCGACTTCCGGACATTTATCACAATTCCCGGCATACCGTCCTCCAATCTATATTGTACAGTTCCGCTTGGCCGAATTCTCAACTTCTTGCCGGCGGAAGCAAAGGCCGGTTCGAGACCGCAAGGAATTTCACCTCGAAGTCCTTCTCCGTAGTGACGACCGTATATTCTCCGCCCGTGGCTTCACAGACGCCTTTGAGAACTTCCCCGACCGCCTCCGCTGTGGGGTCCTGCCCCGGCCCTTTGATATAGATGAAGTCGAAAACGATGCCGTTCGCCTTCATGTTGGGAACGAGGTTTTTGATATTGATAGCCCCGTGGTCTGCCCCGTCCGAGACGAGGACGATATGGTTCAGCTTCAGTTCCGAGCCGCGCTTTTGCAACTCGTTCACAGCCCGGTCCACAGCCCTGTATATATTTGTTCCGCCACCGCCGCCATCCGGCAGCCGATTGATTGCGTTTATGACTTCCTGTTCGGAAGCACCCGGAGAAACCATCAGCTCCGGATTGTCCTCGAACTTGAAGACGCCGACTTTTGCATCCGAGAACTTTTTGAAACGCTCCCCGACGAATCCCTTGGCCGCGTCTTTCACAGCCATCATCTTGGAACGTCCTTTCCTCCGGAATTGATAATCCGTCGGAAGGTTCACATCATACTCATATTGGAGATTGTTAGAAACAATTTCCCACTTCAGCTGGTCGTCGCTGAGGTCGTATGCCGATGTAAACTCCGGCTCTTCTTCCTCAAAATCTTCCTCGTCGTCCTCGTCGAATTCATCCTCTTCGTCTATGTCCGCCACGCTTTTCTTGGCTGCCATCTTTGTGAAGTACCCGTCCTTGTCCATCTGCTTCCGGAAGGCTTCCAGAATCTCGGGCGTCCACTTGAACTGCCTGATGGTATCTTCCGAGAGCAGCCCGTCGCCCATCGAACCAGACGCGTCGATGACGTAGAGCAATCGTGAGTAGCGGTCGTACATTTCCGTCAGGGATTGTCCAGCTCCTGCCGAAACGGTATCGACCGCTTTTTCAAATTCCTCCTTCTCCATCACCGTCGTCTTGCCAGAGTGGGCGATGGAAACATTTCCCGCAACTTCGAACTTCTTTTCGTTCGCCATGCTATTCTCCTGTTCTTTAAGCTGAGATTCTCCATCGGAAAAGTATAGAATTTTCTTTATCTAATGTCCAGAAGTTAATCCTCCTTCGCTTCTTCCACTGCCCTCAAAGCCTCATTCAACTGTCTGAGCTCACCAGCATGAATTATTGTTCCCCGAATGTGCCCAACTACCAGCTCGTCCGGGGACGCTTGGTCTTCCCGCATAATAGCAAAGCCAGAGGAAGCCCTGTATAACTTCTCCAACAAATCTCGAAGGCCGATTATCTCCTCCGCTGCCAAATCCACGTCGTCTTGAACCTCAGCCACAAGGGCATTGGCTCTCTGTCGTTGTTCGAAGTCGAGTTTCATTTTCTCCTCCATATAGTTCGTGAAACCCTGAGACGTTGCTGAGCCGCTTTCCGTCTCAGCATAATGCAGGCCAGTTCCAGGTGAGGCTTTGTGCCAAGTACGTAGTTCGCGGTAACCCACATCGCCAGCCACATACGCCACCGTAACTCGTCCAGAGCCTCCAGGACGTACAACGCAAAGACTAAGGGCCATAGGATTAGTCTCATCTATTTATAATCCTCCTCTGCTATGACGAAATCTCCGCAGCAAACAGGTTCACCGCTGGAGTACTCCTCTTCTGTTACCGTTCGACCACACCTGGCACAAACCGAGCCAGGCTTTTTTGGAGAACGCTTCTCCACGATTGCTGCCCGTTCCTTCCGAGTTAAATGCTCCCAATTATCACTCATCGTTAGCTCACCCCCACGGGAGCTGGTAATGGTCTGCACAGATTGGGCCGTAACCAACGGCCGTGGACCGCTCGTCTTCCAACTTCCTGTGGCAGAAGCAGCAGTTGCCGGTGAGCTTCCCGTATTTCGATGCTGTGCCCGCTGGATCGTTGCTGAGTTCCTGGAGCACCTCCCGCACTTCCTGCGTCGACTCATCCCGCTCATCGAAGACTCCGGCCTGGTCAATGCGACCATAGAATATGTTCTGCCCGAAATCTTCTCCGTCCGTCACCATCAGCTGGCCCTTGTACCTCGACATGGCCCCAGCCCGATGCAGCCGTACCGGCTTCCCGCTTTTGGTCTGCAACCAGATTTTAGGATTCTTCAGATGCAGCATGGCCTTGTCGAAGAGAGCCTGAATCCCGGCCACGTTTAATTTTGGCTGGAACAGGTTCTGTTGCTTGGCTTGCTGCTGTGTTTGGTACCTCGCTTTCGCGACAGGGTCGCAATGATGGAAGTTCGTACGGCTCGTGACCTTTATGGTATTCCCGGCTCCGTCCTGTCGGGTTAAAACGCTGGTCGAATACCACTGCCCATTTCTCCGCGACTGGTGAAGAAAGATTTCCTCACTACAGCCCCGGCACTTCTTGATTAACGCGTGGTCCACTTCGAAGTACGCTTGCGCTGCTGCCATGCTCATTCTTTTTCTCCCTTCGTTCAAAATCCAAAGCACTTCTGACCCAGCTTCTCGTTCCAATCTGCAAAGAGCCCGGCCTCGAACTCATCGTAGCCGTCTCCGTCTCTTTGCTCAACACGGCCGTTCATGATTTCGTTGACCGTGCACTTCCGTTTGAACAGCTCGTATCGCTGCTGCTCGGTTAATAGGTAGTCGCGAATAAAGTCGTCCACGTCGCGACCCTCTTCATCAGGCTCGAAGAAATTCCTCAGCCGGTCCTCGTCGCACTCGAACCGAACCAAGGCCTTCTTCCGCTGGAACTCAGCCTCTCTACGTTGGGCCTCAAGCACCCTCTGAGATTGCCTGGCCATTAGAGTATCCACATTTCTGGCCGAGCCGGGTACCGGAGTCTCAGGTAAACCCGAAACAACCAGCCCGGCAAGGTCCGTAATATATAAGATGCCATTTCCATTTCTCCCTTCGTGCTAGATTTGAATTACGCTGCCACTTCATCCAACTGCTCGGCCCACAACTTCAACTGCTGGAGAGTTTCCAGAGCCCCGTCCTGGTAACCACGGGCGTATGTGTCGTGTTTGTCCACCGGCTCCAGAATTCTCTTCTGCAACGCTCTCTGCTCTTCCAGATACACCAATATAAGTTCTCTCATGTTCGCCTCCTCCAAGGCTCAATCGTTAAAGATGATAAGGTCCGTCCCGCAACTGCACTTCCCTTCCCAGCATTGGATGTCTCCATCCGTGTCGAAGATTGCCCCAAGCTCACGTGGTTTCGTAGGCAAGGCCCGCTGCCTGAAAACTTCTAAGCCGCAAACCGGGCAGGACGACTGATGATTGTATTCCAACAACGAAGCCTCAGCCGTGTACCCGCCCCGCGCTCCCGTGTGTTTCACCCAAGGAAACTTTTCATCGACTGTCATGACGCCTCCACGTAGGTGAGGCAAGCTGCCAAAGCCTCATCGTAGCTGTGTGCCGAGAACACTTTCTCTTGGAGTTCCTGAGCCTTCTCCGGCTGCCCGGAGGCCTTCAGGGCCTTGGAGCAAATCGCAAGCGTATTAAAGATGTTGCCGTTCGTTCCGACGAGCTTGACTTTTGGTTTCATCATCGGTACACCAATTTAACTTCCGCCACCACGTGCTTGATGCCGGAATGGGCAAAGAGTTCCGCGGCTTCCTCTACCGCCAGCATCGTACCCTTCCCATGATCCCAAGGATGTACAGATACGATCGTTTGCTGGCCACCGTGTTCCCGGATGACCAGCAGGTCATCTTTCCTTAGAGACGTTTCCATCACTTCACCTCCTTCTGCCCAACAGCTTTTGGTCGGCTGAGGATATTCACTGGCTGAGAATTGAGCCCACGGCCGAACCGAGACGCAGCCCTAAACTCAAATTGTACAAATTGTTCAACCTCATTGTCGCGTTCTTTTTTCAGATACTGCTCCACCGGCTTTCCGTTCACTGTTACGTTCGTCATGCTTTTTCTCTTTTCCGGCCCCGCCGAAGCGAGACAAATTTTACTGCTAATCAAAAAATCTCAATCGGAAGACGAAGTTTCTTGGCTATACGAGTCGCTTGGCGGTAATTAAACCAAGCTGGGAAATATCCGGCCTTGTGCATCTCGGACGGCTGACTCAAATCCAGGAACACAGGTGACGTCTGGCGAAAGCCCTTAGGGCCCTCGAAGAAAAGTGGGCCGATTGGGCCGTTCACCGTTTCCCCTTCGTGCTTCAGCACAACTTTTACCGGCTTGAATTTTGGCTTCACTTCTTGCAGCTGTGCTTTTTCCCGCTTCGTTTTCCTCACAAGATGTTGCTTTGCCATTTTCATAACGCCTCCTGAGAACTCTTTTTCGTGACATTAATAAGTCTGCCCGTGTTCGGTTCAAAAAGCTGAACCGCTTTTGCCCCGCGACGTAGCCGAGCCCGCACTGCGCTCAGGGTGTAAACGTAGTAGCCAATGCTCTGTGAATCCAGTTTTGCCATAATCGCCTCCAGAAATGGAAACGGCTCCCAACGAGGGAGCCATCTCAACTTTGTACCGTAAAGTGTGGGCTATTTTCCGAGATCCCCCACAACAAAAGTATAGGTTATTTCGTATCTAATGTCAATACCCATATACGCAGCGACTATAGGGACTATGCCGCATCTTCCTCTTCCCAGCCTTCGTAATCCCCATACCGCTCGGATGGGACTTCGATGGGGTCCAAATACCCAAGCCCAACGAGCCGACAATATGCAGCAACCCATCTCGCTGCCACGCGGTCGTCTTTGCAACCCTGAGCTCCCTGCGGAGTTCTCTTGCCGCCGAATTGGGTTTTATTTGTGGCCATCCACACAAAAGTTAGGCACTCATTTATCGCTTCCTCATCGTGCCAAAATTCAGGGGCTTCCCTCAGCATGGCCCCCAGCCTGTTACAGGCAATTGGCCTGGTGCGTGGTGTCGTTGGAAAGCCGGCAATTGGAATAACGGTTTTCTTTTCCTTGTGCCATTCCTTGTGCATATAAATGTTGCCATATAAAAGCTGGCGCGTGATTGCCAGAATCACAGTCTGCCCCGGGCCGTTTCTCTCAGGAGCAATCTGGGCCCGATTGTACATTTCCGCAAGGTCCACCAAATCCTGAGCAAAATCTTCTGGCGGAAGCACCGAGCTGTACGCAGCACATTCCTCTCCCGTTTCCATCTCCAAAACCACCGCCGCGTTCCGGTCCGGATTATCCGTGGAAATAAGTCTCCCCTCTGCACAGTCCGCGCCGATGATGTATCTCCTACCAGGAATTCTGCGCTTGTAAATCTTCAGCGTCCCTTCGTGGAAAGTTTCTATGGGCTTCTCTTTCATTATCCGCATCTTGATATCTCTGAGCGTATCCTTATCGAAGTACAGGTCGCCCGTCGTGAGGAAACAAGTGCTGGAATTTTCAGGATACTTTTCCTCGAACCGCTTTCTCAGGGAAATAACCTTGCCGCGCTTCCAGGCAATCTGCTTCATGGTCCAAGCAAATTCCTTCGCCATTTTTAGCTCTGCGTCCGTTACCGGCTTGTCCTCAAAATCTACAACGATGTTTCCGGCTTGATATTTTTCTTCCCTGAGATGTTCCGCTTGATATTCCTTCTGCTGCCACCACGGATAGAAGTGCGACCTGAACTCAGCCAATGGTTCCTGTGCCCTCTGCCATTCCTCAAAAAAGTATCCGCCCATCCCGTTCGGTGTTGATTCCAAATCCATGGTTCCGGTCGATGGGATGGCTTCCTTGGCCTGCGCTAAAAGAGTTTCCGGATCTCGTTTCCAATATGCAACCTCCGTCGCAACAAGATGATTGATGGTCAGACCAGTGCCCGCATCCGGATTCTCAGCCGTGTCCACCAAAACTTTTGAATCCAGGAAATCAAACAGAATCTCATGCCGAGCCGAATACTGTGTGTGCAATAAATGATGCTGGAGGTCGTCTGCGAATTGATTCATCAGCTTAGAACCAACTTGCCCGATAAAGGCGGGAGTTCTTCCGAAGTTCTTTAGTGCGCGAAGGAAAATTCTAAAGTGCTGAGCGCCATATCCTTTCGTCTGGGAAATTAATAGGCCGGATGTCCCCGGCTCCAGAATCGAAGCCAGGAACAACCGACATATGATGTGCCAAGTCGTGGACCCAATCTGTCTGGGCTTGACCGTGATATTTCTTGGCGCTGCTGTGTTCTGTAAATCTTCTTGAATTGAGGAAAGCCGGAAAGGTATCAGCCGTGTCGAACCAGTTTTCAGACGATACTCTTTTTTGGAGAGAATCATCATATACTGTTCACAAATCTTTGACCGTCCCCATGCTTTCTCCAAAGTTTGTAAAGCTTGCAACTGGGCTCTGGCGATTGCCGGGTCGAACGCGGAGATGAACTTGTTCTTTGGGGCGAACGCTGTTACCGGCAACTGTTACCTTCCCGAAAGTGTCTTTGCTACAACATCCTTCCGAATCACGTCCGCGTTCTGCAATAAATCATCTGCCACTTCTTGTGGCCAATCTTCATAAGTATTTTTTCTAAACCATTGCTCCAACCAATCCTTGGTCTTCTCTTGTTCGTAATGCAACCTGCTAACGATGATTCCCTCTGGCACCATCTTGTAATCTCCCTTGCCTTCGTCCAAAGGCTCCACCGGAACTATGCCAAATTCCATATGCGGGTACAAGATGTGGTCTCCCGCCTGCAACTTGGACTCCAACCAATAGCCAAGAGTTTTCCCGTCATCGTCAATAAACTGTCTCTTGACCGCAGCCATATTTCCCATCTCATCTATTTCCATCCGACCGACTTTGGAAACAGGAACGAATAGAGGCTTGTAGGTTTTTATGACCACGCCTTCCGATGCCGGCTTGTTCTGCTGGTGCTTCTGCCAATCTGGTAAGTAGATACCGCCGACTATCTGCTCTTTCGGAAGTTCTCGTACCAGAATTCTCGGGTACGTTGGCTCCACCACCACTCCCAGTTCGTTATGCAACTTCAGAATTAAATCTTTCAACTGTTCTTTTGTGTCCATCTATCGTACTCCCCATATTTTATGTAACTGCGTACTCAAACGAAAGTTCGGGTACTCCTTCATCAAAGCTAAGCAACGTTCTACGTTCTCTTTCCTGATTGCAAACTCATCGTTAACTGGTTGCAGCCATACCAAGCGATGGTCCATAACGTCTACTGGAACTCGTTTGATATCGAACTCCTCGTCCACCAACAACTTAATCTCGTTTGCTATCCCCATCATCTCCGGCAAAGCTCCCCACTTTGGGCTGACCGAAATCCAGATCCAGCTGCCATTCTCTTCTTCACCCGAATTATCCTGCCAATTATAATCCGTGTACACATCGTCGAAGTTAATTGTTCCCGATGTTTCTAAATGCAACTTGTAGTTCGTGCCGCCGATGTAGCTTATGAAAGCATCCAGAGGCTGATTCAATGGCTCCCCACCAGTGAAACAAATCCTTTCGACTCCCTTCGGCACCTGTTCCATAATCTCTTCCATCGTTAGAGCCTGTGCTGTCTGGAAGTTCGTATCGCAGGCGAACTTTTTCCCGGAGTATAGAGTACACGTCTCCCTGTAAACCGGAAAATCCGAACCACCGAACTTTTCCCTCTCTTCTGCCGTCATTCTTTTCCCGACCGAGCACCCAGCGAACCGAACAAAGAACATCCGCGTTCCCTGATACAACCCTTCTCCTTGTACCGAGTCAAACATTTCTGCGATGGGAAATTTCTTAGTCGTCATCCTGTTTTTTCTCCTTCACCGTCTTAACCGCTTCCTCGTCCTTACGCGCAAACAATGGTGCCCGTCTTCTCTTGCTCGCTGCTTTTCTAACCTCCTCCACAACTTCTTTGGCCCTCTTCACGATTCCACTGACCTTGAAACCGTGTTTCAAATCATTATACAAGTCTATCTTCTGTTCATTCTCAACTTTTAGCTGTTGCCCGATTAAGTCCTCTGGTCTTCTGCCAGCCTCAATCTCTCCCTGACACACAGCACAGATAGCAGTAGAGAATCCCCTGTACTGCTGAGAAATGATAGGCTTCGTGCATACGCTACAGGTGATCTGCACCGTGCCGTCTGATCTAACCCTTCTGCTTGTTCCATATCCAAATGTTACAGGGTCATAGCCAAGCCGCGGATCATACATTTACCACCTCAGGACGATTGAACCTTGTTCCCTTCTCTACCATCGTTCTAAGTTTTTCCCAAAGCATCTCTGGCGACATGTCTTCTATCTTACCGTACGCCATGCTAAAGTTTCTGTTGTGCCACTTCCCCATCCAATTCTGATGTTCCCAACTTGATGAAGCAAGCTCCAATACAATCTTCCCTGCCGATGCTGCTACCATCGTAGCCGTTCCACGAATCCCCACCACAACCGAAGCCCGTCCAACCGCTGATAGGGTTTCTTTCCAGTAAGCTCCGCCATCCAGATAGCCCATCTGAATATCATTCTCTTGGCCAATCTCTATGAACTTTTCTCTTTGTGCCATCCACTCAGCCCCGATTAAAGGCCTATCGTGTTTGTTTCGCTCCACCACTAATACGTAGCCAGATTCCTCTTTATAGTTCTCAACTGCAATTGGTGGCAGTATCCTCAGCAATCCCACACCCAGCTGGATAGCATACACATCCGACAAATATTTCTTTTGAGCTACTGCCAGTTCGTAGGCCACATCCGTATCGAAGTCCACCACCAAGTCCGCATCCTTATGTTCTTCCGTCAGCTCCGTTACCACTTCTGCTGGCCACCAGCAGGCTTTTACGAAACTCTGCAACTGGTCTGGGCACTTAATCGTTACCTTCTCCATCGTACGACCGACGACTACCCTCGTCTCCAAATATTGCATTATCACGGAGATAGCGTGCAATGTTTCTTCCCAGTATTCTGGCAGAACGAAAAGAAGTTTCTCAGACAAGTTTACCAGCCTCCGCCGATTTCATCCTCTCATGGAAACAGATAGAGCAATTCTTTGTCCCCATAAAGTCTATCGTATACTGTTCCCTAATAGGCCCATGCTTTGCACAAAAGAGCATAGGCTCTCTAGGTGCCGACTTCACTTCCGCCCACGCCTTAAACGTAATCGCCACTCCGTACCCGATAGCAGATACGAGCAACCCACCCGCTGCCCACCTAACTACATTCGAAATCTCTGCCGGACTCATGCCGCCACCTCTCGAAAAATCTCAGTCCATTGTTTCATCCTGCCCTTAATTTCATACTTCTCTACGGCCACTCTATACATCTCTTCCCCAACTTGCCTCCTCAATTCCGCATCCTTTACCAAGCTAGTTATCTTCTGCTTCCAACTGTTTGGCTTATCAGCCAGCACATTCTTTCTTAGCAATGGAGATTCTGAACAGAACTTCCCGTACTCGCCTATGTCTGACATGACACAGGGAATCTTTACCGCCGCAGCCTCCAGAGCTTTTAGATTGGACTTGGATAGATTGAAAGCATTGGATTCCAAAGGGGCCAAAGACAAATCCCACTGCCAAGATGCCCAGCTAACCGGGAACTCCGACACCGGCACAAAGTCCCGCTGCCTGACCCGGTTCCCAAATCTTTGCCAGTCCTCCGGCATCTTTTCCCCAACCAGCTCGAATTCCATTTCTGGCAACTCATCCAGCAACTGCGGAATGATAGCGAACACTTTCTTCACATCACCGGAATGGGTGTTCGTCCCGGCCCATCCGACAATTACTTTCCCTTTTTTATTCTTCCGTAGGGATTGTGCCAGTGGTCTATACAGCCTTGTGTCTATCGCATTCTCAACCACGTAGATAGGCGGAGCCTTCTTACCAAGAGTTCTAGCGACCATTACTTTCAGGTGGGCAGTCGAAACCGTAATCGCATCTGAGAGATTCGCACAAATCTCGAAACCTGGAAGCCAGGTCTTCATCAGCTTGTACGCTGGATTGTAGATTGGCACCGACCACAAATCGTCATCCAGGTCATAAATGATTTTCATTTTCAGCTGCTTGAACAGCTGGATGGCTTTGTAGTTCTCTTGCGAGGACAGTCTCTGCACCATCGCCACATGGCAATCCTTGAAAAGCTCTGCTGGCAACCCGTTCGGATTGAAAATAAACACAGACTCCTCATAGTGTAGATGGGTCAGGAACATGCGGAATAGGGCGCAGGCGTCCAAACCTGCTGGAAGAAACGCGACTTTTGGATTCACGTGGTTTGCCGTTCATTGAATTAGCATCCTCTACGGCATTCTTCAAAAACTTCGTCCACGGAACCAAAATATTTCTACTCGAAGGATTCATCACATAGATGGGTGTATGGTTTGCTTTCATGACCAGTAGCGCCTGTAACGAGTACCCTTCTTTAGATGCCTTGTCTGCGCCAGCCTTAGCCTGCAACAGCCACTTCATTTCTTTAGAAGTCCAGTTGTTCAACAGAAAATTCTCCCACCGAATCTTCTTATAGAACTTGCACTCAATAGCGTATGGGAACAATTGGAGTAACCGCTCCGACATCTCCAAGTCCCCACACGCTATTGCATGACCACCAGAGAGCACCGACCGCCAACACTCCCTTTGCTTCACTCCGAAAGACTTAAAAGCCTTTACAATGTCTTTCGCAATCTTCCTCTCGAATTCTGAACCTTTCGAATGGCCGCCACCTTTTCTCATTATCTAATCCAGAAGGCCAACAACCCACTAAATGAACCAGCTACCAGAAATACAAAGTCTTCCAAATCAGAACCTCTGGTAGCCGCATTCTCATGCGTTGGGTCCCAAAGGAATTCGTGCCACGAAGCATAGACCAAGCACATCACAAATCCTACCACCAGCCCAATCCTATCATGGCCTAATCTTGTCAATACGTTGGCCACAACAGTTGTAACCGTAAACATCATTCCGAAGTGGGCAAACTGTGCTACCTGATTAAAGAACTTTGGATCAATTCCATTGCCGACCTTTGCCGCCAACCATCTCGCCGTTTTCATAATGTTTCTCCTAATGCCGCATGGAATTTACACCCATCCATCGCTCCTGTTGCTTTCGACGCCCCACGAAGACTGAGCCACTCGCTGTAGGTAATCTCGGCGTAACTTGTACAAGTCTCTTCCAAAGATAACTTACTCCATAGCAACGGATAGTCTCTTCCTGACAGCTGACCAGCAATCCAAACCAATAGATTCTCTGAGCTGGGATAAAAGTCCTCAGGCATGTTCTCAACCATGTTGTTTCTGTGCCAATCCGACATTGGCCTATAAAACAAATCCGTCCAAGCCCCCAAGTGCCGATGGTCCAAGCTATCTACCAACGGCTTGACTACCCCAGAGATGTCTGCATAATCCATAACGAAGCCCGTCTCTCTACTGACCTGACCTTTTACAAACACATGCAACACCCAAGAGTGCCCATGCAACCGCGAACACTTCCCTTTATGCTTTGGGAGAATGTGAGAAGCCTCAAACCGAAACGTCTTCCTTAGCTCCATGCTATCCTCGCTTTGCTTTCATCCTAGCCATATCTCTACGAACTCTACGAGGGATTATTCCATTGTCATTTCTCAAAGCGTTTGGTCCACTCATCTTCTCCCAAGTCGCATCCCGTACCAACTTCCTTTTCCTTTGTCTTGTCATCTTCGATACCGCTACAGCACTAGACCGCCAGACACTATACCTCTTTCCCTTGTTCGCTTTCGCACTGTACTTGCCCATCTCGCTTTTCCCCCGTTATCCAAACGTAGTAATTATCCCAGTCGCAATCCCAATCCGTTACGTAGACCGTCTTGCAACTCTGACAAGTTACTTCTTCTGGAAGGAACTCATCCGAGATAATTTCTTCGTCACACTTTTCGCACCAAAGCATTATACAGATTCCTTCAGCTGTTTCTGAGACGATAGGAATTTCTTTCCTTCCCTCGTAGCGACTTCGTGGATAGCCGTTCCGTCGTAAGCCTCACCAACCTTCGTTCTCAGTATCGTTACCTTTTCTCTGGTCGGTAGAAAGACAAAGATTTTACCACGTTGACTCACCACTGGTTTTCTTGCCTGGCCACGTATAACTGTTTTACCCTGTTCGTTCTGCACAGCTACAGGGACTGGAAAGTAAGCATCGTGTCCTTGTGCTGCTGCTTCCGCAGACAGCTTCCCAGTCCCTACTTCTTTCGCCATCTCTATAATGGTCCGATGTCTCAGACCATGGTAGCTGTTATCTTGTTCCGCCATCTTAGTTCTTCGGTACGGCCACCACGTTTGCAAACGCCTTCTCAACTTCTGGATTACTTGTCTTGACCTTAACCGCAGCATTGAATTTCGCCGCCCACGCATTCGAAGAAACCTGAGCCAACTGCGCCTTTGATACTCTCTTTGCTTGTACTTTCCCATTCGCTACCGATGGTAGAATCACCAGAATGTTGTTTGCCAAGTCGATAAAGGAATTAGCAATCGAAAGAATCTTCGCCACTGTGGCCTGATCCGTAATCTGCACGTCTGTCAGGATTGCCTGCATTCTGGTCTTAACCTGACCAAGCAAATCCTGAATCTTCGCTATGAGCGTAGGGTCGGCGTTTTGCTGATAGGCAATCAGAGCAGACTGAGCCTGAGAGAACAAGTCCTGCACACCAGACAGCACCTGCGTTAGCTTAGCTACAGAAGCTGCTGAAATGGTATGACCTGTCAGAGAAGATATTGCTGCGATGATACTTGGAATCGTGGGAAGGATTGTTCCAATCAGGTTCAATCCCATCGTGATGAAAGGAAGTGCTGCCGCCCCAACACAAGCTGCCATGAATCTGCCAGCTGATGCAAGAGCCACCAATACAAAAGACTGCTTGAGGAAACTACGTCTTGTGACAAGTTCCATAAACTCTCCAGTGACTTTCTAAACACCTCCCTTCGTTCTTAAAATTAGAGCCGAATATTCCACGCTCTTCTCGGCGGTTATAACCCGCTGTTCGTACTCTTCTCTACTAGACTACCAGCGGCCGGTGAAACCGTCGACTCAACTTTTGGTTCCCCGAACTGGATTCGAACCAAGTATCTGCGAGTTCAGAGCCCGCTATGCTACCAGTTGCACCATCGGGGAACATTGGCTCGGTAGACTGGACTCGAACCAATATCTACTGAGCCAAAGTCAGTCGGGCTACCATTACCCCACTACCGAGTAGAAAATTATGGTCGAAGGTTCAGCCGCAACCCCCGTCGACTTTGCTATCCGCGTCTGGGCCATTAGCGAGGTCAAGTTCTTTTATCCAGACCTTCAGCCTCACTCATCTCTGAGTCTGACATGGGCGCTCGCACGTTTTAGCATCACCGACTTCGGAACGTTTCCATTCCGCATTCCTATGGCACGTTTTTTCCCTGTAACGTCCTCCACGAAGTCGTCGCAGGTACTCAGGCTAACTGCCACAACCTGAACGTCAGCTTTTCTCAACCAAGCTTGGGCGGGCCTTTCACCCGCTAGGGGTATGTCTCAGTGCGCATACCTAAGCACCGTGCACGACTTGGTCGGAGCGTAGGGAATTGAACCCCATGCTCGTGCTCCCAAAGCACGCCGTCGACCGTCCACTTACGCTCCGCTGGGGTGACGGATGGGAGTTGAACCCACTAGAGATTGCTCCACAGGCAACCGCCGCACCGTTTGGCTTCCGTCACAACAGAAATTTTTTGGTACCTGAGGATGGATTCGAACCATCGACCAACGGATTATGAGCCCGCTGCTCTACCACTGAGCTACTCAGGTGCCGAATTCAATTCTTTGCAAAGTCCGCCAACAACAAGGGCACGTTGGTATCAAAACCTACCACGTCCAACATGCCCGCATCATTGGGGTCTGCAATGGAAAAGTTATTGCCGAGCATTCCACAAACTACCAACTTGGCTGGAATGCCCATCTTCTGTCTATACTGCTCCAACGCCTTGGGCGGATGAATGTGCCCAGCCCACGTCTCGCTATCCGTGTAGACCACAAACATGTCCACCGGAATTTTTCTCTTCGCCGCTTCTATCATTGGCAAAGCACAGTCTGTTCCGCCACCGTTGATGTCTTTGGTGTGCTTCATGATATCGTCCAAACGCATCTTCGGCGTGATAGGAAGCTTCCTGATGCCTTGGTCGAAGGCCATGATTTCATAGTCTTCTTCCAGCTTGGCCGTAACCATGCTCATCGCGGCTGCCCCTTCGCAGGGAGTCAGTGGACTTCCAGCAATGCTTCCGCCAGACATGGAACCGGAAACGTCCAGGCCCAAGTACCATCTCTTGCCCGTAGGTTCGACGTTGGCGAAAGCCAGATAGTAAGACTCATCCAAAGCATCCACCACCTTTGAGACAGGCTTCCAACCTTCTCCACGACTCTTCATCCCGTGCCCGGACGCATAAGTTCTCAGTGCCACAAGCAACTGGATTGGATGCACTCTACCAGCTTTCAGAACTTCCTTGCTGGTAAGGTTATTGACCACCGTCTTGCACGCATCCGACATTGGCTTGAGCAATTCGTTCTTGGTCATGTTCCCCAAGTTACGAATCAAAGCCGTAATCGGCATCTTGACCAAAAGAGCTTCCCACACAGCAGCAGAGTTCAAAGCTTCTGTCGGAACCATCTCTCTCGTCAATTCATACTGGGTAATCAACTGAATGAGCTCTTTCTCCTGAGACTTTTCTTTCAGAGTCTTGGCCCGTTCGAACGCCTCAATCAAAGGTACTTGAGACAATTCCAGTGGGGCCTTATCCGCAGCCCACGCCAAGGCCACCCGCTTCTCCGGTGCCACTTCCGAAGGATTCACATGCCCCAACTTGAGCAGGTCCTTATGGCTCCAGCCATCTCTCGACTGGTACTTGACCAACTGGTTCTGGAGGGACATCGGACTTCTATCCAGATACCAGTTCGAGATGGCCCGCTTCATGCCCTTACCCCAGCCACCGCCGAGCTGAGTTCTGAACTCTGCGAAGTGGAAAAGGTGCGTACCAATTCTTGCCACCTTTGGTAGCGCATCCAGAGCCGCAGCTCTTGTCTTCTGGTCATCCGCCTTGGAGCAAAGTGCCAAGACGAAGAGTGCCGGGTCGTTCTTTGGTGCCCTACCGGCATCCGAAATCTCAACTACGCGGGCTACTGTTCGCAACCCGTCTGTCTTGATGCAGTCCCTTATGGACTTAACGTTCTTGTCCGTGAGCTTTTTCTCGCTGGCGTAGTACGACCCGCCTTCCGTACCGAGAATCAAGAACCTGTCCAACTGCACCCACATATCGACTGGGAAGGAATAACCTCCAGCCGAGTTCTGAACTTGTCTTTCATTCAAAGGTTCCGACTGCGCCGGCCCTACTCCAGCTCTCTTTGCTGCTGTGTTCAAGTAAGACGTCATTTTCTTTTCTCCATTCTTTCTTTTTAATCAGTGAGACAAATAATGCTAGTCGATAATAAGCGGATTGTAGTCCGCTTCTCATTTGATGGGATAACCAACCAGCTCCGGCCCCACTGAAACTTCATGGCTTAGACATATAACGTAGGTCGACTTTTATCTTTTCAGGATAATCAACCCACTCCGGCCCCAACCAAATTTACCTGGCAGACATAAACTACATCGCCACCATTTTTATCGCCTGAGGATAACGGTAGCTAACCGGCCCGCCAGATTCCTTTCCTTAAGAGTGGACATATATTTGGAACCGAAATCCCCTTTCGGGGTTCTGCTGCTCTGCCAACTGAGCTATAACGTTACTTTATTCACGTTAGATGGATTCGAACCACCGACCCGCAGATTACAAGATAACGATTCACATCCGGCCCACTCAAACTTTTTAGAACGGACAAAAGAAACCAAGCTGGGGCGCATTAGCCACTCTGCCACGCCGTCTTGGAACCACGGCGGTGGGATTCGAACCCACGTATCTATTCGGTAGATAACCCAACTCATCCGGCCCGTTCTGAAACTAAAGGATGCCCATCAGGGTGTTGGATTTGAACCAACGTCTCTGGCGTCCCAGCGCGTAAACCAGGCTACGCTAACCCTAATGGGCACCCAACTCATTTGCATAGACAAATATTGCTGTGCGAAAAGCCAGTCTCCGATAAGAGGCCGACCGCAAGGGTTTCCACTTTTGATGTTGGCTCTTGCTAGCCAATTACAGGAGGCTATCCCTGCCCACCGGAATAACTGCCGGCAGAACCCAGTGTGTAGCCAACTTAAGAGCCGGCTACCTTCTATGTATTGAGGTAACGCACAACTCCGGCCTATGCAATCTCTTATGCTGAGACAAATACTTCGAATCGGAAACGCTACCCTTCGATGTTGCCACCGACTGTAGCCTTGTCTCTCATAGACTCTTTCGAGCTGAGAGACAGGATTCGAACCTGTGATAACCGATTCAGTCCGGCCCCAGCAGAAACTTTTAATTACTTTTCCTCGTTCTCATGGCCACTTCCCACATATAGTCTTTCCGTGTTACCGGAAATCCCAACTTGAGAGACAGCATCTCCACATCTGTCTCATCCGTGTAGAAGTCGCCTATTCTACTCAAGTCCGTGACCAACGCCCACTCGTAACCCATCAGGTTGACCAGCTTATCCACGTCTTCCTGATACTGCCGAGTCTTTTCGCCCTCCGCCATCTCAACTTTGTAGCCCGCTAATGGTCCTTTTGTTAGTTTCATTGTTCTTCTGCGTCAACTACCAGCAGCCTTTGTAACGGAGGGTGTCGCTGTCGTGTCCTTTCAACACCGCCGGCCCTCCTTACTACAGCTGGTGCTCTCGGTGAGATTCGAACTCACGACTTTCAGCTTAGAAGGCTGACACTCTAATCCGCTGAGTTACGAGAGCAAAACTTAGACGCAGACAAATCTCGCAGTCGGTGTTTAGGGTGGGAATCGAACCCACGTCAACCCTACTACGTAGGGGGCTCTGCCAACTGAGCTACCCGCAAGTACATCTTTGGTTTGCGATAACCAACCACATCCGGCCCGCGTCTTAACCTTTACTTAGCCAGAAGTTTTCTAATCTCTTTCAAGTCCTTCTGGCCACAAGAAACTTTCACATCCATGACCACATCTGTTCTTACCTGGGTGTTAATCCAATACCGATACTTCAACTCCGCTTTCTTCCCGTAGCTGAAAGTCCGTTCTGTGAAGTGTCCTGGAATCACCGTTTCGTCCGTCCGATAGTGAACCCGAAACCAGAGACCTTCCAGCTTCTGATACTCCCATCCATTACCGAGCTTGAAAACTTTCGGCTGCTTTTTCTTCTCAGGCCGGCTATACCGACGAGTTTTCCGCCAATCGTGTTTCCTTAGAACCCCGTCCGGTCCAACTTTAAAATCCTGATAGCCGCCGATGTCTCCGCGCTGAACCCCATCCACCATTACATCCTGAAATAGGTGCGTTAGCAAATGATAACCGCGAATCGTCCGCTTATCGTTCACCGCACAGATTTCAGAAAATACTTCCGACCAAGGCCGACCAACTTGTGATTCCAAATACCTCTTCAAAGGGTTAAGCCTGTCGCCTTGTGAGTTGCTGTCCTGTTTTCTGTGGCGACTCGTGGATTCGAAGCTGGGGAGATTTTCGTAGTCTTCTCCCACTCTCCGAATCTTATCGTAACAGGTCTTTGGCCCTCCGTCTCCCCTTCTTCCATCCTCAATAATCAACCGCCCCATATCTGGGCGCATGGCAAAACTCCTTTCTGTTTAGCGTACCTACTGAGGCACAAGGGCCTTTCCAGTAGTGTTCGCTATAAGGTTTGCCATGTTCGTTCTCCTTAAAGTTTTTGGTACTCCGGGCGGGACTTGAACCCGCACCCGTCGGCTTTGAAGGCCACTGCTCTACCAGTTGAGCTACCGGAGTAGAAAGCCCTCTGCCAAATATCTGTAATGCCCATCCACCAACACTTCCGCAACCCGCCTATCCGTTGCGACCCTCAATGGCTTACCATCCTTCGTGCTGGCCACAACGTACAATCCAGAACTAGATTCTTCTTTCTCTTCCAATTTCTTTCCAACCACCAACTTGCCGCGCTGGATTTGATACTTCGTTCCGACCTTCCGCCTCAGTAAGTCGATAACTGCCCGACTGAAAGACACCCGGAAGATTCAACCATCTTTCTTCAGCAACCAAACCTTACTTGCCTTACAGATGCAAAAATCCATGACGTCCTCCTTGAATTAAAAGCGTGAGACTAATTTTTGGAACCGATATGCCTTTCGGCTTACTGCCGCGTCTACCTTTCCGCCACCTCCCGTCAATTCGTCGGGAGGGAAGGGACTCGAACCCCCACGCCCTTGCGGGCAGCAGTTCCTCTGATAACGATTCACATCCGGCCCCACGCCACAAAATCTTACTCGGTAGACAAAGACTACTGGCCAGCATTTTTATCTTTGAAGGATAACGCTAACCATCCGGCCCACCGAGTTCTTGAGAGTGATTCGCATCCATATTATACAGGAACACGTCTCACATTCGCAAACTATTTTTTCACGAACTCGGCTTCGTACTGAGTCGGGTCCGGAACCTTCGCCAATTGGAATGCCTCCCGCCTCTCGACGCATGTTCCACAAGTACCACAGTGGTTCTGCCCACTGCCCTTATAGCAAGACCACGTCTTCTCGAAAGGAACGCCCAGCTCCGTCCCAAGCCTTACCAACCCTTCTTTGGTCCTGTGGATGAAAGGAGCGTGCAGATTAATTAGGTCCCAGCCATTCCCCAATATCATTGCCCGACTGAAAGCATCGAAGAACTCTGGCCGACAATCCGGATAGATCGTATGGTCTCCCCCATGCGCAGCGTAGTACACATGCTCCATCTCATGCGCGATGGCAAACCCAACCGCTATCGAGAGCATGATGGCGTTTCTATTCGGAACGATAGTCGTCTTCATCGACATCTCTGTGTAATGTCCATCCGGTGGAAGATCCACACCCGTCTGGGAGCCCTTCGAAATCAATGGCTGAATAGGCTGCAAGTTTGCTGCCACCCATGACACTTCCGCAATCTCCGCCAACTCCGCCGCCCTCTCCAGTTCGCAGACGTGTCTCTGACCGTAGTCAAAGGATAGAGCGAAAGGAACCTTTCCGCTTGCTTTCACATGCCAGAGAAGTACCGCTGAATCCATTCCACCGCTGAGCAAGACCACTGCTGTTGGCTTCATCCTAACTCTCCTTGAAAGCTTCTTCCAGTTTCTTCAAGTATTCGTCTTCGTGCAAAGGCAAGTAATCGAAATAGAAGATTACCGGATTCACAAACACCATCTGCTCTTCTTTGTACCCAGCCCGTTCCAAACCCAGCTTAACAGCTTTGGAGTAGTAATCCAAATAGACCACTACCTTCTCGTGGCGATATTTCTCGAAATATTTCTTTACTAGCTGCTGTAACCGCCACTCGTTCGGGAGCCCCGAATCATAATGCGGCATTACCGGCCATAGGTCTTGCGGCACCAACCCCAGCACTCCCGTCGCGTTTGCAAGATAGTAGTCCTCCGGCATCCTGTCAAGTACTGCTTTGTGCATTCTGGAAGGATAAGGCTTATCCGCAGCACAAGGAACCAAGACCACTTTCTTTTTCTTTGGCTTGTATTCAGCCAGCTGGTTTCCTATAAAGTCTATTACTTCCTGTCTGTGGAAACTGCCATTGTTCGTGACGATGAACTCTTTCTTCCCTTCCGATTTCTTTCTTCTGTTTGGAGCCACTTCCCATTGCGTATCCACTTTCCAAAGAGCGTCTACCGTCTCCGGCCGGAATCCGCAAAGAACTTCTACTGCTGTCCTGTCGTGGGGGTACCCCCTCACGAGCGAAACCATATCGTCATGCTCGAAATAGAACTGGACGCCATAGACTGTACAGTTCAAATACTTCAACAACGGAATCCAGGAAGCCGGGGGGTTCTTCACGTACACCAACTCATCGTTGCACTCGGTTATCTGCTTAAAGATAGCCATGTACGCTCCGTACCTGTCTTCGTACCGTTCCCCCGATGGCATCGCTGTCAAGTCTATTTTCATTCGACTGAATCTCCATATCTGGCACAGATTTGCTCTGTCTCCCATACATCCACTTGCACTCGGCACTTTGGAAAACATTCTTTTATCATGTGCCAGAACGTTACAGCTAGATTTTCTGTCGTGGCCCTGACACCAGCCCCACCAAACTCTTCCAACGTTGACAGATTTACATTATCGTACTTACGAATCATCTTCTCCAATTCGTAATCGTCAATAACGTAGCCCGTCTTGATGTCTATCAAACCAGTTGCCGTTATCTTTACTTTGAAATTGTGTCCGTGACTTGCTGGTAGGACAGCTAGCAACAGGGCATATGCTTTCGTGAAGTCCCCTGCCTTGGCTGCTTCTTGAGCTTCGTAGTAGTCTTTGTAGACTGATTCGCCGTTAAAATGACAACTGGTAAGCTCGTACGTTCTTTCGTATACCGCCATCTCTTCCCTCCATGCTTATTATACAAGAATCATCCAACAACTTCACCCTTCAACTGGTCCGTTATTCTTAACGAGGCTATTCTACCCAGATTATGCCCCCAACTCTTCCCGCCATGATGGCCGACTGCCGCTTTGAAAGAAGCTATCGTTGCGTAGCCAGCCCTATTCAATTCGTAGCTAAGAAACCTATCTGAATTAATGTGTATCGCATTGGTGTTCACTTCATCTAGATACCATCCGCACATTCCGCGTCGCTCTGACATTTCTGAAAGCACCGGAACATCAAGAAGTAAAGCATGCCCAGTGACGTATCCAGGTTCCTGGTATTCGCCCCACCTACGGGGCTCTTCACCAGATTGGTGCGACCCAACGAGACCAACTTTTCTTTCAGGTCTCGTTGTACTGTATTCATCCCAAACGGCATACATTTCTTCGAGCCAGTCACGGTCCACCACACAATCTGAATTGAGTAATACGCATCTCTGTGTCCGCACTAACCGCAAACCCAAGTTACTAGCTCTCGTAAACCAACGCTGAGTCCCTGTCCTGATATACAGTGTCGAAGGATGATTCACCAACACACTCAGCAGATACGCTGTCGTTACTATGTCGCTGTGGTCGTCCACGATTATCAGCCTGTTCAATGCGGGCGTATGCTTGAACACCGAATCCACACAAGCTTGTGTGTAATCCAGAGCGTCGTGAACCGGAAGCACAATGTCTGTTTGCGAAATCACTAGTCGCCACCCTTAGCCCAAGGCCTACCCTGTCCTCTCCCAATTCCTCTCCGCTTTAGTTCTGGAAGGTCGTCCCACTCTTTCGCGGCTGCCATATTAGCAATTCTTTCCTTTACTCCACGTATCTCATCTTGTCCCAAGCCAACACCTTTTAGGGCTGAGACTATCTTTTCTTGATTCTCGGAGAATACTTGCCCCTGTACTTTTGGTTTATACTGCTCCGATATATCTTCCTGCTCTGCCATCCTTCTTACGAACTTGGAGTTGAATTTCGCGTTCCACTGTCCTTGCGGAAAAGATAGACCATGGTCAATAAGATGTATCTTTCCTTCATTATCAACCAACCAGTTGCCTTTGTGCCTATCCTCATTGCCAATTACGTAATCGAAGGCCGCCACTCTAGCTCTATCTTGCATCCCATCAAACGGATTGCCCGCAGCTTCTGCCTGTCTACCACCAGTCCATAGCTGTAGAGAAGCTGCTTTTCCGTCTACCTCTCTAACTACAGTCGGCGGAACCAAATCCTGCATGCCCACTACCTTCGCTACTTGCCAGGCTCCCGCTTCCCTCTCCGGTTCTCCCTTCAAAGGAATATTATCTCTCGCCGGACCGAATACACCGTTGTAGGGATACTTCATTACAGCTACGCTGCCATCTTCCAACTTAACTTTGTACGAAGGTGTTACGCCGCCACCCAGCTCATCCTTTTTCACAATAGCCATGTGAAAAAGATTGTACTCTGCCTGACTTTTATCCTTTGGAGACTGAATCGGAGAATCTTCTCCCTGCCTATGTTCTATTCTAGGAACCAGCCTAACGAACCCGTTGTTCCGCCTGAATTCTATATCCCATTTTCCTTTTTCTACCCCAGCCCTCTGCAACTGCATCAAGGCTTGTAGCAAGCCACCAACCTGGTATTTTTCCCTCAACTCTTTTCTAGAGAACCATCTGCCCGGATTCACTGCCAAATCCTCATACAGTCTAGCAGCAATACTTCCAGGCTTAAAGTATCCACCAGCTTTGCCAGGTGCCGTTTTGAAAGGACGAGGCTTTGCTGGTGGTCTAGGTGCACGGCCACGCCCTCTTGTATCCCATCCCTTCACAGCCCCTTCGGCCGTGCCAAAGGCGTAGATGGAAATAGCAGAAGCTAAGTTCATTCAACCGGCTCCGCACTCAATCTGTGTCCCATGTAGTTCAAAGGCAATGCCTTCAACCACTTCTCGGAATCCTGTTCCCTGTCTATCTCGTCTCCGGCTGATGTCAGTACTGGCTCTGACCAAACCATCCTCATCACACGTTCATTTCCAGGCACTATCTTCTGGACAACCTTCCCATCATTCAGATAGATCGTACCAGCTTTCTCCTTGTTACCGTCCTCATCTGTTGTCCAGATAATAACCTTCATCTCAATCCTCGTACTTGCAATTGCCACAACTGAATTTCTTTGCCCCAGCTATCTTGTGAAATAGATTGCAGCATCCCAACTCTTTACTTATGCCACCCTCGACGTTGACTATCTTACAATCTCCATCTTTCTCTGCACCTTCCAGTTCCATGTACCCAGCAAAGTCCGCATCCAACTTTGGTGTACCCGACGGGCAAACTGTTGCATCCACCTCAGCAAACATTCTATCTATATCTTCCGCAGAGATATCAAGTGACCCAGCCAAAAAGGTGAAGGTCTCTTCCTTAGCTTTTTCCTTCTGACCTTTCTCATCTTTAGAACTCATCCGAAACCTCCAATCGTTCCCTGCGGAAACCCTGAGACCAAAGTACTATTCAAAGGCTTCATATTCTGGTCCGTGTGTTGTCTAGTCAATCTGTTTCTGAAAGCCTTCGTAGCCCTTTCCATCCGCTTCGTAACATCTAAGAACCTATTGTCTTTTTCCATTGGGTCGTCAACTGGAATTGGTTTCCTGTTCTTGAGTGAAGGCGGTCCATACATTATCTGTGTGTCCGCTATGTGCTGGTACCCGCCATCGTACACCTGAGGCTCACCCCATGCCTGTATCTTGTGCGGACCTTTCTTTGCCGTAGCCAGAACCTTCTGTTTGAAAGCCTCCATTGGAATAGCATCCATGCCACCGAAAAATTTCTTTGAATCGTAGTGCTTCATGAAGGCTTCCTTGGCTTCCTTCTTGGAACTGAAACCAAGCATGCACTTGTCCTCGTCGTACTTCTTAAAGTCCGGTAGCTTCAAGATGTGAACCACGTAGGCCATCTTGGCCTTTTCATTCGGACCAATAAAGCAATCCACGCCACCACCATCCATTCCCTTGGAACCTTTTACATATCCGTAATCGAACTTCATGTGAGTTTCCCAAGGGCCCCAATGCGGTGACGAACCTCTACGTGTCGTCCCCGCCGCGTTCTCGACAGAGATATCCAAACCCTGAAACTTTAGGCGCTTGTGAAGTCTCCTATTCGCGTAGAGTTCGATGTTAGCTGCTAGATTCACTTACGTGGTCTCCGCTCCAACTCTCTAATCAAGTCCAAAGCCTTGTACCCTTCGTGCGCGTGTACCGCCCTATCGTCTATGTACGCCTGAGCAGGTACCTTCTCGTTCGTTACCAGTAGATTGGGAAACCCCTGAGCTGATAGATACTTCTCTACCGAATCTGTTTCCTTCCTCGCTGTAAGAATGACCACCGTCCAACCCCGCGCCTGTAGCAATCTGAGCAACTGCATTCCCTGCTTGATGGGTGGCCCGAAATGATTTCTGTGATAAGGTCCGGCACTGTCACACAGCACGCCATCAAAATCCACGCACACCGTCCAACGATGGACCGGATTGTGGTGCAATTCATGTCCGACTCCTACCGAAATGGAAGCCATCAAGTTCATTCAGGCTCTAATCCCTTTGCCGGACCTAAATCTGTATTCGGCCCATAGTAGGTTTCTGAGGCCTTGACGTGCTTGAAGTACTCCACCTGCTTCAGCCTTTTCTTGGCCCCACCAGCTGTGCCATAGCAGCCCAAGTTCTTACCGCTATGGCTTTTCACGCAGTGCTTGTCCCCTTCCTTACGAATGAAACAATGCACTGTCGTCTTTTCGTACAACTCTACTGCTGCCGCGAGTTTCATAGCGCTGGTGTCGTCTTCTGATTCAACAGCCAGAAATTACCCCACGAAACGTGAGGCGTAGGCCGCGTCACACCTTCCGCAGCTACTGTCTCTGTATAAGCTGTCGAATCCAAATTCTGGATATTACCCAGACCTTCCCGGCACTGTTCCATTTCCCTAATTGTTGGAGCTACATGCAAAGGCATTGCCCACCTCTTACCTAATTCTGAACCACTCGCCCACGTTCTTTAGTGCTTCTTTGTTCACCGCTATTACCAACACGACGTATGCCATCGCGAAGGTAACGCCAATCGCTATCATTATTTTTTCTGTCGCCATCACATCTCCAGTTCCACCACATGCTTGTACTGCGTCCCCATTAAGAATGTGCCGATGTACTTTTTCAAATTGCCCGGCAGAGGCTGTCCTGTAATGAGTAGAGCAAACTTCCTATCGTGCACCAAAGGCGAAGTCTCGTCGGCCAATAACCATAGCATGAATACTTCATCCTCCGCCTTCTGCAGCAACCTTGCCGCCACTATCTCCGAATCTACCGGCACAACCACTGTCGAAAGACTGCTAGTCGTAAAATCCAACTGAGCTTCCAATATTGTTATCATAACCTATACCTCTGTTCCATCTTCATTACGAAGCTTGGCATATCTTCTGATGCCATCCCGTAGTGCTATCGACCTGTCCGTCAACTGCCACAATCCCTGAACGTCACGCTTCAAGTCCAGTTCTGGGTCGTAGCCAGTCTCAATCAGAAGTCTCCAACGCGTATCGTAATTCCGGTTCATCTTCTTCCCGTGCCATCTGTGGTGTACCAAGCCAGGCATGTAACCAACGTTTCTACGTATGTACTTCTCTGCCCGTTCCTGCCATTGCCTCGCCCACCGTTTGTACGTCTCCGAATAGCCCGGGTTCAGCGACTTCTCAACTTCTCCGAATAGAGCCGCGCCCATTGTCCAATCACCCGAACCAAGGATGCACCAATCCACCAAACCACCTAAATGATTCAACGCATCTCGTCTCGCCGCCCAAGCAAATCCAGGATGAACCCACAACCCTTTCTTGCCTCCATAGTAGTACCCGTCCGAAGGGTAGTCCGGGTCCGTTATCTTCTTATAGACGTAGCCTATGCTATTACCAACCGGCTCGTCTTCTGGACCCAAATCCAAAGTATGCGAAAACATCTGCAACACCTGATAGTGCTGCAACAGATGCATTGTCTCCTGACACCAATCAGGCTTTGCGAATCTCACATCCGAATCAATCCAGGCTATATACTTTGCATCGGCTGGTAACCGGTTAATCAAAAGGTTCAGCACATTTTCTTTATGCCAAATCTCATAGTTCCAGTTATCTGAATCGGTATACAACTGCAGGTGTCTGGGATTATCCTGGTCTGTTATCTCAAAGTGCCTTTCACCAAAAGCTACTTCCGCCGTGTACAGAATCCCGCCAGACTTTTCTATATGCTGCTCAAACGCCCAGTAGTTTTCGTATCTCTTCCTCCATCTAAGCGGATTCTCCAACATCGTTACTACGTACAACCTGTTCGGTAGTACGTGAATCCCTATCTTCGCCTGACTAGGATGGTCTATACATTCCGTGCACTTGCAAGTCGCGTGATGCGTAAATTTGTTCAAAGCCATGGGACCTTTCTTTCTCCTACGTTCCTCCCCCACTCGGTCCTGCCGCACCACCCGTGCCAGCAGCTCCTTGCCCATGTGAGCTGGGCCTTTTGTCCGCCATTCTTAGTTGGTCCGCATCCTGTACGACTTTAGGTTTCGCGTGCTTTAGAAATTTAGCCCTCGTTCTGTCTCCGTGGTCAGGGTCTTCAAAGATGTCTGCCGCCTGAACTTCTTTTGGTGAAGCATCGTACACCAAAGCTCGCACCTTTTTTAAACCAATCAACTTCTGTGCAACCATACGATGATGCCCATCCTCAATGTAGTACTTCTCTCCATCCTTTATCAAAACTGGAAGCTCGCCCTGAGCATCTTTGATAGCTCCTGTCCTATAGTATTGCTCAAGCACCTCAGGATACAACTTATCTTGCGTAGCCACTAACTTGTTAATGTCAATCGTCTGCCGCATTCCAGACGACTTTGACTGAGCGTCGAAAGACCTCTCACGCAAATCATCATCCATAAGAGTCTTGCTGAGCTCTAGTGGGAAAACCTCACTAACAGTTTTTGGTCTTCCACAGTTCTCACCCTGACACCCACTACCTGGCCCACCAGCCCTCACATCCCGAACTCTTTTAACTCTCGCCCCACCAGTTGGCCCCGTTGCTGAGGGAAGTAATCCTCGCCAATAGGGAAACGCGGCTCGATACGCTTCTTCTTTGCTGGGCCAAGTGGAAATGATTTCATCTTCTGGTGATACTACAGCCCACCGTCCACCTTGTGCCGTTTTTCCAGGAGACTGAGGAAAGGCTGACTTCTTGTCTTCTCTGACCGCTGCGTGCCATTCCCCCTTCTCAGGGCCGATAAGATGATTCAATTCTCTGCGCAGAGCATTCAACCGCTTATTCTTGTCGTCCAGGAACTTCTTAATCCAGTCGTCCGCCGAACGAGAGTCTGGGACCGTAGCCTGTGTTCCGGCCGCCGCTCCGTCCAGACTCTTCAGCTTGATTGCATTAGCCAGATTCAATTGACCCTCTTCTTGCCTTTCATCCCCATCATGAATCCCGTCTTGTATTGGCTGGATGGTTCCATGCCTTTTCTTTTTAAGTAGATCGGAGACTCCTGCTCCGGCCCCCAATAGGTAATATTCCTTACTGGAATAGTGTACGTCGTTTTGATTTCCATACCCAAGGCGTTTGGTCTGTCTTCTGTGTTTGGCTCTTCCACCGTCTCCACCACTAGATTAGATTTGTCCGAAGACCAGTGCCAACTCGTCTTGTCCGAGTTCTCAAACACGTGCGGAAGGGGTGAGTTCCTTAATTCCAAAGACAGGTACCTGGACTCAAGTAGCTGTGGTCTAGGCCTACCCAGAGCTCGTGGTCTACTTTCCCACGCCAACTTGACCCCTTCTGGTGTACCGTAAGCCTTCATGTTCCTGATTAAAGTTTCTATATTCATGTCTCGACTCCCACCAACTGTACTTTTAGCTTGGCTCTTGCAACGTGCAAAGCAGCCTTCACAGCCACTTCCGTCTTGTTCAGATTCTGTGCCATCTCTTTCAATGTCATACCCAAACCGAATCTTAGCAAAGCCACATCTTTCTGAGACGGTGGGAGCCTATCCAAAGCATCTTCGAAAGCCAACCGGATAGCTTTGTTCGCGAATAAGATATCCGGTCTAAGGTTCTCATCCTCCACTAACTTGTTGTACTCTACCAAATCTATTGGCTTCTCCAGAGAAGCATTCCATCTACCACACTTCCTAGCGCGGTAGAACATCCGCAACTCATTTAACATGATGCGATGTAACCAAGTACCAAAGGAAGACCTATAGCTAAAGTCATCCTTATGCTTGAAAGCTTGCAGCATAGCCATCTGAACCACATCTTCTGCATCTTCTTTATGATGCATCATCTTTAATGCCGCACGAAGAATTTTTGGCCTGTACTCAATCGCTAACTGCGCGAACAACTCCTGGCTCATTGACATTGGACTGGGCCTCCTCTAGTTCTCCAAACTGCTCTCTGTTCCTTATCTTATCCACCTCGGCCTGACACATACATTGTACAAGTTGCCGAAAGGAGATTCTAGGTTCCCATCCAAGCTTTTCTCTTATCTTTTTGTTGTCCGCCCTCATATCGAATATCTCTTGCTTCCTGACAAATCTCTCATCTATCTTTGTATGCTCGTTTGCAAACTGCTTCTCAACTCCCAACACTTCACAAGCCGTACTGAGAAACTCCTGCACCGAATGTGATACGCCCGTACCGACCACGTAGTCATCCGCTTCCGGCTGCTGCAACATCTTGTGCATTGCCTTTACATATTCTCCAGCGAAGCCCCAATCCCTTCTCGAGTCCATATTGCCCAAAGAAAGAATCTCATCCGAACCCATAGACCACTCTGCTACTGCCCTAGCAATCTTTCTTGTAACCATTTCGTGACCACGACGAGGGCTTTCGTGATTAAATAAAATTCCAGCAACACAGAACAAACCCCGACTACGGTATAAGGCAACCAATCTATGAGCCGCCAATTTCGAGATTCCGTAGGGGGACTCTGGCCACATCTCTGTTTTGTCATCACATTCACCCGCATGATTCCCATACATCTCTGAACTGGAAGCCTGGTAGACTTTCGTATCCGCTTTCACCTGTTCCACGATTCTCAGAATCCTAGCCAAGCCCCCAACGTTCACATCGAACGTATGTTCCGCTTGTTCCCAAGAAAGTGGCACATACACCTGTCCCGCTAGATTGTAAATCTCGTCCGGCCATGCTTTCTTGATGGCACTTCTGAGCGAAGCTTCGTCTCTCACATCCCCGTAAACGAACTCCACGTTGTCTGCCCAACTTTGCTTCAACGCCCAGTTCACTGCCTGCTTACTGGACCAAGGAGTTCTCCTGATTAAACCAACTACTCTGTAACCCAATCCCAACAGATGTTCTGTTAGGTAAGTACCGTCCTGCCCCAATGCTCCTGTAACCAAAGCCGTTTTCATTCTTGTTCCGTCTGTTCCGCATTTGAATTCCTTTCCTTCGTTCTTATCTAACCCAATTCTTCCTTCTTATAATCAGACTTGCCATTTCTTTTGTAACACCAAACTGTCTACCTAACTGAACGTAACTAGGCTTACTTATCGCAAACTTTTCCCGCATTTCAGCAACTTTTTTCTCAGTCAACTTGGAGTTACCGTTTCTTTCCCCATACGCTATTAATCCTAGCTTAGAAGAATGCTGTTGGTTTTGCTTAGGTGTCTTGTACTCCAAGTTCTTCCAAACGTTATTGTGTTTATCTCCATCCTTATGATTCACTTGCTTTCCTCTAGGTCTAGGTCCTAGAAAAGCCTCTGCAACTAAAACGTGGACGTTGTACGAAATTCTTTTTCCATTAACCACAGCCACGCCAACTACATACCAATCTGGAACTGGGCAAGGTCTCAAAATCTTTCCAGGGAAAGTATTAATTCCTGGAGCTTCCCTTCTAACTCTACCTCTATCCGATACAGCGTATATGCCCCCAAAAACAGGCTTCCATCGTTCTTTCATTCATGCCTCACCATGAATAAAGCTGCAAAGCCATAGTTATTAACCAAACGATTCTCTTCCGACCAACCCCAATCGGCCGCGCCACCTAAAAGTTCAAATCCATTCTCTTCACCTATAGCTTCCAATTCCAAATACGTTTTCTCAGTAAACATCTTGCCGGCCCTAAGGCCGGCGTATTGATAGTCATCCAACTCGTGCTCTGCGAAATCCGTCGTAAGCCCAAGCAATCCACCGGGCTTAACCGTGTTCAATAAATCCCGAAAAGCTTTTTGATACTCTCCAATGTGCTCAAGTGTCGATATGCAAAAGGCCGCGTCGACCCCACCATCCGCCTCGACCAACTCACCCAATGGCCTAGTCCGCATCTCATACGTTCCAGCATCCTGCCCACGGTGAACTCCCACCCGCCTCATCTGCTCCATCATGTACTGCTCAGCACTTCCCATCGTCCAGCACTCGTACATCCAAACGTTCTGTCCCAACCAGTACATCATTGGACTAAGGAATCCAGCTCCGCATCCGTGGTCAGTAACCGTTAAACCTTTCTGTTCTCCAAACACTTGCTTGAAAGCTTTTAATGCCAGCGCGTATTCCCATCTCCTATGCTGATGCTGAGCTGGATACCACATCTGGATAGCGTTGACTATCTGCTGCATCAACAAGCTTTCCTCTGTCAAATAGTTGTAGTCGTCCAGCCTCATCGTTCTGGAGAAAATCATTTAGGCACCGCCACGTAATCCGAGTAGTCGTCATGTCTACATGGGTCCGGATTGAAAGCCATCTCAATCCTATATCCAATCTCTTCCACAAACCCTTCGTAAGAAGCTTTTGTGTCTCCATGCACCAAAGATGGAATCCTCTCAAACTCGAAACACAGTATCGGCTTGCATCTATCTATTGTTTCCCGTGCCCCTCTCAAAGCCTGTAGGTCACATCCCTGTGCATCCGATTTTATTAACGCTACGTCCTCCAACTTGTAGCTATCCAAAGTTTTCCCCTGCATAGCGTAGACTCCGCCAAATCCTGGTTTTAGACACAGCTGGCCGGAGTTAACTATACGCTCGAAGTCCAACTCACCATTACTTGTCGCAGGATACGTCCAACCACACTCCGTATTCTTGTGCAAGTCCGTCTCTCTAGAGTAAAGAGCTGTCTTGTGTAGAGTAACCATATCCTCTACACCATTCAGAGCCACGTTGTCAGCCAACATCTCAAACACCCCATTGCACGGCTCGAAGGCATGCACCTTTACTCCCTTCCTAGCCAAGTACACAACAAAGAATCCCAAGTTAGCCCCGATGTCCACCATAACTTTTCCAGGCTCCACCCTATCCATTGCTGAACGAAGGTGCTCATCCCAGAACTTGTTCGAGGCAATTCTTTGTCCAATGTCGTCTGTCGAGACGTACTTGAACATACCGAATGGCGTGTTGGCTGTTAAGAATTGCAATCCAACTCCTTTACCAATTCTCTGTACTGCTTCCCTGTCACCGACCAACCCTGCTCTTTCAAAATCTTGTCTGGTATCTTAGCCAGATGTGGTGCCAAGAGAATTTCTTCTACCGCCTTGTACACATCCTCTTCCTTTGGACAGATGTACAACTCATCGTCGTACTTCCACAGTGTCTTCAACTTCCTGTGGGTCGAGATAATCGTTGGCCTCTTCGCTGCTATGCCCAACCGTACCGAACCCGACTGTCCCAACTCATCCGATGAGTCCATAGACTGGAACCAAAAGATGTTCAAGACACATTCCGAAAGCATTCTTACTACTTCCGCAGTCGGTAACCACTCCCTGTGAATCAAAGCCAAACCAGGAATGTGACCTTTGATGCCATCCATAAACACATCCGTGTTCATCTGATCCGACTTCGGAGCAATCATCAAAGCCATTATGTTGAACTTCTTTGCTACCTCCGCCACCACATCGTATCGCTTCCATGGAAAAGGAAACCCGGCCGTACCAACCATTGCCACTTTGGACAAGACCTTGCTTGTCTCCACTTCTGGAATCCCGTGCGGAATGAAACTGTACCTTATATTTTTTGCCGGCTCATGTGCCACGTAACCATCCGCACCAAAACCCACTGCCCCAGCACCTCCAGTACAATTCTGGTCAATGACGATAACTTTCACACCCTTATCCTGCATCTGCCCTGTATCTTCTTTTCTGACTTGGACCCTTCCACCGTGCCAGTTAATTATAACCAACCGTATATCCTTGTCGAGGGAAATTTCTTTCCGCGCCAGACCGGTATCAGGTGGCAGTTCCACTACCTCAAACTCTTTCCTCAGCTCATGACAAAGAGCCCGTCCATACTCAGCATTGCCACACTGCACATCCCAATTCGATATCAGTCCAACCTTCATTGCTTCTCCAATTCCACTAATTCTGCGCCAGCCATAGCTACTGATTGTACGTAATCGTGCCCATCCTCTTCCGTCCCCATTTTTCTAACCAGCTCAAGAATCTCTTCTTTCTTTTCCACTATCGCCTTCTCGTCTCTCATCGTTCTGTCTCCTTATAGTCGCATACGTAATATCCAAAATCTTTTTCAACTTGCCTGGAGTACGGACCACTGTCCTCCTATCCGTGGTCCGTAGTGTTTCTCTTCGTTCTCCTCTAATCATTTTCACATCCTTGGTTCTCAATGCCTATGGTACGGAATAAATACTGGCACACCGAAGCCCGCTCCGTTAGCCAGCACTACCATCACCCAATTAGCTACCCAGATTACGGCGATGATAACCACAATCACTTTAAGAATCGTAAGCAGTACATTTTTGATTGGCTGTGGAATAAAAGGTATGACTGCTAGAATTTCAGTTATACCCCAATACAAAACACCGATGATAACCAAGTTCAAAAGCAGTAGCAAAAAACTGATAAAAATTCCCATGAAGTCTCCTTTTTCTAAGCGGGCTGGAAATCTTTCGCGTACTCAGGGATATCCGGAGTGCAATGTACGCCGACTTTGCCCATGTGATTCACATAACTCTGTTTCGTTACCCATCTCTCACCCGACCTTTCCTCCGAGTGAACCAAATCCAAAGTATCTCCTTGATGGCAATTCCAACCTCTCTTTGTCCAATCTATTCCCCACTCCGTCCATTCTTTCTTTGAGAATGTCAACCCATGACCGCAAATAGACCGAACCATTACATCTTCTTCTGTCTCCTGTATGGTCCTGTGCACGAACTCGAAAGCCGAACGATACACCGACCAACTCACCGCCTTCGGATGCCTCTTTATCAACCCATCCAATCTCCACAACCAAAGAGGGTTAAACAGAGCGTCGTCTCCCATCCAAGTCACATAGTCCACATCTCTATTCTCAAATAACCAAGTAGTTCCGAACGCGAGGGTTTGTTCCGTCCCTTCCAGCCCCTCGTCCGTCTTTAGTATCACATGGAATTTCTTTTGCAGCATCTCCATCGGCACCGTGTAGGACTGAGAAGTCCCGCGCCTCACCAGAAGCAGCAACGTGGAAGTCTGCGGTAACGAGTCCGTTCTCGCTAGGGATACGAAGGCGTTCCCCGCTAATCTCTTCCTTTCCTCGTTGTACAGGTAGCTGGGTAGAACTATCCCGAGTTTCATTCTTTAGACCTTTCCATCTGAGAATCTTAAAGCCGAGTTCGTGCGTCGGCACTGTAGTCAGAAACTTGAAGCAAATCTTAGCTTCTTCCAACCAACCTTCTTCCTTAGTGTACAAGTTACTAGGCTCACCAGCCCTTATCATTGCTTCCAATCTAGATGCATACCAACGGTAGTCCACGTCTTTCAACTCTGGCGCCGGATGTAGTCTCATGCCGTCACACAATCCGAATTGAACCCAGCGTCTTTTACCATAGGTCCAAATGTCCCCACGTTGCCATGCACCTGCGTCCGGTCCAGCTTTCCAATCTCAGCCTCGAACACCTTAATCAGACGCTGCCTGTGTGCATATAAAGACTGCTTCGATATCGTCGATAGACTTAAGACCATCATGTCCGGGTCTGAGTCTCCACCCAATTGCCAGAACTTGTCGAAAGCCCCGTCCGGAATCTCTACACCATATTTCTCCGGATGGTTCCAAACATCCGAGCCAGGAAATGGCTGAAAAAGGGATAGTGTCACAGCCGACGGGCGGACTTTCAAAATCCATTTTTCCATCTCCTCAATGGATTCCTCAGTCTCCCCTGGGAAACCCAACATCAGAAACGCTCTCGCAAACATGCCCGCATCCTGACACATCTTTATTCCCAACTCGTTAGCTTGTGGTGTTGTACCCTTGTTCATCGCCTTTAGCATTCTTGCTGAGCCGTGTTCGACTCCGAATCCAAGTTCTGTGCATCCGTGTTCTGCCATGTACTCAAATAGTTTTTCATTCTTAAGGTTAACTCTGGTGCAAGCACGCCATTTGAATCCGTAGTTGTACAGGATGTCAGAGATTCTTCTGCATCTATCTTCTTTGATGGTGAATGTATCATCTTGTAACCGTACGGCCTGTACCCCAAGTTCTGCCAACTGCTTTGCTTCTTTCTCGATTTGCTCAAAGGTCTCTTCACGAAGTTTCGTCCTCGCATCCGCACAGAACGTGCAACCGTATGGACATCCTCTTGCTGTGTAAAGACTTGCCGTCATCATGCTGTTCGCATCTAGTTCCTTACCTTTAGCCGATGTCGAGCTCAAGGCTCCTTTTTCAAAACCTGCCTCCCACAAGTCGAACGCCGGTCCAGGTAATTTAGTAACGTCAGGTTCTCGGAATGGTCCGTGCCAAAATAAAGAATCGCCCAACTTGTGCACAACACCGTGGATATATCTTTGCTTCCAGCTATCCAACCAACCTTTTTCCCAATGCGTGCAAAAAATTGGAAAAATTTCTTCACACTCGCCACCAAACAAGTAGTCAAAAACTGGAAAATACTTTGCCTTCTTGAACTTCTCGTGCGACCCTTCCATGATATGCGTAACGTGCGTTCCGCCAAGTACTTTTACTTTTGCTGGCCAATCTCTGGCCATTTCAATTCCCCAATTCACGTTGGCAGTAGTCGCTGAGATACCAAGAATGTCACAAGGCTCCATCAGCTCCTTATGCAAAATCAGGTTCTCGCCATCCCATCCTGTGACTCTGTGACAATCCAGAACTCGCACATCGTGTCCCGCTTCTCTCAAGCTTCCAGCCAGATAAAGGATACCAAGATGGCAATGCAATTTTGGGTTAAACAACCGCCAGCTTGGGCTATCGAGTAGTAGGACTTTAGCCATTATTCTGGAATATCCGACAGCGTGCCGATTGCAGTCAGCAACTCGTTCTTCTCATCGTTGCTTATCTGAGCCTTCTGCACAATCGCCACAGCTCTCATTCTAGTACTGAACGACCCGGCTGAAAGCCCACCTTGAAAAGCTTGAAACAAGTCTCCCGCTGGATTATCAACCGACCAAGTATTGAACAACTCTGTCAACTTATCCGGCATGTACTGCCTCCTTTGTTCGTACTGTTTTGTAAAGCTCTACATACTTCTGTGCCGCCACCGACCACTTCATATCGTTATAAAGATGATCACTAATACTTAGGCCACAACCATGATCGAAAAGTCTCATAACAGATTGCAACTGCTTTTCTAAGTTGCCTTCTACCCACCAAATGTCATTAGTGTCTTCATCAAAGTCAAACAAGTCCGCAAAGTGAAAGAACTTAGTCAGTACCAAAGGTCTCTTCGCGGCTAATGCCAATCTCACCGAAGCACTGATACCGGTAATCGGTGAACAAGGATCGAATGGTAAAGCTATTACGGCGCAGGATGCAAGCTTCCTGATGATTTCTTTTTGCATCTGCCAGTCTTTCCAAATCCCTATCTGTCCCCCGACTTCCTCCAGCTCGGTAATTAATCTCCGCCAATCCATCTGACCTTTGTCCGAATCCGGCTCCGACAAATACATATCCAGTGGTATCTCTAACTGTCCACACGCGTATGCTAGTGGCAGTAAGCCCTTCCAAGGGAACGCGCATCCGAATGTACCAACCTTTCTTTCCACTTTTACATCCGATATATCCACTTCCGGCACGCCATAAGGAATCGTAACCACGTTCTCAGGTGCAGGCATCCCATCCCTAAACTTGTCGTGCATCACGAACTTATCCGCAATCTCCGTCTTAGCCAGTCTCCTAACCATCCAATCCGTAGACTCGTGCACCGTCATCACCACCGGCTTGATGGTCTGAAAGTTCTTCCACGCCGATGGGTCCATCTGAGAGAAAGCATGGGCACAATAGTTAAAGTGGATTACGTCCACATCCTTTACCCGTTCCCAGATTGCTTCGTACGTTAAAGGTCTAGTCACCACCTTGAATGAGACTTCTTCATCCACCCTTGTACAATAGTCCGTCAAGTTCCTGGCGTACTCAGCCACCGCACAATGTTCATCCCAATTTGTTACCAGTGCTATTCTCATTTTATGCAGAGCCATCCAATCATCAGAAGTTCCACCAGCATACAACCCAGCATTATCATTCTATAGTTCTGGTCAATCCAGCTATAGACTCTTCCCTTGGCTGGGACTTCCTTGATTCCTCTTCCACCAACATCCTCGCTACGTCGCTGAACTTGTACTGTGCTTGCCATCCCAACACCTTCCTCGCTAGTTCTGGACACGCTCTCATCGTATCTCTTGCCGTATACTCTTTTACTTTCTCATACTTGACGTAGTAATCGAAGTGCACTTCTGGATCTGGAAGCTTAGCTGCCTTTAGACATTCCAAAACGAACTCTCTACAAGTCCTCGACTCACCCGTGCCAATGACCAAATCAATTGGTATTGAATGTTGTAGCATTTTCCATGCCACTTCCGCATACTCAGGTGCCCAACCCCAATCTCTTCTCGCTTCCAGCTTGCCAAGAACGATAGGCATAACTGGATGTCTCATTCTCTCTTCACTGGTAGCTTCCATCTCTCTCTTCAGCCTCACCGCTTCCTTCGCTACCTTCCGAGCAAAGAAAGTATCTTTCCGTCTCGGAGATTCCGCGTTAAAAAATATTCCAGTGCACGCAAATAGACCGCGTTCTCTATAAATTCTAACTGCCTCCATAGCCAGCATCTTCGATAACCCATATGGATTCTCCGGCAACCTGTTCGTATCCTCTGATTGCATAACCGAAGCCTTCTCGAACACTTCCGCCGAACCAGCCTGAAAAAATTTGATGTGCCTGTGTCCAGGTTCATCCAGGACACTCAACATGACCAATGGTGCCATTCCGTTTACCTGCACATACGTTAGCGGAAGGTTCCACGAATCTGGTGCGTAGTTCATTGCCGCCATGTTGTAAATCTCGTCCGGCATATGACGAGCCAACTCTGCCCTGAATTCCTGCTTGAGATACTTCGTGCTCAAAGGCAGAGAGAAAGAAGTCTCCCTAGCCACCTCATAGCCTTTTTCTTTTAGCAGCTCACACAGGTAGCTGCCAATCTGACCGTTTGCTCCAATAACCATTGCTTTCGTCATTCTTTGCTCCTACGCTACTACCTGTGGCAAATCCATTGCCACTGGAAAGAACTTCCCACCAAGCCCTACTTCCTCCAATGCCACCACCTTCGGTCTCGGCAAAGGAATGATGCACCGACCACCCGTTAGCATCCACGACCTTTCCCTCTGACTGATGGAGTGCCAGAAGTGGTAAACCAAAATTAGGAAAAAATCCGCATCTTCCCTTGCAGCTTGTTCCGAAACAATAGGCAGATAAGTGCCAGCCGTTCTTCTGCCAACTTTTCTTTCGTCTCTCTCAGCAACTCCCGCGATATAGTCATGTGCCTTACCATCCGGAAACATTGCTTGTAGCAACGTTGACCCTCTAGTCGAAGCCCCATACGCGTAAACTTTCTTGCCCTGCTTGTTCAACTTCTCTATGAATATCCGCAACTCTCCTATAGTCTGTTCCACCCGTTTACCGAATCTGAGTATCGCGTCCAGGTTTACCGCTTCTGCTTCTTCTGCCAGCAACGTAGCCACCGTAGGCTCGACTGGATGATGACCCGGCTTAGCGTAGACCCGGAAGCTGCCTCCGTTCACGTCGTTGATTTCCACATCCACTATTCTAAGCCCGACTCTGGAGAACAGCGGTTGCAATGAACTCAAGCTGTAGTAGCAAAGATGTTCGTGCCCGATGTTGTCGAACGTTAAGTTCCTCAGCATCAGCCCCAAGTAATTCATCTGCACTACGAAGACACCTTCCGGATGCAACACCTGGGCCACGTCCCGTAAAAATTGTTCCGGATGGTCCAAGTCATAGAACATAGCCAAAGCCAAAAGGCACTTGTACTTCCTACCATGAGAAGCTTTCAGCGCTTCGAAGGCCGAAAAATAATCGTTGACTATTTTTGTTCCAGGCTTCTGTGACTCTCGCGCCAACTCCGTCGCTGGTTCAAAACCGACCCTTCTCAGTTCCTTGCCAAAGAAGCCCAACGTAGTCCCGTCGTTCGACCCGATGTCGCCCACCACATCGTGGCCCTGTAGCGTCACATAATGTTGTACAGAATCCACAACATCTTTTAACGCAACTTTCATTTGCTCGTTGATGCCCGACCTGTACCAAAATTTCCTGAACAACGTGTCGGCGTCAACCGTATGCCTGAGCTGAAGAAGGTTGCAATGGCTGTTCCGACAAACGACCAGGTCCAATGGAGCCTGTCCCCGTCCCTCATCCAGCAACTGAACGAAGTCCACCACTTCGTGGCTGCCTAGACTCAACACATTCTCTTCCGGTAAATCCATCTGGCAAGCCCGGCAGGTTTTTCTTTCCGTGATTTTCATTCTTTTCTTCCTTTGATTACCGCGTCGAAGAACTTCTCTACGTGCTCTCTATGCCTTTCGTGGAAAGGAACTTGAATAACGTTACCAGTTAATGATTCCGGGTATTCCACCACCAGGTACCCACTGGATAGATGAACCAGCTTTACTTTGCCGTCCTCACTTTCCCGTTCCACCGTCCTCGTCGGCTCACCGTGGTAGTAAGGAAAGTATCTGTTCAGTACCGCCGCCCTTTTCTGACAGCTACCACAAGTCCTTACCCCAAGTCTGGTCGTAACCCGTCTAATCGTATCTCCCAATCCCTTATCCATTACGCGTGTGCCACCTGCCTTATCGAAGATGGATACCTATCCGTGATTCTGATTGCCTCATGCAAATCCATTAAAGCTTCCTCTTGATGTAGCATTGCTGCCGAGTACTGTTCCGCAGCCATCTTTTCGTCCGCTGTATCCAAACGACTAGCCGCCTTCCTTACGTATTCCCTTGCATCCGGATGGCCGACACGGTCTGTAATGTCATCCATCAAACCTTTTAGTGCTTTGCCTTGCCACTCTAAAGCCGCTCTCTGCTTCCCGGTAAAGACCGACTCAACGTTCATCCGTCTAGGGTCCTCGACAATAGAATCATGATGCTTCAACAAGTCTTCCACAACCTTATGGCGGCCACAGTTCTCACCGTGACATCCAGAACCCGGCCCACCACACCACAACTCTATTGCCGCAGCCAGTATCACCCAGCATCTCCCAAGTCAATATCTGAAACGAAATTCTTCTTTGGTTTGTCGTAGACTTTCTCTGGCTTCGTCTCCAGAAAATAGTGCTTGTTGGCTTTCTGAATCAGTTCACTCCTCGTATCATTGGAAGCCGCAATCCCTACACAGAGTTTCCCCAACTCCATGAACTCGTGCTTAGCCGTCTTCCTGACCATATCTTCCAGTCCCCAGAGGATGCCGTTCACCGTCTGTAGCTCTGCGATTATCTTCTTGGTCTCATCTTCCCACACTGCGTAATCCGTATGTGGGTCCAACTGCTCTATAACCGCATACCCTTCTTCTTTGAGTCTTTCCCATACTTCATCTTCTTCTTTCTTAAAATGGCTTACGTCCATCCCCTTGACATGTCCGAACACTATCTTCAGGGAAAGGATCGTTGCCCTGTCTATCAGCTCACCTGGCGTTGGTTTCAATATGCTCATGCTGTTGTTCCTTGACTACTCTGCTCCCTACGAACACCCTCAACTTTGCCACCAGCGTTACCAAATGTTCGTCGCAACAGTATCTGATGATGCCGCCTTCCTGGTCGTTGATTCTCCACTTCGCTTCCTTCTCGCAAAGTCCACAGTTCATTCTTATTTGCTCCCGATTAATTTATACGCATCCTTTGTTCTTCTCCAGTTCGCCACCAATGCCTGCAAGACTGAATAGATGTACTTGTAAAACTCCGACGACTCTTCTGTCGGTGGCGGCAACTGCTCCACCAAAATCGCCGCCACGAAGAAAGTGCCAAACGGATGAGCCTGAATGAAGCTCCAAAGCTGAGTCATTTATTCTTTCTTTGCCATCTGGATTTGAATAAACGCTGCTTCCTCCCTTCGTACTGGGAATAGCATCCAACCCGCGTCTCTGACCGGTATCGTGTAGTCTTCCCATTCCGTTCCCGGTGAGCAACCCCACTGCCGACACATCTTTGGTTTATCCAAATGTACCGAACAAAGCCCCGGCTCTTTCAAGTACGTACACTGCATCCCATCTTCCGTAGCTGCCAGTAGAGTAACGCCGGGCTTGGAAGGATGAGGTCTATGCTTGAACTTCTCCAGCTCATCCTGTTCCAATTCGACCGAGAAACCAGTCCGCATTCTGCAGCACATACCACGACACATCTCTACCGCGTCTATACATTTGCAGTTGAATTCCACCCGCGTCATGACCCCATCGAAGGATATCTCGATTGGTCCGCTTGGCGTTTCTTTGAGGACGGTCTTAGTGTATGACATAGGCCCCTACGAACGTCCTCCAGAACGCTTTACTGAGCGATTATTTCCCACTTTAATAGCCCTACTTACCACACTTAACAGGTTGCCGGACGGAGTTCTTGTCCGTACTGAGGGCCTCATCCGGGGACTTCGCTCCACCCTTCTTCCAGATTTCCGCCGTCGGTTCCTGCTTCTTCGCAGGAGTAGAAACCGAATTCGGACTCTGTCTCTCTGCCTTGATTTCCTTGGACATCTTGTTTTCTCCTTTGCAATGACCGCAACCGCAATTACATTTCTTCTTTGGTGGCTGGTAAGTAGCCTGTATCGCCAACTCACCAGCCGCCATCATACTCCTGATACTCAAACTCATCTGCCCTCCTTAGCTCGTGACCCAACTGTTTGATAGAAAAGAGAAGTACGGCTTCGTTGGAGCAGGCTGTGTTCCGTAGTCTCCCGAACTCGTCCAACCGTTGATGCTCGGATCGAAGACCGGAAACGTCGTGGGTGGATGCGGTGCTGGCTTGTACACGTAATTGCCAGTCGCCGCACTCACCCATTGATTCGAACCCGCGTCAAAGAACATTGCCATTAGAAACCTCCACGTTTATTTTTCCGGGTCATTGTCAGCGCAACACGAATTGTTCGAAACAGAATGGTCCTTTACCTTACACCATCTTTTTCGACCTTCGCTGTCCGGTCGCGGTAGCAATCCCTGCCCATATTCGCAACGTATGCAACCAAAGCCTTTGGGGTTCTTCGTCGGCCCATAGTCCAACCTATCATCGCTAAGTTTTCCCTTTGGACACAGACGACCTTCTGGGTCTCCTGCGTTTGGTTTCTCCCACCACATACAACTAGTGGCATGGGGAGTAGGCAATAGCTCTATTCGGATGAGGCACTCCGAGCCAACCAACATGTTACATGGCTCGCTGCCTCCATCCGCCCTACCCCCGCATAAATACGCTCCATCTTTGTCATAAGTATTTGGCAGTCCACAGGATTCGTCGGCATACTGTGCAATGCGCGCTGAGCGCATTCTATTCTTAGCCCAACGAACTTCATCTTTGGTCGTGAATTCAGTAGGACATTCAAAGTAACCATCCTTACCGACATGACCTTTAAGAATTGGGCGCTCGCCGTCGCTTACCTTAGCACGACTAGCCAGCAACCCCATAGAAGCTGCCAAGTCCATTTAGAAACCTCCGCGACTCATACCACCGCCGGCACCACCGCCAGCTGGTCCACGTGTCCCTGTCGTACCCCTTGTGCCGGGAGTCAACTTCCCGAATCGCTGCTGCTGCTTCTGTTGCTGGGCCTGCTGCTTCATCTGGCCCTGCTTCAGCTTATTCTGCTGCATGACCGGGTCCGTGTCTTCCAATTGCTCGTTGCCGAGGAAGTCACGCAACTTCGAAGCACCACGCCCAGTTCCGATACTGGAACCCCAATTGCCGTCCTTCGTAACGTGTACCGTCTTGCCCGTCTGAGGATGTTTGTAGTAGCTCGTGCCTTTCGCATCCGTGTGGACTTTGTTGTAGCCGGCCTGTCTCAGAGCGTAATGGTGATTCTGGTCGTCTCCCTGTTGCAGAGTATCCTTTACCAGTGCCTGACCCAAGTCTTGCACCGATTTACCCTGCGCCCTCGTAGCACCCGGCCCGGTCCGTGACCAAGAACCATCCGGCTTGACCGTAATGGAATCTCCGTCCGACCCGGTAAAGCTCTGGCCGAAACTGTTTCCATCCATGTCTTCGTCTCCACCCTGATACTCGTAGCCCAGCTTTGTCAGCAGCTTGATATAGGGAGCACTCGCCACTTCCGGTGGCATCTGTGGCCCCATACCAGTTCCGTCGTCTTGCATCCCACCGCCACCACCCGTCCCACCACCACTAGCTGGACCCTGCTGGTTGACCGGCGGAACGCCCGCTTCCAATCTCAACTGAGCCGCGCCGAACAAATCTCGAATCGTTGTCGTAGACATCTACTTCGCCTCCTTACCTTTCTTTACGTCCAGTTCCTTCAGCCGTTTCGAACCAGCCGCTTTTACTTTTTTCATCCTTGCTATGAGAGAGGCGCCCGGTGCCCCTGTCGTCCTTTCAGGTGCCGGGCCCCCTCCCCCACTACCAACTGCCATTACTTCCGCTGCTAGCTCTCCGACGAATGCCATGATATGCGTATCGCCTCGGAGTACCGCTGCCTGGTATCTATGCTTCCCGTCTATCACAATCACTTCCGGCGTGAACCCGTAGATGCTTCCACCAATTCTGTTCTTGTTGTACTCAACCAGAATTGGTCCATCTTCGCGGGCGTGAATCTTTTTTAGTACCAGATTCCGTCCCTTCGGTTCACAAGGCAGAGCAGCAGCATTCAAGGGAATCCGCATCAATCGGAATTCCCGTGACGGCAGCCATTTCCGCCTCCACGTCTCCGGCGTGTGGTAGATAAACGGCTCTTCTCTGGCTTCTGCCTCCGCAAACAGTTCCACAGCCAACTCTCGCCCAGTCTTCTTCTGGTCGATGGTTCTTGGCTGATAGCTTTCCCGGAGAGAAACCAGCGCCGCTGCTTCCAGTACTCTCATCGTTAGTCTCCCACTAAAACTTGTCTTAATGTTGTCTCTGGCGGAACGCCCAACTGCCCCGCTACGTTCCTAGCCCAATCGTCTTGCTGAGTATCCGTCCATTTATGCGCCATCTCTAGAATCGTCATGTCCAAAGTATAAACGTGTGACCGGCCCGACTCTATCAGCCACAACTCGTGCAAGAGTCTGAACCATCCACCATCTGGTGGAAAGGGTTCTTCAATGGAGTCCGACTTCAACACACTGATTCTTTCTCTACCTAAAGAGAGTCCAGTCCAACCCGGTATAACCAAGTCGCCCGGATTGTTCGCCCTGTGAGGGATAGAACCAAACACGTAGAATCCCTCTTGATGAGCTATGGCCTGAGCAAATGCTTTTGCCCTGTCCGTCGTCTCTATATTTACTTCTACTGTTTCCGTTGCTCGTGTCGCCATTCTTCCTTTACCCCACAATCGCTGTTAAGTCTGTTTCCAACTGAGCCCAGTCGAACCCCGAAGGAGCCGTCTTGTTCTCCACCCACATCCCCAGAAACAAAGTATGTGCTTCATCCGCGTAAGCCCGGAAGAAGTCCCAAGACATTTGCAATTCCTGACCCCAAGTAATGCAAGTCAGAAACTCTGGACTATAGCCAACCACGTACACCGCATGACCACCCCAGCTTCCCGGTGCCGATGCTCCCGTCTGACCATCACCCACTACTTGCCACACATCCTGGTTCTGAGCCGATAGTGGTAAAGCCAGACCAATATACACTCCCCCGAACAAAGCTATCGACTGCTTGATATGTAACGTATCTGCGATTTCAGGGTCTGCATAAGCAACCAACTGGTGACCCGCGTAACGAAGCTTCCTCCAGTTGTTCAAGACATCTACTTCCACTCCGCCTTGGTCCGTCGTTGGGTCCGCTGGATTGTATCCGCACCAGAACTCATAGTACTTGATGACTTCATCTGTTTCCACAGATGAGTCCCAAGCAATCCCAACCGCATGCATAGCTGACTGTACCGCATGCCCCACCCCTGCAATCGTACAATCGCCCAGCGTGTCATTACCAAGCATTCCCCAATCCGTAACACCGTCACCCCAATTCAGCTCGACTGGGGGAGCAGCCAATTCTGGCTTGAGATATTTTCCAAGCTTCAGCCGTTTCTCATCCGTTTTTGGTGCCAACTTCCCTAACTTGTGTCCAGAAAAATCTGGCATTACATTGTCCTCCCCATCTGATATTCCACCCAACTGTTGCCAAGTGGCTTGATTCTACTCTTGATTTTCTCGTCCCGTTCTTTCTGTTTCGTACACGTTAGGCAGAACATCTGACCTTTTGGTTTGTAGCCCAAAGCCTTTAGCAACGCAAACTCGTAACCGCAACCACCGCTACACAGATACATCTTCTCTTTCTCCTGTATCCGGATATCTGATGCTGACTTCTTTTTTGCCGTTTTCTTTCCTGACGTTCTCGACCGTGAATGAGCCATGTTCGAAGGCCTTCTCCGTGACTGTATCCAGTTCCTTCTTGGTCAACAACTTTCTAACTTCCGTTATCGTCAACTTGCCCTCCCATCCTTAGGTGTTCTCTCAATTCATCCACCGGACCGAAGTACACAAAGTGCACCTGTCTGAAAGCCTTAGCTTTTAAGTTCTTAATCTCTTTCGGACTATACCCGTGCCAATCTCCATCCTTCCCTCTTACCAATACGTTAGCTATGTACTTGGCTGGAAAGATTCCCTGCTTTCTAAAAGCTACTTGGTCCGGATCGTCCGGTTCTTTATCAGTACCAAAATCCGGATCCCCCTCCATCTTGTTTACTTCCTCTGCCGGTAAATTCAAAGTCACGATAGCTGGAGTAAAAGCCCCCTTCGCTAACTCAGGGTTATCCCGCAGCATGTAATTCATATCTTCCGGACCTGTAAAAGCTTTATGCGCTATGTTCGCATTCCCATACCTATCCTCAAAACGGAAGGTGCTTCCTGGTGCCGCCTTCTCATACGCAGCCCGGAAATTCGCAAACATTATCGCTGTCTCGAGAGACGTCGTAGCATATACGTATCCTTTCTCCATCGGAATGGCATCCACAGCAAACTGCCTATCTTGATTCGGCTTCAGACCTTTAGCAACAATATCTCTAGCTGAATCCAAAACCGTACCGTGATACATAGTCTGCGGACGACCGCAATGTGGGCCGCGGCATCCAGACCCTACCCCACCAGCATATAGTTCCAATGTCGCGGCTAGTCTCATTTGAGTCGAAAAGTTATCCCATACCGCTTATTCAAAAAACCTGAAGCTCTGCCAACGTTGTTGAATGAAATTTCTCTGTGTCTTTCTATCGCGTGGTACTGTCCCAAGTCTCTTTCGATTACGTTGACTCCCAGCTTGCCCAGATTTCTATGAACCTCTACCGACCTTGCTTCCGTCGGTGACGCCTGGTGAATGAAGAAGTGATTTATCTCCTTTGGGTCGTCGTACGTCTTCTGTGCCGGAAGGTCTACCAGATACTGACCTTTGAACTTGTCCGGCTTCCTCAACCAGTCGTTGCCACGCTTCTCATACGTCTTGGCTTGCTTCAGTACAACTATGTCTTCTCCGTTCGCGCCTTTCATCTTGACTTTTACTTTGCCAGCCCACGGAGCCTTAACTGGAATAATATCCTTGCCGCCTCTTCTCAGTATGCCTGGCTGTAGCTTACCCTTCCGAACCGGATGCACATCAAACTTCTTGGCGTATCTTTTTAATCCCCGTTTGACTCGCTGGCGGACCTTTCCCTGAGCAGTACGAGGGCGACCGCAGTGAGGTCCGTTGCAACCAGACCCCGGCCCGCCAAAGTACAACTCCCCTAGCTCCGCCAGCGTAATCATTGCCCTTCCTTCTAGAGAGCAACCCTTTGCAGCATATCCTGCAATCTGTCTCTCGTCTGTGCCGCTTTCCGGTATTGTTCCCACAACTTGTCTGCCAGTGGTGCCCGCCCTGGCGCCAACTCACCCGCTTGGCTTTCCCCATCTGGAGCACAGCTTGTCAACACAGGACTAAGAGCTTTTTCCAAAGACACCGCCAAATGATAGATGTCTCCCAACACTGCTTCCATATTGCTCAACTCTTGCTCAATCTGGGAGGCTGGTTTCTCCGACTGAGTCGCTACATTACTAAGTGTGCTAACCCCAATTCTAGCCTTGCTAATACCAACCGCACTTCTGTTTTCCATTCCCATCCCTATTTCTCCTTTTATGTTCTTCTCAACTCCACGATAGTCTGTAGAGAAAAGAGAGACTGCACGCCACCCTGCTCCACCAGTATCTGGAGAATGTATCCTCCGCCCAGTGGAGCGTTGAAAGTTGCAGGCACCGTTCCCTGATAATTCCCATCCGTCGCCGCCATATACCCAAGCACTATACCCTGTAACACTCCGTCTGCTACACCCCTGTCATTTAGCAACGTAGCCGTGACCGTAGCTGAATTGAGGAAACTTCCCGTGACCACGTCCTGCAAACCGAAGGCTTGAATCACCTGCGTGTTCAGTGGATTGAGATAGTAAGTCTTCTGTACCGCCATCTCTACTGACCTCCGACCTTAATCTCTCCCACCAGCTCTTGCAGTATAACCAAAGCCTGCATTCTTATTACACCCGGAGCAAACACGAACTCAGCCAGCACCGCATCCAACCATTCCGCCCCTTCCGCATCCTGTAATAGCAAACTCAACTGAGCAGCAAACGTATCCCTGAACTGGTCCGTCAGTGCATTCACATCTGACAACCCAGCCAGGTAAGAACCGATAGCCGAATACGTATCGTTGAGGAAGGCTATCGTGTCTTCCGCAGCCATTGCCTGCGTCATAAAGGCCGCCAAAGCATCCACCATTGCTGGCGTGGCTTCTGCCAGTAGCACCTCAAACGATTCCATCAGACTCATTACATCGCTCATCACATTCTGTTCGCTCGTCTGATTGCCATAGCCAGCACCCAAAGCTTCCGACAAAGCTATCTGGTCCGAGAACTGCAACGATATCGAAGGCTGCCCTGTCGAAAACTGGAATTGATCTAGCCAACTGTTCAGAGAATCTTCTTCCGGGTCCGTAATGAAAATAGCCAGAGAAAGTGTTTCTAAACTAGATAGAATGCAATGGTCCACTAAGCTTTGACCGTACCCAATGGCCAAAGAATCCGCTATCGTCAGCGTATCCGATAAAGCCACAGCACCAGCCAGCAAGTCTACGTAGCTGTCCGGCATTGCCAACTGGTCTGAGAATGTTGACAACATTCCCAGTGCATTGGCTTCCGAATCCGAGAACGTTACCGTATCTGTGATAACGTTCCCGTATCCGGTCGCAGCACTATCACTGAACGTCAGGCTATCTACTTGCCCTTGTCCGTAGCCGATGGTGTCGGAATCTGTCAGACTCAACGTGTCTGAAAACTGTTCAGAGATTAAAGCCGCTCCGCTGTTGAAAGCAAAACTATCTGTCAGCGTAAACGAATCCGATATCAGGTCTCCGTACCCGACTGCGTTCGTATCCGAGAAAGTCAACGAATCAACTGTTCCCTGACCATAGCCGATTACTTCTGAATCGCTTAACACCAACTGGTCTTTTACCACGTTGCCGTAACCAACCGCATCCGTGTCCGTCAATACTAAAGTATCTGAGAAAGCTTCCGCTATAGAGAACAAGCTGGCCAGAGAATCACTCATGCTCAACGTATCAGCTATCAAGTCTCCGTAACCAACCGCGTTCGCATCGAGGAAGGCCAGGCTATCTACGGTAGCGTTTCCATATCCAAGCGTCTCGCTATCCGAGAACACCAGCTGGTCACTCAGACTTTCTACTTGCGGAACTAGGAGCTGACTACTCTCCGCCTCCTGCATGAATACCGGCGAACCAAATCCAAAGTTAAGTGCTGGAAAATTAGCTGTTGTCTGCACAGCTTGCAGAGCCAGCACCGGCATTGCATCTTTTAGTGGCAGAAAGATATTTCCGTCTAAAGCTAACAAGAGAAAGTCTTGCCAGTAAATGGAAGAAGCCTTCTGCTGACCAAAGTAAGGGCTATAGCCAGCACCCGGAACCACCAGCAAAGGAAATATGTGGCCAGGCTGACTTAAGCTGGTGTTGTAGATATTGTCCCCGACGTAGTTGACAGGAATTCCATCTACCAGCTGGATTAGGTCAAGCAAAAGCAAAGGGATACTTGGAACAACCGGAGACTGTACTGCATCCTGCCAGTTGTTCAGAGAATCCGAAAGGCCCAGCAACATTCCAAGGATATCAGTTGCGCTATCCGAAAGAACCAAACTATCTGCTTCTACGTTGCCATAGCCCACACCCAGTGAATCCGAAAAGACTAAAGTCTCGGAGATGATGTCTCCGTAGCCCATACTGCTACTGTCTAAGAATGTTAACTGGTCTACTGTGGCGTTGCCATAGCCGGTAGCCAGACTGTCAGAAAAAACAATCGTATCCGACAATGCTTCAGTCATTCCAAACAAATTGACTTCCGCATCGCTCAACACCAACTGGTCTGAGAATGTTTCTAGCAATCCCAAAACTGCTGCTTCACTATCACTCTGACTCAACGAATCTGTAATCTGGTCGCCGAATCCCAATGAGCTACTATCTGAAAAACTCAGAGCATCTACCTGACCTTGGCCATAGCCAATGACCAGAGCATCTAACCAATTTGCACCTTCGTTGTCTGAAAGAACTAGAGCTATGCTTAGCAAACTAGCAGTTATATCCGCCCAGTTTGCTCCTTCGTTGTCTGAAAGAGTTTTTGGAATTACCAGAGTGAACGCCACAGCATCTGATAATGTCAAAGTATCTGATAACTTTTCTACTATGCCGAGAACTACAGTAGCGGCCGTATTCCAATTTGCCGTCTCACTGTCCGATAAAGCTTTAGTCAAAGCCACAGTCGAAGCAAACTCCAACTGTCCAAGCTCTTTCAGACAGAGCTGTAGAAACTCCTTAGGAGTTAACCCACCCGGCCTACCTGGCTGTAACTGAGAAAGTTTTTCGAATTTTATTTGCGAACTCAAGTATCTCTTCTCTCGTCTTCTTTACGTTTGCCCGCAGCTGCCAAACTTTTCCCGAATAATGCGCCAGACTCCAACCTCTTTTCTTTCCAAACTCGAGTAATGTCTGCTGCCAGTACTCAGTCATATACTTACCAGCGTTATCCCGGATTAACGACACGTAGGAGTAAGGATATTCTTCCGACCCTTCGCAACTGCTTAAAGTCGTAAGCCCAATACCCTGCAAAGCAGTAACCAATGGCTTGATGCCTTCATCCATCTCCCACTTCACATCTTCCGGAAACTGGAACTTCAGCTCTACATATCTTCCGTTGAACTGTTCCAAAGCTTGTACCAGTGGATTCTGGTCTATATACGCAATCCCATCTTTCACCGTTACCAAACCTTTTAATTCCAGTCCAGTCATTATACTTCCCCATCCAGCAATACATCGAACGTTGCTTGTTGCTCTCCCTGCGACTTGAAACTATCCGCTTGCTGTTCCTGCACCGTGTCCAATACACTAGCCAGTATCTGAGCCAGTACTTTAAAGTCTCTTACCACTATCTCGCTAGGAGCAAATACCAACTCCGTCAGGATTGCATCCAACCAATTCTGACTCATATCGTCCGACAAGAAGGGCAGAACAACTCCGACTACATTTATCTCATCGTCGAATTCCAGGAACTGCCCGTCTATGAGCAAACCATACATCAGATTCAGCTGCTCAACCATCGTCTGGCCGTCTTCTATAGCCAGCAGATAATTGAACAGCTGCTGCAAGTTCTCCAACATCGTTGGTGTTGCATCCGCCAACATGGTCTCAAACGACTCCACCAGATTCATAGAGTCTGCCAGATTGGTGCTATCCGTTACTTTGCTTCCATATCCCGCTCCTACCGAATCCGCTTGTGCCAACTGGTCTGCCAGAACCAACCACACTGGAAACTGAACTGCATCCTGTTGCTGCAACTGCTCTACTATGAACAGTCCAGGAAACTGTCCAAGCTGGTCGCTCAGTACCACTTGCTCGAAAACATTTAGACCAATACCGAAAAGCAACTTCTCCGAGTCCGACATTATCAACTGGTCTGGTAGGAAGTTCCCATAACCCAATGTGAAGCTGTCCGACAGCACCAACTGATCTGAATAAGGGTTTACGCCACCGGAAAAAGCAAAAGCATCCGCCCAGTTCGGTCCCTCATCATCCGATAGAAGTTCTATTAAGCCTTCCAGCAAAGCTATACTGTCAGAAGCAACCAACTGGTCGGAGACTATATCTCCGTAGCTGACTCCCATAGCATCCAACAAAGTCAAGGAATCTACGTTGCCTTGGCCATAACCCAATATCAACTGCTCCGATAATACCAACTGCTCCGATATCTGATCTCCGTAACCGAGAAAATTGGAATCCGAAAGATTCAAAGCCTCCACAACTCCCTGTCCGTAACCAACCCCTAAACCATCCGCCATCGTCAACGTATCCGAAGATACTTGCCACAACGGTAACGTGAACGAATCCGTCAAAGCCATCACATCCGACAGCGGCATGAAATAAGCCATAAGCCCAGCCAGACTGTCTTGCCACTGGTCTGCGTTACTCTCGGCAAAAACTCCCAGATAGGGCTGGGCGAAAAACTCCTGCCATAAGTTTAATGTCTGAATGAAAGATAGCATCAAAGGAGCCAACGCCGTATAAGCATCTGAAAGCCCGGGCGTCTGATCACTTAGTTGCTCTGTCAGCGCTACTGGAAGCTTATCTGTAAAAGCATCTGAAAGCGTTAGCGTATCCGAGAAACTCTGGAAAAAAGAGCCTGGGGTAAAATTGAAACTAAATCTATCCAGCCAGTGATTCAGAGAAGTGTCTGCTGTCTGTAGATTATTAGCCTTGATTACCTGATTCTTCTTGACCTTTATATTGTCCTGTCCCGATTGATCAAACATACCGGGCTGATTACTTTCTCCGATAGTCAAGAAGAACAAACCAGAGTTCTGCCCAATCAAAGTATCCTGCTGGAACAACTGATCTGTAATGCTCATTAGATAATCTTCCTGGGCCAGAAACGCTTCTGGAGTAAGAAAGATTACTTCTCTTGCTAACTGTGTCAGTCTTACCACCACCGTCTGAGGCTGATAAATAGTTTCTCTTGCCAACTGTGTCAGTCTTGTGACTGAATTGATTGGCCTGTTTACCACCTCTCTGGTCATCTGAGTAAGGCGAGCTATTGGCATCGCTACCACAATCGCATCACTCTGGACCATTGTCTGGGAAATCAAAATCTGAATTACTGTTCCAGCTCCAGCGGCCGTTTTAACAAAGTTCACGGCATCAGACTGAACCAACTGCTCGACTATAAATAGACCAGGAAACGAACTGAACTTATCATTCTGAATTAGTCTGTCAAAGAGTTCTGCTTGAACAGGCCGATTGACTAGAGCGAAACCGTCTTGCTGGTTTGTGCTTAGCGTTTCAGCAAACTGTAGTAGTAAAGCCTGACTCATAGAGTAATTTCAAATCCCGTTTCCGCTGCATTGATCCCGGCTTGTGTCCAAAGCTGCCCTGTAGCTGGGTCTGTATAAAAAGCCGCCATACCAGGATAGGTATACCCAACCGCCAATCCGATATCTACTCCATTGTCTACCACCACTCCCTGCGAAGCTACTATGTGCCGAAAGTTTCTTGCCCCAGCCGAAGTCTTCTCCGCTCTGGGCCAAGTTGCTAATGCATAGATTGTCGTCGACGCTGCTACCAAGGCTGGATAAGTATAGCGCTCCATATGCCCGACAACTGAATCAAAGTTATATGTCGTATCGTCATCTGGTGGAACTTCGTCCACCTGCATCCAATTCTGTGCATTGATAACTGAGCCACCACGAGTAAAGTCATTCTCCGTACCATTACCAGAAGGCAACTGAGCTTCTACTGTCACATCTCCCAGATAGCTGTTGCACTGGTTACCGTTCGTATCGTTCAAGTACAAATCTGCATAGTAATGTGTCCCGACAGCAGCATCATTTGATAATAAATTTCCTATAGCAAGCTGCTGAGTGGTGCTGTTGGGATTATTGGCTGCATTCTTTGTGTTTACATTCTGTGCTGTAATGATTACGTTCCCATCCAACCGCATCTCCACCGCTCCAACAACCGGGTCTATTGTTATAGTTATTTCTATATAGTGCCAACCACCACCTATCGCAAGAGATGATACTGGCCCTATGTTTGCCCCAACACCAGTTGTATTGTTTGCTGCCGTTGACCGCACAAATTGAAATGTGCCGGAAGGACTCAGCCTTACAAATACATGAGAAACGCCTGTTATATCATTGAACGCACACAACACCCAATTATTTCCAGCGGACGGAGAAACTTTTACTTGGTAAGCAAAACCCAAAATCACCGTTCTTGAAACCGAAAAATTCTTTAGCACGGCACACTGTCCACTAATAGCATTAAACAGTAGCCCGGCCGCTTGTGTTCGAGCCGCAGTAGCAGAAATTACTGGCGAAGCGCTGTTAATATTGTCCCACTTCTGTAAAAGTGTCGTGTAGTGGCTAAAGCTATCGCAAAATAAAAGCATTTAGTCTCCTGCTGGAACCTCTATTTCCAAAGGCTGATTGGTGTTCTCTGTTTTTATTTCCTGAACTTTCTCCAACATCGGTTCGCCCAACTTCTCGAACTCCGTCTTCTGTCTGACTATTGGATTCACTTGCATAGCTGCTATGGATTCCGCCGGCTCAATCTTCCACGCTCTGACAAACATGTGGTAATTGTGGAAGTCCCATACGAACTTCTTAAACCCCCGCTCTGCCAGTAGCTGCTCGATGATCTGTGGCGTAAACCCAGTCTTGTGAAAATTCTCATTGTAGCTCTGCGCTCCATAGAACACATTCATTACATCCGTGTCTATCTCCTTGTTCATCACATGCTGAGCCGCCCACTCCAGATTCGGTAGCACCAGTCTCAGCTCACCATCTTCTTTGAGAATCCGAATCCACTCGTCCAGTACAGCCTTTGTCTCGTTCCTAGCAAAGTGTTCCAATACATGACTGGAAAAGACTATGTCGAATTCTTTTGTTGCGAAGGGCAGCTTCCTCAGGTCGCATCTATAATCCGGCTTGACTTCTTCCCGGATGTCCACCCGCAACACCTTTCCTTCTTCCGTGTTGTAGCTGTTCTCCGGCTCACCGCAACCCAAGTCCACAATCTTCTTCGTCCCTTCCTGCCAGTTGACCGGTCTCAGTGGCTTGGCTGTTGGTGGAAGATTGTAACTCTGCCCAGTCTTTGCATCCCAGTGATTCGGAAGTATTCCCCCATCTGCCAGGATATTCCAACCGCCTTCCGGTACACCCTCTCCTGTAGCTTTGAGAATCTTGTCGCAGAAATACAAGTCTTCCGTCCACATCTCACCCTGTGGAATGTTCTCCATGAAAGCTTCTACCGAGTCCACCGTCTTGAACCATGGCTTCGGAATGGTCTTCAGTGCGTCCACTCTGATAAGAGCACAACCCATTCCAACTCCCGAGCAATCGAATACTTCTCCCACTTTCCAATCCCAGTAAGGTCCAGCTCCGTTACCTCTAAACACCATCGGCATGCAAGGCTGAGACTTGTGGCAATAGATGCCAGCCGCTACCGCTGCATTGTCCCAGTGCTCCAGATGGTAGATAAGCTGTCTCAACGTGTGAGCTGGAGGCGTAGTGTCCTCATCTATGAAGAAAAGATACTTACACCCTTTCGATACCGCATTCTCAGCCATGATTTGCCTTGCTTCATCTACCGGCCTGAACTTAATCATGGCATACTCAACGTTATAGTCCATCGGTGGATGCAACTGATGGAAAGCAAATGCCCATTCCGGCACCAGCGGATTACCGCTCAGCGGAACGCCAATCATTAATCCCGTTCTATTTTTGTAAACCGTCATTTACTTTTCCTCTGTATGGTCCATCATTCCTGTTTTGGTATTGTACGACGACCTTACTTTACCTCTAAAACCACTTCTGTATTCTACGCTGGGATAAACCGCTGCTGTCGTTACCATATTGTTATGGTAGTGCAAATCTGGATAGCCGTACTTCCTGACCGAATCATGTTCTTCCAGCATCTGCTTCACGAACTGTTCTCTCGGCTGCACCTTGATTGCAGCTACCGCATCCACGACTTCCGGATACTCCTGCTCTTGCCACGATTTGAAACTCCACGTCTGTCCGGCCTTATTCAGTATCATGCTTGTTCTCCTCTATTGCTTTCTTTGTGGCTGAGTCACCGAAACATTACCTGCCTGTTCTATCTGCTGCTGTCTTTCTCTCGCCCTGTGTCTCAGCATCCAATCGCAACCCTGCCTGATGGCTGATGCAGCTCTTCTTGCTTCTACCGTTGCTGTGTTGTCCTTCTCTGTTACTTCTGCCCAGTCCGCGAACTCAACCAACTCCGAATCTGAAAAGTTCTTCATGCTGTTACTTTCTCCTTTACTTCTTCTATTCTTTTTCTAATCATCCCTGCCGCCGCTTCTGCTGCCACTGCTGGTGGCATCATGTACGGCAACGGATACTCCTGCCCATAAGGGCAACCGAAGACTTTTCCCAAGTGGCAGCTGGCATGTCTGGAAGGATGAGGCTCATACGTTATCGTCTGCTTCCCCAGCCCCATCGCTATGACCCAGTTTGCTGATCTGCATCCGATAAACAGATCCGCATCTTCTATTACCTGAGCCGCTTCCAGCCAAGGCAGATTAGCCACATCGTGCAAGTCCACTGTGTAATGATTCTCTCTCGTCATCTCACCAACTCTAGCCGCCAACTCCCTAATGAACTGTTTCTTCAGCTCATCGTATTGTTCGTTGAAAGCCACCGCGACCATGAGTCCGTTCTCATGCCACATCCTTTTCTTTCCTGTACTTATAAAAGGAACCACCGGCTGCTGCAGCTGTATTCCTTGCTGGTAGGCTACGAAGTCTACCAGTGCCATACTTGGTGCTGATATGCCAGGATGGGCTTTGTACGTTAGCTGATACACCTTGTCGTATAGATAACCAGCTGTAAAGTCTTCATGCCGACCGACCGTAGCCGTCCATTCCCTGCCTTCGTACTGTTCTTTGAACGTTGGAGCTTCCCACGGCCCGTCTCCATGATTGCTATGCGTCCGTATCCAATCCGGAATCACAAAGCATCTACGAATGTACTCCTGTGCTTCTATCAGTGGACACAAACTTTCGTAGTAAGGCATCATGGCAAAATCCACCGGATCGCAGGCAATGTCTTTTGCAATCTGCCTAGCTGTTGGCAGAGACCAAAGTATATCCCCATACTTTCCCGAGAATGTGCAGAGAACTTTCATAGATAGTCCCTGCCAACCTTGGCTCCTAGTACGAGGCCAATTACAAACCCCATAAAAAACGCTGCGGTAATCATATTCTCACTATCCCATCTATTCTTACTTTCTTACCAACTGGAAGCCAGACCCGTCTAATTTCATCTGCGGGCTTTGACGCTGCCCAATCCAATGCTTTCTGAACCGCCTCCGTATCGTCATGAACTCCATCAACCATAGCCCCGAAGCATCTTACATCCTTCGCATGCATCCATTTCCCATCACGCCAACCACATCGTTCTATTACTTCATCCGGCCTAGTATTTACTCGCACATCCACATTGCTTTCTGCTACTGCATCTTCTGGCAAGCCTATCTTTGTAGCTGCATAGCCTACCAGTGCTCCCAGTCCTATCTGTCTCATCCACTCACGTCTGTTCATTTTTATTCTCCTTATCGTTTCACCTGGATCATAGAGTCCTGAGCTTTGAGCTTCGGAAACTCCAGCTGAAAATTATGGACTGCTCCAAAATATCCATAGATAATCACAACCTCAGTCGGTATAGCCGTATAGCCAACAATACGCCAAGGCTTCGTATCGTTCTCACCCGTAGTCAAATGCCAACACGCCGCGTGATAAGTAGTCTGTAGGCTGAAACTAAGTGTTGCCAAACCAACCACACTAGCCCGTGATGGATTCCTACCCAGGAAACGATTTGTCTCCACCTGCCTATTCGTCCGCAAGACTGTTGAGTAAGCATCTGTACCGATTGCTGCCGCGTTCAAAAACTCTCCTACGTCCCAGAGAGGGTCGCGAAATGGTCTAGTAAAGAAAGTCAACACTTTCTTTGGCCCAGCCATTGTCGGCCAAGCAGTCAATAGCAACAGCAAAGCCGCTAGTCCTATCTTACTCACAGTATGTTCTCCGCATCTATGCCAGCCAAGCCGATAGCCACATTCCCTCTGATCACACTTCTCGCTGTCTGCAGTCCCAGTAGATAACCTTTCTCGATATCGTTGTTGACACCCGGCAGTCCCTCCCGCAATTCTTTCAGCTGGTCATCTATGACTGCCTTGTCTATTACCTTCAGCATGTCTACCGCTGACTCCACATTCATTGCCGCTGGGATAACCATTCTTATTCTCCTCTCAGCCCCAGCAAGGCCCGTTCACCAACTGCTCAAGCATTGCCTGGGTAATCTTATTCTTGTTCTTCCACTGTACACAGTCCATCATGAACTTAATCTGTACCTTATACTGCTTCTGAATTGAATTCAGTGCTCTTACTTCCATCAACGTCAACCGGTGACTTTCAGGAGCTGTCTTCAGCAACCTCTCCAAAGTCACCGGATTGCTTTTTCTTTTTCGCATCTTTACTTCCCCGAAACCGCTTTACCAAATGTAAACTTCCGTCTTGCCAGTGTTCCAGTAGCGTCTGTTACCACCACCGTAAACGTAACCGTCGAAGGAAATGTCGTTATGCCAACACCCGTTGGTGTGCCACTGATAACTCCTGCTGAGCTTAGTGTCAGGCCTGCAGGTAAACTGCTCCCCGTAGCCAGAGTCCAAGTGTATGGCGCCGTGCCACCCGTGGCTGTCAACGTTGTCGTCTGGTATACCGTATTGACTTGTCCACCAGGAAGTGCTACCGCCGTAATCGTCAGCACCCCAACCTTGGTCATAGTAGCTGGTGCCGATACTCCCGAAGTATCTTTGACCGTGATACTGGAAGTGCCGACCAGATTGTACAACGTATTCGGAACTGCTGCTGTCAGCTGTGCAGCACTTACGAATGTGGTCACCAGTGCCGTCGAGTCCCACATGACCACCGACGAACTGGAAAAGTTCGTACCGTTAACCGTCAGCGTAAATGCTGGACTACCCAACACCACATGAGCCGGACTGATTGTGGTAATCGTTGGCGTTGGGGCTGCCGCAATCGTAATTGACAGACTCTTCGAAGCCGACTGATTCGAACCCGTCGATTGTGAAACCAAAATGGAAGCCGTTCCAGGCGTCTTCAAGCTTACCGCCGGTATGATAGCCCTCAGTGCTGTCGAGCTTATGAAATTCGTTGTCAATGGCTGTGTCTGGTTTAACACCGCTCTGGCATTGGAACGAAAGTTGCTACCAGCTAGTGCTACTCCCGTATCCGGTGAAGCAACCGCAATCCTACTCGGTGTCACGCTGGATAGAATCGGAGCTGCCGGTGGAACCGGATCTCCCCACAAAACCATCAACGTCAAAATAGCCAATAATGCTTTCATGTCCACTCCCTCTTAAGGAATAACCGCCGAGACCGTATTAGATGGATTACTCTCTGGTGGAAAGCAACTGCTCGTACTATCCACGTAAGCTGTTACCAGATAAAAATAAGTGTGTCCAGAGGTAACCGCCTGATCTACATAAATAGTTGTCGCCGTGGAAGCCAGATACTCCATAGTATCTATTGTCGCGGCTGTGCTTTTGTAAATCTTGTAGCCGACTACCGTTCCGCAAGCTACCGGTGGACCAGGCGTCCAAGAGAGATTTACCAAACGCTTCGAGCCAGCCGCTACCACTTGGATGGAAAACTGTCTCGATTGGGTCTGAGCCTGAGGTCTAGCTGTTACGCAACTCAGCAGCAGGAACACTGCCAACAACATCCTTCTCATTCTCATTCTCCTTGTGTGCCAGCTCTTTCGCGTGTGTCCACCACAACTGCACCTTGTCCAGTTCTTCCGGCCTCTTGAATCCAGGATGAGGCCAATACTCTTTCTCTACCCCTGTAACCAACATCCGGAAATCATTCGCAAACAACTCCGATACTGCTTTGTGCCACGTGCCAGGTCCATAGCTCTTGACCTGCTCCATCTCCCTGACTTCTCCATACTCCTTGTACAACTTATCGTCTGCTTCCTTCTCTCCCCGCATCCAACTGATGTACTTCTTGACCACATGACCGTATTCGTGTGCCACCAGATATCTTGTCATTGCTGGGTGTGGTGGAATTCTCTTGCCATATAGAACTATCGTTGCATCCCACGGATACTCATCGTTCTTGTCCTTAGGCAGACCAGAATAATACTTGTTGCCGATGTGAGTACATCCGTTTGTTCTATCCGTTGTCTCCCTGTCCAATAGATACATCGTCACGTCTCTGTCTATTGGAAACGTCTTTGCTGATAGCATCAGCATCTGCCCCGCCAGATAATTATCGTGACCGTATGCCGGTGCTGGGTCTACCGGCTCCTGTCTATCCCAATCTCCCGTTCTTATTCTGAAAAAGGCTTTCCCATCCCAGTTCCAACCCAACTCCTGTTCTGCCACCAGACTGTGCAGATGGAAGTTACTCATTCTTCTCCTTTCTCTTACCAGCTTCTCTCTGCAACGCGGCATGCAGTTCTTTCAGCTTCACCAGATTATCGTCCAGGTTATCGTTGATAGCCCTTTGTCTAACCTGTATCTCATTGGCCTGCTGAATCAATAATCGCTCCGAACTGTTCGCTTCTATGATCTGTGTCGCCACCCTTTCCAATGTAGCTCGATTCGCTAGGTTGTTAACTTTTAACTGCCTGACAAGTACACCCAAGCTAAACAACCCAAGTAGCCAGGTGGAAACAACCAGCACCAGCGTATCGTATCTCCAGTTGATCCCCATCTTATCCATAGACATCCTCTAATTCCTCCTGCTCCTAGCCAACTGGGCCTGCAACTGCTCTAACGCTTTGGTCTGCTCTCTGATAGTATCCTCTTGCCGAGTTAGCTGTTTGTCGTATTGTTCAAATCTGGAGTAGAGAACATCTTTCCTAGCCAGATCGGAATCGTACTTGTCCAATCTGGCGTCTATATATCTCAGATGTTCTTCTACTTTAACTCCATTGCTACTGGGATAGAAAAAAGAGTTACCAAGCGCCAGCAGCGCTATCAAGAATGATAGACCAAGATGCCAGCGCTTGATTCCATTTCCATTTACGTACTCTCCTATTTTTTGTGGACCCACTTTTAGTTCCTCCCCTAATGGAATCTCTCCCCATCTTCCATTGGGGCCTAGTTGCTGATTGTGTAGGTAATCGCCAGCGTGTTCGATGTCGTCTTGTTGATTATGGCGAATGTCACGTGGGACAGCATCGTTTGAACGTTGCTGGCAGTGCTGTTGAATAACCCAGCTTCTCCCAGAGTTGTGTTAGCTTGGTTCGTCGCAAATGTGCACTGCGCGTTCCAGCTTGGCGGATTGCTCGTCATGTTCGATGTGTCGAAAGAAGCAATGGCAATTCTCAATGCTTCCGAACCCAGAATCGTGTCTCCCGTTGCTGGAGCCGTTGTGCTGGTCCCAACCGAGATGGCGTTCATCGTATCCGTCTGTGGCGCGTTGCTGACCAATCTGGAAAGAACGTATCTTCTCCCAGAGGTAACCACCACGTTGTCAATCTTTACTCTCTGCAACTCCCTGCCAGTCTTTGCATCCAGCAGAGCAATCTGATAGCAACCTCTGAGCCCGATCTGGTCTTCTACACCATGGAGCTCATCGTACTTCCTGTACACGTCCATTCTCAGAATCCTCCGGCGCCTTCGCCTTAGTGGGAATGACCACCCCACAGTGTTCGCACTTCTCGCCGTCATTCTGATTAGGATGTCCGCAACTCAGTTCTATCTGAACCATCTCTTCTTGCCGCAACCAATCTGTGGCCATTATTCCTGTTCCTCCGCCAACTCCGCCTCGTACTTCTCCCTTTCCTCCTTTGTTAGCACTTCCTCTATATCTGGAAGTCTCGTACCGAATACCCTTCCCTTCTCCTTGGCCAACTGCACCATCCTCAGCAACCAAGTATCCGGATTCGTTACATCTCCCACAACATCTGAACCACTAACATCCGCAACCACTGTAGCTTGTCTGTGTATCTTTGGTGGGATTGCTCCAATCCTCTCCGCCAAATCCATTGCCACCCATGCTCCATTCTTCGTATCCCAATCCTCTATCTCATGCTCAATCCTGAGTACCAACTTATCCCCGCATCTACCCAGAATCTTCTCCAACAAAGACTTCCCAAATGCCTGCATCTCTTCCGACTTCACCACCCTGGCAATCGTAACCTCATCCTTCTTCTCTTCTGCTGCAATCTGCCTCATGCTTTTTCCATCTGCATACTTCTTCATCACCCGAACCTGCTGCGGCAAAGGCATATAGCTTTTTCCACGGTTCGGACTAGGTCTCTTACCCGAAGTTACCCTAACTTGCCTGGACTTCTGTGCCGCTCTCATGCAACCTTCTTCTTTCTTATGTTCCTGTAGAACTCCCGTCCGTATCTCATCAGACAAGTGTTGCCAGCAATCCTTGCTCTCTCTTCTGTGAATTCTTTTCCATACATCTGAGCAGTTTTCTGTCCACCTTTTCTACCATTCAGTCTGTTCTGCAGTATCCGGTCTCTCATCATTTCCTTTCTAGAGCTTAACCGGATTTTTACGAGGATCTTTTTGGAGGGCTTCTACTGGCGTGGTGTTACCCGGCTGGGACAGACCTTTGATTCCATCCCAACTTTGCTGAACACCGTGTTGAACTACTTTGGAAGGAGACTGTGCTGGAGAAACTGGAACAGGAAAACCTGGCGTTGCTGGCTGTGACATATCAAAGCACACCTTGCTACATCAGTGGACACCTAGTCTGCGTACTGGTTATAGACCGGCGTGCTTTTTCTAAAACTCAACCCTTCAGACAAGAGATGCTGGGAACCTAGCGCCTGCTTAGATTCCCAGCTGTTCGGGGTGTTCCCGTCTGGAGAGCTGTTTACTTTTCTATTGGTCGACTACATGATAACCGTCTTACCGAAACCTGTCAAGTTATTTATTCTTCACGAACAAACCTTCTGGTTCTTTCTCAATGACACCCGCTATGGTCTCGAAGTTGTCTCTCTTGTTGTCATTGTGTATCGGCAAATTGGCTGCTCTTCCTTCCCGCTGATAGCTGGCTTCTATCGTTTCCACTCCAAGCCAAGACGCAACTGATGCAGGCAAATAATAATCCTGCCCATCGTAGCGATAAACTCTCTGGATAGGATTGCTGCCTGCAGCCACTACCAACTCAGCCACTACCAACTCAGCCTTTGGTATTACCCCAGCCCTGGCCGCTAACTCGCAAGCCACACCCAAGCAACAGTATTCGTCCTTCTCGTTTCTAAGAACTTTCCGCCCCTGCTTGTACTCACCACTTCTCAACGCCGCTATCCATGCTTTTGCATTCTCGTTCATTTCTTCTCCTCTATCTTCGTACAGTTCTGAGCACATCTTTCATTGAACTCTGCCAACTGTGCTGCTATCTCTTGCAACACTTCTATCTGCCTTCTCTGTCTACCTTCCCTGTCTAGATAAGCTGGAAGGTCCCAACTTCTAATCTGTTCTGCCGTCATTTCTTTGGCCTCCATCCGCATCTCTGACAATTTCCAAACTCACTCATCTTGTGTTCCGGCCACGCTATCCATTTACCCTTGTCCACAAATGGCTCGCCAATGGAAATCCAGTACTGAGCCTGCAATTCTGGTGACATCGACTTCACCACCCAGCATTTAAGTTCCGTTTCCATACTGCCTGAACATTGTCAAGACTTCCGGCCACGCAACACCTTTACCAAACACAATCAACCTACCTTTGAATTCTTTACAGTTCGCCTTATGTGGTCTGTCGTCTATGAGATAGTCTCCCTCATCTCCCAGCAATCCTTTGTCGTGGGTAATGATAATTCTTCTTTTCAATTCTGGAAGATGCTCCAGCAACCATTCCACTTTGTCAGCATAAGCAAAGGCTACGCCCGTAGGAGGCTTCGTCGCTATCCATACTTCGTAGCCCATGCCAATCAGACTCCTTACACCCGCCAGAGCATCTGGCATTGGTTCCAGTGTCCTGTAAGCACCCACCATCCTCTTGAAGTCGACCGATGGCAAGTTGAGCTCCTTCATCTTCTTCTCAAAATCAACTATGACACCGTCCATGTCCACGAAAACACGGTTCACACGTCCTCCCACTCATACGTCTTGACTCTCGTCAGCCCAACTTTCTTTACAGCCTGCGGAGCCAGTGCTTCTACAATGCCACTATCGTACGGGCCTTTGAAAATAAAGAACTCATCACCCAGCTCCAACAAGGAAGGATTCCGTGCCTGAAACACCTGAATGAAAAAAGACCTTGGAATAGCCCCAGCCTTTCCTTCCAACTTCATACGACTCTCTACGAAGATGATATCTTTAGCCATGCAATAATCCCTTACGTATCTTCCAACTCCCTTGTCGCATCCAACTGAGACTATGTGAAGTCTTGTGCCATGCTGCTTGACTAGCTGCTGGACTAACTCTTCCACTGTCTCTTTGTCCTTCTCAGAATCCTTCCGATCTCTTGAACCAACCACGACGACGTTCATGGCTTGCCCTCAATGCTTCCCGTATTTTAATTTCGCCCTTAGTTCATAGCTGCCACCTTCCTGTACTTGGCCTGCTCCCAATGCATCTCATACGCTTGGGCAACCAGCCTCGATATCTCCTTTCTGTCCACTCTATCCGGGAGCGGAGATTTATCTTTCTCTTCTTCAGCTTGTCTTTTCAGTTCCTCTGCATACTTCTGAAACTCCGGCAACTTCCACTTGCCCTGTCTTATAGCAATCAACTCATCCTTGTTTGGTCTGGGCAAGGTGATTACGCCCGTCCTTAGAAATTCCAAAGCTTCTCCGTAAAGGCGCACCACATGCATCGCGTATTTCGTATCGTAACCATGGGCTTCCTCCAGCTCACCACGATGCACATTCTTTTGTCCCTGTTGATTGTACAATCTTCTAAGCTGAGCTTCAGCAAACCCAAAAAACTGGTTCACCTGATTCTTAGCCAGGAAGGCTTCTCTGTTCTGATTAAACTTTGCCCAAACTACCGTCTGAAACTCTGGCTTGGCAAAGAGGAAATGTAGAACTGAGGGATTACCCTTGGCAATTAACTTGGCTGTCTTCCTCAGTGTGTAGAGACAAACGTCCACATCTTCCGGACCGTTACCGCCACGCTGACCACCTGTCGTAAAGACGAAATGCTCTTCCGAGTCTATGCCCAATGCCAGTTCTCTCGGCTCAATATAAACTCCGTACCAATCTTCATCATCCGTACCCTCCAGCTTTGCACCATGCAACTGAGAGCCGCCGATGAACTTCATGATTAGGTCTTCGTCTCTTTGGAAGCCGTACTTTGAGAAGTGTTCGTCCATTTATATCCGCGCACCTTTTCATAGAGATTACTAGCGTCCAATATCTCTGCCAAACCTTCCAAGCCTTTCCTGGCTAGAAACAGGTCCATGCTTGAATCCGTATGTTCTTTGGCTTTCAACCACTCGATTGCCCTGGCGACATTATAGCGATGGAAGAAACTGTCGTCGCCACGAATGAATGTACCGGGCCAATCGTCCCCGAATCTGATTGGCCCAGTCTCTACTCGCTCGGCACCTTCCGGTAAAGGTATCCGACGAATGTCTTCCAACTTAGACATTGGAAGCTGTCTTGGCTTTTGGTGCCAAACTGTCTAGCAGGTCATCCACAGCTGCTGTAGTGTCTGGATCTTCCGTGGTCTGTACAGAGCCCATAGCCCTGTTGAACTTCTCTGTAGCGACGTCATTGCGCTCTTGCATCCGCTTTTGGACGTCGTCCACGCTCATATCAGCCCCACCGGAAACTAATCTTCCAGCAGCATGGAGTGCAGAAGCCGTCTGTTCCTTGGCTTTGGTGTCCCGGTCCATTCTCTCCAATTCACGAACCCGAGCCACCATGTCCTGATGCTTTGAGTCCACCTGAGTGATAGCAGCATCCAGACTCGCCAAACCATTTTTCATCCCTGTCAGATTGTTCTGGTCCGACTCTAGTGTCCTCTGCTGCGTGACCACCATAGCCGCCTTTGGTCTGGCCAAGTCATCATGGCCTCCCTCTCTCAGCTTGATGATTGTCTGCTTGCCAGTCTCGATCTTTGACTGTAGGTCTCCAATCTCTCTTTCCAGAGTCCTGATACCACCCGCTTGCACGGCCGCCTCATTCCGCATCCTATCCAAAGCCTCTTCCAAGTCTCGCACATATTGCCTAATTGCTGATGGCGAGTCCAGGTCGATGGCCTTGTCCAGTAGATCATGTGCCGCACCCAGCGTTACCACTCTTAGCTTTTGCATTAACGTAGTCATTTTATTTCTCCCTTAATTTAGAAATCTGAACTACCACCACTACCAGAATCACTGCTACCAAAATCGCTGCTACCACCGCTACCTGAGTCGCTGGAGCCAAAGTCCGAAGAGCCGCCAGAATCACTGCTACTTGAGCTACTACTAGAAGAACTGCTTGAGCTCCCTTCGTCATCATCGTCCCTTCTACGAGAATGTCTTTCCTCTTCGTGCCTCTCTCCGTATGTCGACTCGTTGATAATCACAGGAGCAAATATAGAATTACCGGAAGCCACAGACGAAGCTGCACCTATTGAAGCTGCCGCTTCTCTTTCCGTAGCCACGTGTTTGCTGTGTTGCTTTTTAACTTTGGGTGGAAATGAGGAAGTCTCTCTATCTGCCGACGCCATACTACTTCCAAGCCGGAGATTGTAAACTGCTTCGTAGAAATCCTTCCACTGCTCAGCAATGGTTTCGTATTCAGCCTTGGACAGTCCGGGCGTATCTGGGTTTAGTTTCTCCGATTGACTCATCTCGGAGAATCTTTCCGTCCAGTTATCAACCCATTGTTCTTTGTTGTCCCTTGCATCGTTAATCAGTGCACTGACACGCGCCTTATACATTGCTCCTGATTGTTGAGCTTGGCTGATAGCTTCTTCCTCTCTTCTCTTCCGACCAAAAAACCAAAATAGGAAAACAACTAGAGCTGACAACCCTGCAACTCCAAGTCCCCATTTCATGACTGTCCACAGCCCACTCAAGTCTGTAGCTTGATTCACCGTCTGATTAGGATGCAAGGCCTCGCTCTTTGATTCTTTCAACCGAGCTGCAAGCTGATTCTCAGCCGCTATGAATCCGTCAGCGAAGTCTCCATCTCTGAATCTTGGGGCCATACTCTCTTGCTTAATCCTAACCCAATGTTGGTCCAAAGCATTATGCCAATTACTGCCATAGTACATTCCCATCTTCCGGCTAACTGGAGAAGCCATCAAGACAATCATGGTGTTCTTCATCCCACCATCCGTTGACTGCCAGGAAGGACAGCTCTTCTGAAACTGTTTCTCGTCCATATCCAGATTTGCCGTGATGCCAACTACCCGAATACGAACGTCTGCTCCCTCATTTATCAAAGCCTGAGCAGCTTGTTCCACCTGAGCATCTCTGCCGTGCAAAGCCCCATTGTAATCCGCCACCACCTTGTCGCAATCCTGTCCCAAAGCCGATGCTGCAAAGTAGAGCAGCAACGTTATCAGCCCGAAAATTACTTTTCGCATAACATCTCTCCTTTTTTCCTTGTCAACTTGTGAAACCCGTCACTCTTATCTTTGTACGTAGAACCAACTCCGACTATCACTACCGGCAAACCAAGCTCTCTTTCTATAACGTCAATAAAATCCATCTTTGAGACGCAAGTCACTTCTCCATCCACCAACCGAACTGGATGAGCTTCGTACGTATGGTCCAAGTGATTCACTGCCAAACCATCCACTGGACATATCTTTAGGAAGGCCAAAATCTTTTGTAGGTCAAGCACCCCATGTCTAAACTTCCCAGCAAAGCCCCAATCAGGATTGTAGGGCTCTTCAAAGGTCCAATTTTTCTCACCGAACAAAGGGCCATCTCCATGTCTCGTCATGTAAGACCGCATCACACCTATTCTAATTCCGCCGTTATCCGGGTAGCCGCAATTTCTAAAGACATTATACATATTCTCAAGCGTAGTATTTGTCCAGGTATTGTATCCAGTCTCTCCATAAGTCTCATCCAGCATCAGCCCCTGAGCTCCCTCGAAGATGACCAAACTTGTCTGGTCCAATAGCTTCTTAATCATCCCGTCTCTAACAGGATAAATTTGATGGCGAAACCATTTCCTCAACATCCAGACCATCTCATTCAGCTCATCGTCATCAACATCCAAAACCGAAAACTCTTCTGGGACTGTCCCACTGTTCAATCTCGCCAGAGCTTCTCCTCTACACGCTTCCTGCAGAAACCTCAGCTTCTTCTTTGTCCGCTCCTCCGTAAACAAATCGTTCACGAACAAAACCTTATCTCCATATTCCAAATTGTCCTGACGCGTCTGTCCAATACCCATACCACAACTATTATGGCCACCAGCCACTCTTATCTGCACCCTGTTCAAAGCTATCTGGAAATGTGTCGTAAGAAGACAGCCCATATCCACGTACGGCATAGGATAAGCATCTGGTCCAATCTTGTCTTTCAACTCCATCCACTCCCGAATCATCGCCCGTGGATTTACAATCACATGCTTTGTCAATAATGTGGCCGCACCTTGTAGTGAACCACTACCGAATTGGGAAAAAGTATGATGGCGCCCATCGGGGAGAACCACGTTATGCGCTGTCTGAGCGCCACCATTGAATCTCACTACCAAGGCAGAGTGCTGTTGGTTATGCTTCCACGTCAGGTAATCGACAATGGAACCCTTCCCCTCATCCCCATAACACAAGCCAACAACAGCAAATGCCTTGTCCATCTTAGCCTCTCGCTACCAAGTAACCATGGACCGCCGTCTTTACTTCTGCAGCCGCCGCTGGAGTAGCCCAGAACTTTACTAGCTCATGGACTACATCCTTCTCAGATATTTTCTCTTCCATTATTCCCACCAATGAACCAACCAGTTCACAGATGAGATTCGGATGCTGGAGAGTAACCACGCACTCTTTGCCAAACAGAGTCTCGTATTGCTTCCGAGCATGCTTGTAGCCATTCTGTGGCCAAATGATGAACACGTTATACATCTTCTTCAGGTCTGCAATCACCTTAGTAATTGCCACCCGACCTTCATCCGCCTGTCCACCGAAAGCCATCTTCACAGCGGAGGCTTCCAAATGTGTTGGGACTGGTTCGTCCGCGTACATGAAGAAATAGCCCTTCTTTCCTCGCTTCTCGAAGCAGTCTATCTCCGTCCTGTAAGCAGCCGCATACAGAACCAAGTCGTAGGACTCGTGATCGTTGCCACCGCCCTGGCCCAACAGAATGATATTTCTCAAATGCTCATCCACTCTGTTATCCGACTCGAAGTCCGAAATCTGGAGAGCCCTCTCTCCAACATATTCATCGTCGTCGTTAGCTGCAATCAACACTTGCGGGTCGTCGATGTATCTGATCAGCATCTCCATCAGGTTTGGCAGCTTCTTCTGAGCCACCTGAGCATTTTGCAGATTTGAACCGGTCACATCGAAGGACATAAAGATAGCATTTGAATTCGGATGCTCATCGCTGTCCCGACTTTCCAATTTCTGGAATGGTTTCTTGTTGATTCGTCTTGGGTCCAAATTACTGTGGACCTTTGTCTTGGCTTCCTCCGACTCCGTATACTCGAAGTCTTTTTTACCACAGGCAGCCCTAGCCGAAGCTGACCTGGTGTAACTTCCTGTATCCCATCTTCCACCGCCCATAGTTCATTCTCCTTTTTGATTTAGTGCACTCCGAACTTGCATGAGCAAAACGCCCAGCTTGTTCAAGCCTTTGCCGTTACATCTTCCCCAATATTCGTCTCCCCACCAATTTCCTTCTACCAAATTGGCATTACCAGTAGCCAAGAGTTTTCTAGCCAACTCTCCATCCCTGAATTTGATTTGCAGGAGTTCCAGCATCAAGTCGTCTTTTAGAAACTCCCAATCTGGTCTTAGGTCCAACTGACGACCACGTTGCTTTGCCCTTTCCGGTTTCATGCCGCGAAAAGTTAGTCTGATATCTGCATCCATTGTCTTCTGCGCCTGAAAAGCATTCTCTACTGCTGGGTAGATCAGGCCATCGTAGGCCAGCGGATGCAGATAGAAATTGGAGAGAAACTTGTTCTCTCCAGAGAAGTCGTTGATTTCCTTTTTCATGTTGACACCACCCTACTCACTTTGTTTTCCTTAATAATGGAAACTTGCTGCTCTCCTGACAAGACCGAAAGGATGTGCTCGTTATGAGATACCACTATTATTGTACAGAATCTACCAGCCACTTCTCGCAATCCTTTGGCAAAGGCCTTGGCCGAGATAGCGTCCAGTCCATCTCCCGGCTCATCCAATATCAATAGGTTCGTCTTCGGTGCTATCGACCGTACTGCGAAGGAAGTAATCAGAGAAGCCAGCTTCTTCTCTCCTTCCGACTGGTCCTCTATCTTGTCTCCGCCATGGGCATTGACCACCACAACGTCCATGCTACCTTCCTGGTCCACCTCAAACCTAACTTGAATCTCACCCTGAGCAAACAGTTCTGAGTATTCTGCCGCTGACTGATTCAACTCTGGGCAGACATGAGCATTGAGATAAGCTGGCAATCCATCTCTTTGGAAAACTGTCTGTGCATACTTGACTACCGTGAACCATTTGTCGAATTTCTTCTTCTTATCTTCCAACCCACAGATATGATTAATCATCTTCTCACGACGCTTCTTCAACCTCTCAATCAACTCCACCTGCTGTTCTTGAGCCTTTGCTTCCGCTTTCAACTCCTGCCAGACATCTCTCAAATCCGAAACCATCGCTGCCAGCTTTTGATTCCTGACCCACTTGCCAGCCTCTTTGTTTATTTCAGCAAACTTCTTATCCACCTGCTGAGGAAAAGTAGCCCAGCTAGCTAGCTGCTCGTCCAAATTCTTAATTGCTAGTTTGACCTCTAACAAACTTTCAGCCACTAAATAAGCTGGTACGTCTTGTAGGCAGGTCGGACACTCCCCACTAAGGTTCTTTAAGCTCTCCAAGCGTGTCGCCAAATCGCTTCTTCTAAGCTGGACCTTTGCTAACTTAACCTCGTAATCCTTCTCAATCTCTCTCAGTCTTGTCAGCCTCGAATCCTGTTCTTCTGTCTTCTTTACCGCTTTTGCTTCCCAATCATCCAGCTCAGCCTTCTTAGTCAAATACGACTCTTTTGCAGAGGCGAGTAAATCGGCTTTAGACGCGTTTACACCCAGAACCGCTTTGGCATCGGTGATAGTACGGTAGAGCTCCTTTTCTTCCCCCAAAACCCTCTGTAGCTCGTAGTCCAACGCATTATATCGAGCCTCTAAATCGTTTTTCTCTTCTTTGATGAGCTTCTCCGCCCGCTCGAATCTTTCCAGATTCTGGAGCTTAGCCAAGAATCCTTTCCTCTGTGCTTCCGTTCCCGTCAACATGAGATGCGAAGCCGACTGGTCTACGTAGATAGCGTTGGAAAGTGTCTCCCAAGTATATCCCATCCTCTGCTCAATCAGCTTCTGTGTGGATTCCGGTCTGTTGCCGCTTTCTATAATTTCCTTGTTCACTTTCAACCGCAGAATCTTTGGCTGCCTTCCACGCCATATCTGACACCCGCGTCCCTCTGAGTCCAAGAACCACAACTTCACCCAAGACTCATCCGTCTTACCCGTACCGCTTCTCATCCAACCATCATGTTTCTGGTCTTTGAATGTCTGACCAAAAGCAGCTACCGCCAAGGGCTGGAGAAAACTTGTCTTGCCGGAACCATTGGATTTGTTCTTCCAATCCATGTTCTTACCGGAAACTACGTACAATCCATCTTCTATTCTGAACTCCAACTCCTTGTAGCTGAGGAAGTTCTTGGCCTTCCAAGAACAAAAATGCAACTCTCCCTGTTCTCTCTGCAACCCACCAACCGCAGCCAACTTGGAAAGTAAATAGGTCTTTATTCTTTGTTCGTGTTTCTTCAGTTCAGTTGGGAGCGTCTCTTGCAGGTAGACTTGTATTTTCTTTTCGTCGGGAAAACTCGCTTTAATTCTTCCAAGGCCTTCGTGGCTTCCGTTAGTGAACTCTGGAATGACGAAAAGCTTTGCACCAGCATACTTAACACTCGCTTCACGTTCTGCTGCTGCAAGTTTCTCTCTGACGTTCTGTATCCCATCACACTTGACTTTGATTCTAACATGCGTCCCTTTCCAACTCTTTGGTTTCGATTCCATAAAACCTGGCCAACTAGGGTCGTACCAACCAGGAATCTCTGATCTAACCCGACTCAACTTCTTCAGTTCGAAATCGTATAGGAGATATCCCTTATGTTGATTGGCCTCTCCCCAATCCGTTGCAAAGGGAGAACCCACGTAGAAAACGTTTCCCACAATTTTTTGTTGGAAGTGTACGTGACCACCGATACAGTACACGTACTTTTCTGGACATAAATCACTAGCCACCAACTCCGATTCACTTCTTGATAGGACGTTATAGCGTCCTGATTTAATGTCGCCGTGAAAGACGAGCACCGTGTTACCAGCTTTGGCAAGTTTTGCAAGGTCAGATGCCTCCCTTCTAAGCAAGACTGAATCTCTTCTGTAAGGGAGAATTGCAAGTCTACCCCCCTCTCCCAATTCCAAAAGATGGGGGTCATCAAAGCAATCAGCCCCTGCCCGTCTAAGAACTGGAAACCAGTTTTGTTTATCGACATGCATTCCCACCCTATCGTGATTTCCCAAACAGATTACAACCCGCAACCCAGCTTCTCTGAACTTTTCTATTGCCCGCATCCAAAACGTAATGACTCTCGTGTCAATTGGATTGTAAACGTGCTTTAAATCTCCGCAATGAACGAGAACCTGAAACCCGTGCCGGTCCCTTAGACGTAGAATCTCTTCTACTGTCCTACGACAGAGTTCCAGGTTCTCGAAGTCCGCCTGAGTATCAGCCGTGAATAGAGCCTTCATTTATCCTTTCAGAGCTTGTGAGGCTATCACGCTGTAAGACGGACTGTCCGAACTGGACACCGTGTAAGATAATCCACTGCCACCAGCATTGGAGATGTCTCCAACATAGTAGCTGCCAGGCGCCTGCAATCCTCCCCAAAACTCCAGACCACCAAGCAACCGTCTCTCGACCTTTCGCTTCTCGTAGAACTTCGGCATTGACTCCCACGCTTCTTTCATGTCTTCTAACTGCTGTTTCAAATCATCATTCGCTGCTTTTGTTTTACCAGCCTCTTTCTTTTGCCCGACCGGAAGGGCCACTAAAAAGGCTTGACGATAATCTCCACATCGTCCAGCTTGTCCAGATACTCTTCCGGCAAAGACCGCGCCGCTAGAATACCAACTTCCTTGTCCGACGTAGCCAGGATATTCGTTACTGGCGTCACCAGAATTGACTTCTTTGTTTCTGTTGGATTACCAGCTGCATCCTTCTTCTCTCTAGGATGGTACAGCACCGCATATTGAAACAATGAACCTCTCGCCATTTCGTTCTTCCTTGTTTGTTGCTTTAACTCCTCCCGTAGGGCTTATTTCATTCCTGCTAAACGAAACAATCTGTCTTTCAAATCCTGGTCATTCTTTCTACGTATCTCTTTCACACAATCCTGCAACTCAACCCGCACCGTAAAGAGAGTCAAAGTCAATGCCACTGACCAATGACTATGCCTCCAAACTTCCTCCAATACAAAAATTTCCAAAATCCATCTGACCAACATGTTAGTCTTCATCGTCCTGCCCTCTTATAGGTCCAGTGAATTGCTGACAAAGCTGATACAAAGCTGCTACTGTTGCAGGTCCTTGAGTCGCGTCTGTATAAGAATCGACTCTCGCCACAGTGTCAATCGCTCTTGCCCAATCCATAGCTCTAGGTCCTGGTATTGCCGACTCAAGTGCCCCACGCAGATAAGCTGCAACCGCAGCTCTAATTCCTCTGAGGTCATCTCCCGTAGCTTCTTTGGTTTGCTTTTTGATTTCATTCCAATCTCCCTTCTCCAGCGCTCGACAGATGGCTAACACATCTGCCTCACCACCAACCAACTTAACCGCATCCGCCGCATCCATCCCATTCACATACTTCTCTACTGCATTGAGGATGATGCCGGAAGACTGAATCTTTGCTTCACACAAGGCATCCAAAAGTGGTTCCAATTCTCCCGTGTATGCCGTGTACTTGAAAGCCCTGCGTATCAACTTCTTTATGTCTTCCACCTGGAGCAACTTAAGAATCCCAATCTCACATCTTCTAGCAAAGGCAGGCTTCAACAACGTAGGCTCAGACGTAGCCACAATCCAGACTGTCGTATCCGGGGTATCTTCCATTGCTTTTAGTAGGAGATTCTGGCCAGAGTCCGAAATCTTCTGAGCCTCGTCCAAGATAATAACTATTCTTCTGGAAGGTGGGGCAGGCATGTATTGCGCCGAATCTACCAGCTTCGCCATATCTTCCTTACCACCAAGATGCGAAGCGTTGACATCTCTTATCGAGAAATTCAATCTGTTGGCGTAGCACTCATCGCAGGGCTCACCAAACTCGGCATGAGTGCACTGCAAAGACAAAGCCAGTATCCGTGCCACCGTCGTCTTCCCAGTACCAGTTACACCTTGAAACTGCCAAGCTGGAGGCTCTCGCTCAGACTTGTACTGATTCCGAATCTGAGCCACCAGCTTTGGCTGCCCGATTAACTGGGAAAGCTTTCTTGGCCGTAGCACATGCGCCAATGTTCTCTTCATGCTTTCCCTTCGCCCTTGAGCTAATTATACAGAATGTCTGTTGGCAATCGTCAAGAATGTTTCTTCCGATGATTCCAACAGCAGCTTCTGACTCAGTGCCACATCTTCATGGGGTAACTGAGACCCATGCTCAGGGTGGATGCAGTACCTGCACACAACCCTCTTTTCGTTCAACAGCAGAATCATCTCGCCTGGCTTAATTCTGTAGGTCTTATCTTTGACTACCACATCAAAGTAACCATTCTTCTCGAAGCTTGCCTTCTGCTCTGCTTCCAAAGCACTGACCAGTAGCTCCTTGGCTTTCTGTTTAGCCGCCGCCCGTTCTTCGTCTCTCTTACAAGCAGCCACTCTCGCTTCTTCTTGTTGTCTAGCAGCTAGCTCTCTCTGCTGAGCCAACTGTTCCGGAGTTATTTCCGCTACCCTACTTACTGGCGGAGTCATCATGCCTGTCTGTTGCTGATAGTACTGGTTCCACTGCATCCATACATCCTGAGCTGTCGTACCAGTACCGTAGTTACTTATCGAATTGGCAGCTGTTGCAGTACCTTGCAGCTGGTACTGATAGTAAAGAGAATTCCACTCCTGCCACACGGTTACATTTCCGATAGTCATAGTTGCCATAGGTAGTTCGCTTTCTGCCTGAACAGATACTTGAGGAAGTGAACAAAACCGGTAACGTATCTTCAGCGGCGGTATTGGTATCACTTTCCATGGGTCGAAATGTGGATTAGAATAACTAGACCACAGCTGCTGGTTCATGTATTGACGAAACCAACGTTCGAAGCTAACCCGATGTTCCTCAAGCATCTGCTGCAATCTTTCCTCTTCTGGAGACAGCCGCGGGACGTAATAGCTAATCTGTCTGTACTGCTGTTCCATCATTTCCAGTTCAGCAAGATAGTGCTTCGGCAACCGTGGTGAGCTATACCAGCCTCTACGGCAACAATTACAAAAGCAACAACGGTAACAAAGGTAACAAAGGCAGAGGCGAAGAAAAGGTACGCGCCCAAGTCTTCAGAAAGTGCTTCTCTAACCACACCCGAAAAATTGGCCTTTCTCAGCATCTCTGCCTTGTACTTCTCCACACTTTCTTTGGAGAATGGCTCAATGCCAAGTTTCTTAAAAATCTCAGCATAGTTTTCTTTGGCAGCCAACCGCAATTTCTCAGCTACCGCATTAGCAAGTGGGCTGTACCCCAACTCCTTTATCGCTCTGTCTGCCAACACCTTCTCAGCCATGTCTACTTCAACTAGCTGCAAAGGTTTTACTGCCTCTCGAACCAGATTTTCCATCGTTCTTCTCCTTAATAGAAACGTTTACTGCTTTTGTACCTAGGACAATCTCGAGTATGCCCATCCATTCTGGCCATGTGACAATGTCTACAACTCTCCGTTGCCAACCTAACCAGAGAATAAACGAGCCCACCAAAACAAAACAACCAAACTGCTATCTTCACTTCATTCACTGCCCTGCTCCTATCAACGTCAACTCCTGTTTGAACAATTCCGCTACTTGCATGATAGTGCTGGCTCTACCCAAGGCCTTTTCTCTGAACTCTGCCCTCTCCTTCTCATCCATGCCTTGGACGTACTCTCTGAGCTTGTCTGAGGCCTCCTTCGCACTCATGGTGCCGCAACCCACTTCTGATACCAGCCCGTAGATTATCTTGTCCCAACTGTATAGGGACTTGTTGTCCTTTGCCATCACTAACCTCCACTTGAGTATCTTGCAACTCCTGCCTAATCCATCTTACCCGTCTCTCTACTTCTTTCAACGACTCTTCCATATATTTCAAAACCATTGGCCTGTCACACGGCCTCACTTCGTAATGCATCCATTCTCGAAAAGATAGCGTAGCTGACGTCGGATTCAACCTACCTGTACCGACTAAGGCTCGGAATATGCTTCCCATCCTACGATGGATGGCTTTTGCTCTCAGGCTGGATTCCATTTTACTCGGTCCCCTCGATTTTTATCTCGTCCACGTCTACATACTTGAGCTTACCGTCAAAGTATAGCTTGTAGCCGCATTCGAACCCTTCTCGCGAACCATTACCAGCCTTGTTCTTGTAGTTCTGGAGTTTCCCTTTTATCCCAACTTTCTTTCCGCCCTTCAAGATTGGCTTCCCCTTCCGTCTCATCCTCACCCGAACCGATGAGTAGAGTCTAACGGCATTTCCTCCTGGTGTGTACTCGGGATTGCCAAACATTACGCCCGGAGAAACCCTGAGCTGATTGATAAAGAACATCATGGCATTGGTAGCCCGTGCCAGAGCCACCCACCGTCTCAGCAATCTAGATAGAAAGGTAGCTTGCGAAATCTTTGTCCGCATGTTCTGATTCTCAATTCCTGCTACCTCGTCTTCCTCTGTCATGATGGCTGCTATCGAATCCACCCCCAAAAAGATTCTGCCATTGGGGTTCTGCTTCTTGCATCTTTTCAACCACAGGTCTACTTCCTCGAAAACTTCCTCACCGTACTGCATCCTCTCTTCCTTCTCATCTCCGAATAGACCAATCTCAGGCTGGAAGACCAACACCTCTTCCGGGTTCACGCCTAGCTGCCGAGCCCACTCAGGGTCCCAGCTACCTTCCAAATCCACTTCCGCCGCTTTGGCCCCGTCTTTCTGAGCCATACCCATCAGCTTTAGCATCTGTGCTGTCTTGCCGTTCGATTCCCAACCAGCCAACTCGAACAGCTTACCGTACGGAACCCCATCTCTTTCTGAACCAAACGTAGAGTTCAGGTGTTTGTCTCCCGTATCTAACCAGTACTTAGTCGGTTGCTTGGTGGTAAAATGCTTTAGCTTCTTCCGAATTAAAGCAAGCTCGGCCTCCGCTGAATAGGAGACCGAGCTCGTTGGTTTGTTGGCCATTAGTCTTTTGGTAGGTCCATATACTCCTCGTCTTCTTCCTCTTCTACATCCTCTTCAAGCTCTGGTTCTGGTGTATCGTCCGGTTCCTTATACAGATGTTCTACCTCTTTTTCCGTCGTTGGACCCGGGTCGTGTCCCAAACCAAAGTTAAGCTTCTGTTCCTCAGAAGCCATCGTCGTCTGTTGGTGGGGTGGGCTTGGCTTTTGGCTTCGCAGCCGGCTTTTTACTGACTGCGACTGGTTCTTCTTCCTCTTCTGGCTCTGGCTCGACTTTCTTACTCGGCTTGCCGCTTGGCTTTTTGCTGGGCTTAGGGGTTTCTTCTTCCTCTTCTTGACCACTTTCTTCTCCTTCAGTCTCGTCATCCAAATTAGGGATGTCGCCGTCTCCAAAGAGGTCGTCCTCCGCAGAGCCGTCTTCATCCGCTTCCGTCGTTTCTTCCTCTTCCACTACAGGCTTTTTCTTCGCGGCAGGTTTCTTAGCTACTTGTACTTCTTCTTCCTCTTCTTCCACCACGGCTGGCTTCTTCTTGCTTGTCGGTTTTACTTCCTCTTCTTCAGCCGGTTCTTCTTCTGTAATATCCTCCGTCTGCTCATGGCCGAAGAACTCTTTCTTCTGGAGAGCCTCGTCATACTTCCTTACGACTTCCCCGAATGGCTGTAAAGCCGCCAACACCTTTGCCGGAGCTGCAGAGGGTTCATCGTCCCTGTCCATGTCTCCGTATCTGGTGTCAGTCATTCCCGTACCGACTCTGGAAATAGTGATATTGTAACCCTTCTCAGGATTCTCCACTTCCTTGCGACTCATAATGCCCATCAGCTTGTTCGCTATCGAGACAGGCATTTCCCATAATACCGGACCAATCCACTTTCCATCCGATACGTAGGCAATCTGTACTGCGCATGCTTCCTTTCTCTTCATCTTATCCGCAGCTTCTCTGGCCGCAGACTTTTTCGATTCTCCCAACTCAGCTACTTTCGTGCAAAGCCAGCAGTTACCTTCCCCGGCCTTCTTGTCACCGCAACGAAGGTAGGCTTTTCTCGCCCCGACGTTGCTATGCATAGCGTATTCAACAAATGCGAATTTATCTAAGCCCTTCGCGTTCGGTAAAACCCGGAATGTCGTATCGCCTTCCGGCAACTTGAACCGCTTTGAGGTCGTACGTTCCTTCAACCGCTGTTTGATTGCTTCCCGCTTATCCATCGTTTAGCGTTTTAGACTCCTTCTTTCTTAGTGAAGTGCCGAACCGAACTGACTACCTTTACCTCCAAACTTCTTTTCCACTTCCTCCAACCACTTCACCTTCTCGGTAAAGTAGAAAAGTACCACCTCCTTTAATCCCGCGATTACCGCTCGCTTTAATACCGCTACGCAAACCAAACTCACGAATGCGTATGATATTACGGAAAGCATCCAAAGAGTAAACTGTCCTTGCCAGCTCATACTTCCTCCTGTTCAGCAAGCTGACCCCTCAGCGCGGCCCGTCTAGCTTTCAGTTTACCTGTCTCGAACTTCCCCGTAAAAGTGTCTTGCATAAAGATGAACTGAGACAGTATCTTTAACGAAGACCTTCTATGTTCAAAAGCATCCAAGAGAAGTTTTGACCACTCTTCGAACCGCTTCGCTTTGGCTACTTCTGAAACTGCTGTGCGTATCTCGGGCACTCGCTCAATCATATCGTTGATGAAACGTTCTGTCGTTCCCTTTTGTCCTTTGTACTTCATTCTTAACTTCAGCCCGTAGTCCACACGAAGATTATCCAGATGCATTTCCGCTTCTTGTCTGTGTCGCATCTGTTTGACACGATAGGTGGCAGCAGCCATATACAACTTGGCTTGTTCCAGTGCCGCCGTCTGTAAGTCCTCTTCCTCAAAGGCAAGATGGTCCACTATCTCTTTGATGTTCACTTCCCCGATAGGCAGTTTCTTTATCATGGCTCTATATTATACAGAAAGCTCAAATGGTTTCTCGATATCTTCCTTCAACTTCTTCTCAAACTCGTAATTCTCTTTACACCACTTCTCAACGAACTCCTCAACCGACTCACCTGCGTAGTCTATCTTAACCCCGTATCTGAACCCGACTTTTGCTTCTGCCTTAAGCGGTACCTGCCAATCTATCTCCGGCCACCACTTTTTCACATAGATGAGAACGTCTGTTTCCAATAGGTACATTATCTGTTTGTACGCTTCCAGTAGATCTCGCAATGCTACAAAGCTGACCAATGCGTCATGGCCTTCCATAGCCAACCTCTGTAACAGATGGTAAGTCTTTTTCTTAATCTCCAGAATAGCCAAAGCAATGAGAAGCAACTGGTGTGCCGTTCCCTGAATAGGTGAGTTCTTGGACTGATTCGCCCAGAACGTGGCCCTGTCCTCATCCCCGAATGGAGAAATCTCTCTCTTGAATCCGAATAGCGTAGGAACGTAGCCGTGCTCCTGTGCAAATTCCACCTGAGCTTTCAGCCACCTATCTACTCCCGCAAACTTCTTAAAGTAAGCTGAGTGCAGAGCCATCACCTGCTCCTTACTCATGTTGAACTGCTTACCTTGCTCAGCTGCTTCCGTCTTGAGCTTCCAGTACAGGGACTCCCCCGACAACCCGTAAATGATTCCGAAGTGAATTCCCTTCACAGTCGTTCTCATATCACGGTCTTTTTTGATTTTCTCTATTGGCCACCCAGTTAGAACATGACCGACTGAACTATGGATGTCCTCTCCCGATTGAATCAAGCCAATCAGCTTCTGGTCCTGAGACATCTGGGCCAGCACTCTAATTTCCAGCTGGCTGTTGTCCGCCGATAGAAATACATCCAAATCCCCGAATCTGGAAAGCAGGCTCACGTCCAAACTCCATTCTTGTCACTAGTCTGCTTCGACTTTGGCTTGGTCCAGGTATCTTCCTTCCCGTCTTTGTGTTCTTCCACCCAAGCCCTGACATACTTCACCATCCCATCGTGCCAAGCTCGTTGGGATAATCCAGGCGGTAAGTTATTCATCTTGCCTGCAAACTTCATGTACTCCTCAATCTCTCCTGTCCAATTTACCATCGGCAGATACAACCACCTTGGCGTCAAGCAGATAGCCAACTTGTCCGCTATGCACAAAGCTGACGGTTTTTCATTGTGTCTCTTTGCCCAAAACCGAGAATGGTACATACAAAATTTCCACCACTCATGCCCGAATAACTTGTACATGAGGATAGCACCCGTTCTTGGGTGTTCCTCTCCTTCGTCTCCATCCATATTCGGCTTTCCCCAATAACCGATATCGTGTACGAAGAAGGCCACCCACAATCTAAGGTCCCACGGAAACCCAAACAACTGCCACCACGCCGCTGCCACAAACCACGGGTGCAAGAAAAAACAGTGTGCCCCGTACAGCACACTCTTCGTTCCTATCTTCATATCTAACCCTACTTTTTACCATGTCTTTTCTCCTCCCATAGTCCATACAGCTCTCGCCATCTCAAATCCGATACCAAAAGGTTTTCGATTTCAGATTCTCCATGAATATTTTGTAGATTGATAATGCCTTTTGATTTTTCCTTCTCTCCGCGCTCCCCACCAGACCGCAACCGACCTGTAACCGTACCAGTCAACCACCACTTTGTCCGCAACCTTCCTCCGTACATCTCTGCCGACTTCTTGTACCCATCCATGTACGTGCCCTTCTTCTTTGAGAGCTGACGGAAGTCTGTAATCAATCTTGGTACCGGACTGAAAGACTCCAACAACTGCAACGTATCCTTATCCGTGGAACGCGGGAAGTCCTTTTTCCATTTGTCATCCAGATATCTGCCCAACTTTAGCTTGTCGTAGATGAGCTCTGCCACCTGAACCGGCGAATTGGGATTGAACTTATCCGAACCGGATAGTCCCCGCAGCTTCTTCAGTAGGAATTCCAGTTTCTTTGGAATCCACTCTTCCAGTATCTTTGAGTACTCCGAATCGAATAATGGTCCCCTCTCTTCCATCCTGGCCAACTGTGGGGCACACAGTACGTAGACTTTCAGTAAGCCCTGCGGGACCTTCCCATCATTGCTTTCTTCTATTCTCTTGGTCAGGATGTTATCTGCACCATTATATATAACGATGATTTTTGGAGGCAGCGTAAAGAAGTTTACCAACTGCGTACCTTTATCCCGATATGGGTCCAGTATCCCCTTATACCCAGCGAACTCTTTGAACCTCCTATCCGCAATCGCAGCCAGTCCATAGGAACGCTGCCCGGAGAACCTAAAGTACTCAGAGTATTGAGTGTCGTGGTCGAATCCTTTGACCGCTATCGCCAGATTCTCCAGTAACTTCCAGACGTCGTAGACTCCGTGCTGAAACCCTTTCTTAATCGTTGGGTCTTCCAGGACTCTCTTTAGGAAGGAATGTTTCTTTAGCAGTATCTCTTTGTTCTTCTTCAGCTTCTCGTGAAAAAGGAACAACCCCCTGGCCTTGTTCCTGTCATAGGACCACCCAACGTAGACGATGACGTTGTTCCCAATCTCATCCGTCCCGTCTTCTATATCGAAAATGACCCTCTTACCAGATGCCCTGATTCTCTTCTCTTCCTCGTCCAGTTCATTCACACCAATCGCTTTTGCATCCAACCCTTCTACGTAAGCAAACTTACCACCTTTTAGATTTGCCTTCTGGACTACCGAGGCCAGTGAGTCCCTAAACTCTTTCAACTTCGACCTTGGGGCCCCTCTGAGGAAATAGGAAGGATGCGATGCACACACTACCCACGCTTTGAGTTTTTCCGAGTAGAACGTTTTTTGGTCTTTTCTAAAATCTCCCTTAAGAAGATGCTTCGCCGCAACGAGGCCAAGGACAAGATGTACCTTAGTTCTTCCGCCTGCAATTTCAAGGGCTTCTTCGTTGTAGATTGAGCACGCATGTATTTCTTCCTTCGAAGGTTCTCTCGGTTCCCACTGACCGATTTCATTCTTACTGATGGTCCAACACCTGACCACGTTCTGAATATCACAATCTTCTCTTTTCAATCCAACCGAGGCCGCTACCTTCCACAAGAGCTGACCAGCTCTTCCAATCAACTCTCGTCCTTCTCTATTCTCTTCCTCGCCAGGATTCTGAGCCCACACCATGATGGCTTTGCCCTTAATCTTGTCGAGATTCTTTACCTTCTTTAGACCCTTTACCTCGTTCAGCGGACAGTGTTCGCAACCACGTTCTTTCTTACCAGGAGTCGCCTTCTTCTCCCTAGGCTTCTTTTCCTTCTTTTCGACAGGAGTAAAAGCCTTCTCTTTCTTGTCGAAGTTCAATAGAGATTGCCAAGCCATTACTTTTCCCTTCTAGCCACCAACAGTGCCACACTCGCCCCAGAAATCAGATAAGGAGACTTCTTCTTCTCATCCACCCGGATCGTAATCTTTTCATCGTGCTCAGCTATGTAGTCCAATACAGGTTTTACAAGATCAAAAGGAAAGTCCAAAGTCCCTTCTCCTTTCAGGTCTTCTACCTCTATTGACTCCTCAAACTTCGCCTGCTGCACCCTAACGATAGCCTTTACTTTCTCACCCCCAACTTCCAATCTGAGGATAAGGTCTTCTCGCTTGACACTGGCCAGATACCCAGATAACCTTTCCAGCATCCTCGCTACTCTCTCCGCCGGCAACTTTGTCAGTACTGGATAGGCCTTCGCTGCTTGTGCCCTCTCGACGATACTTTTCTTTGGAAAGTCTTTCCGCGTGATGGCCGAGACCGAGCCTTCGATGAAACCTATTCCGCAATCCAGGATTACCTGGTCCCCTTCCACGCCCACCGCCTGAACCAGACTGTCACTTATTAGTGGAATCACTCCTATCGGAAAAGGGAAGCGTAGGCTGTCTTGTTTCTGCCTCAAACCAACAAACATTAAGGTTCCATTGGTGGCTAGCACCAGCTTCTCCCCGATATACACGCAGTTGAGAAAAGGCAGCGATGGGTCTGCCGTCGCACACCCTTGCGAGACGAGCAATAGCTTCCTCAACTCTTCCGATAGCTTCACTTCCTTCAACCCAGCCTTTTCCCTCCATGAGCCATATCCCCCCAGCGGCTCCATCCGCATTGTCAATTCCGCTGTTCGACTGCCCTGTTTCAATAGCCATTTGCTATCCTCCAGCCCTAATTTGAAATCTCCCTTCCATCCCTTACCCACCTGAATAAAAGGTATCAGCAACCTTCTATCCACGAAGAAGTCTTTCGCTTCTTCCAAGTTCTTGCCCGCTACCCTGACCACAGCATTCACTACTGAGGACAGAGACATCTCAATATACTTCTTCCCATGCCTTACTCTAACGAAATCTGAGGAAGGAACTCCCGCTCTCTGTGGCACCAATTCTAGGATGGATGCCGCATCCAGTAACTGTTGCTTCTCAACCTCCGCCCAGTTCATCACCATCTCCCATTATCTGCCATGTCTGCTCTGACTGCTTCTAGGAACTCAGACTTGGCCGCAGCATTCTTCTTAAAAGCTCCTTGTAAAGATGTAGTCGTAGTCACCGAAGATTTCTTAACACCTCTCATCTCCATACAGAGATGTCTACCTCTGATAAGACAAGCTGCCCCCAATGGTTTCAACCCATCATAAAGTGTTTTAGCAATATCGAATGTCACATCCTCCTGTAATCCAGGCCGCTTAGCCAATAGCTCTGCCAACCGTGCCAACTTAGAAAGCCCCAGCACTTTCTTTCTTGGAATATATGCTAGCCATACATGCAGATGCACTGGTAAGAAATGATGGGCACATACTGACCACGTGTCTACTGGTCCAACGGTTACCATCTCGTCGCCTTTCGCTGGAAACGTCGTAGCCAGAATTTCTTTCACCCCATTTTCATGAAACATTCCGTCCAGCAATTCTACATACGCTCTTCCAACCCTAGACGGAGTAGCAGAAAAGTTCCCATCTCCTACTATCTTCTTTCCAGAATTCTTCTCCAGTGATAGCAGGATATTCGTCATCGCCAACTCCACGTCCTGTTCAAAAGCCTTTTTGGAAAGTCCCGGTATCTTGACCGTTGTCGTTACCGGCATAATCAGACTACTCATAGAAGTGTCCCCCACTTTACGTGCGTATCCTGTATCTGTTTTTTGAAACTCCCTAAGTGCGAGAACAACCAACCGTTAAAGATGTGTCTGTAGGTCACCGACCGTCTTAGCAAGTCGAAGTCGAAGCCTTTGCCCTCCACATAATCCCGGACTGACTTCTGGCTCTCCTTTGATAGTTTGGAAACCGAATTCGTATTCGTAGAATTTTCTAAAGACACGTGTATCGAGCGTAAAGAGTTTCGGCCTTCGTCCACTAGGTAAATGCAACCGTAGGAAGACGTTCGGCTCCAACTGCTCGAGTCCACACTGTGCCAAGGATAGGCATACATCGTTGACAGAGAAGTCATGGCAAATCCGTGCAGCTTTACTTTGTAAGGTTCCACCAATTTGAATAACCTGTCCAGGTAAAATCTCAAAGTGGTGTGCTTCGACCGCACTCCCAGCAAAGACGATATACCAATTCTCTTGTAACCGGCATCCAGATACCGTCGCATCCAATCTAATGACTTGTCCCCGTGATATACCGGAGCTGGGCGTATACCATGGGCCTCCAACTCTTTCGTAATCCTCCATACCACTTCCACCTCTCTAACGTAGTCGAACGTCACATAGAAGTCCCATTCCTTCTGTCTCTTTTTACAGAACTCCACGTACAGCTCTATCGTCTTATCCCTGAGTTGGTTGACATTAGGAATGTTCTTGTTCTTGAATAGAAAGGTGTGGAACGAGAACGCACCCGAATCCATCATGATATGGTTGCCCCGTTCCACATTTACTTCGTAGCCTTCCCACGCTCTAGGAGTCCAGTAGATTGCTTCCGGGTGCAGATACACAAATGAGCAGCACCTGTATCTCACACCCGTGCAATCCAGAAATTCTCTTTCCAGTTCTTTGGTATGCACAATCGAATGGGACAAATACACAATCGGGGTCTCGTCCGACTGAGGCACGACTTTTGGCACAGGCCCGTTTGCCAGAACCAGCTTATTCTCTTTTTTCTTCTCAGGCATGATACTTCCAGGTTACTTTCTCTTGAAACTCCATGATTAACTCGTACTTCCTCAGGTACCTCAGGAGGTCCTGGGGTGATGCCCCCAGCTTTCGGATGAACGTACGTAGCTCTGGTAACGTCCTGTCTTTCTGTAGAAAGTGGAACGCTTTCTCCCTAACCGAGCCTTTTTTGAATGGTGACGAACTCTTTACAGACTTTCCGGTCCGGACAGAACCGGAGGCACTCCTCCGCTGACTCGTCATACCCCGCCAAGCCTTCGCCTGATTGTTTCCCGAAACAAGTCTTTGTACTTTTCGCCATGCTGGTATAGCACTCCATGCAGATACCGGTCCCTCCCCGATATCTTCCCTCCTCTGCGTCCCGGACCGTGAACCGGTTGCTACAAAGGAGACACCACAGCAGCTGCTTGTCTTCTATGGAACCCATACTCCGCTCCGCAATAAGAGCCGACAATCCGATTCAGAGAGTCTGTTCTGGTAAGCCAGATGACCGAACTCCCGAATCAACTCTTTCCCTTCCGCAGACCGTCTCGGGGCTTTTCTATCCACGCCAAACCATTGACAAATCTCGTCCTGCAATCCTTCCGAAGCCTGACCGTAAACCGCCTCGAAAGCATTCAGGGCATCCACCAACTGGAATTTTGACTCCTTGACTCCCACTCCCCACGCGTCTTCCAAGTCCGCCCGGAATCCATATCTCTTGGCCGCGGTCTGGGCCAACGCGAAGTTCATGAGATGTCCATTCGTACTGCAATACATAAATGTACTCAGGCTCGCCCGCTTCTTATCGTAATCGTTCAACACGAACGTCACGATATGACAGATGGCCTCTGCTATCAGGTCATCCGGGTCCACCCACATCTTCGTGGCTGCTGGTAACCGCTTCCAATAGTCCCACGCAAGCTTCATGGCCAGGCCCCGGTACTGCCCGACCAATTCAACCGTCCTTTGCTCTTTTGTCTTTCTCATAGAGACGCGACTCCCGTAATTTGATTTGTTTGAGAGAAACAACGTAGCCCGATTTTAGTATGTCATTTATCTAATGTCAATTATGGAATGGCATAAAGTTTCGCTCGGGAGCGAAAGATTTCTTCGAGTTCATAACGTCCCAGAAACTCGTAGAATTTCCGCTTCCTTTCCTCTGCCAAAACCATATCTCGACCCGGCTGTCTCACAATCGCGTGCACCAACTGTCCGAGTTTTAATCGTTGCACGTCTGTCCAGCATGGAGCATTCTCGTCCCTGATTATTAACGCCAATTTGTGTTCCTTTAGCATTCTGTTCCAGTCCTCTTGTGCGAAGCCATGCGAAGAGGACTTGAGCGTCGTACCCCCTTTCCACAATTTTACCGCCGTCTTGTACCCAACTCGCGGTAAACCCTTCAGGTTATCACCAGCATCACCAGCCATGGCCCTGATTTCCATGAGCGAGCTGAACGGAGCCCCCAACCACTTTTCTATCTCCTGAGTACCCATCGGATTACTTTTGTATCCAGGCCACACCTTTACTCGTGGCCCAGCTAACTGGTACATATCCCTATCCGATGAGTACACCAGCACGTCATTCTTTTCCGAAAGCCTAGTGGAAAGCACCCCCAACATATCGTCCGCTTCCACACCCGCAACGACCGCCACCTTCAATCCCAAATCTTGCAAAGCGTGTAAAAGAATTTCCGACTGGGAGATGAGATTCTTGTATTCCGCGTTATGGGTTCTGTTCGCCTTGTACGCTGGAAACGCCCCATGCCGCCAATTCTTCCCCGGTCCGTCCCAGCAGACCACAATCTTGGCTTCTGGCTTGGTCTTGTTTATCTGCATCAACTCCACCAGAAACCCGTGCAGCATCCCAGAAGATTCTCCCTGCCTCGTTCTTAGAGCCAGATGAGAATAGTGAGCCCGGAAGCCCATCATTTTCCCGTCCACTAGGATTACTTCCGCCATTTTTATTCTTTCGTCCTGCAATCGTTGTGCCTCTGGTCACAGTTCTCTACACAGTAGTCGCACTTGCCCTGTCCTTGGTCGTAGCAGTAATCACAAAGTGCCTTGTCGCAACAATCGCACGTTGTCGAAACTTCCCGATGACATTGCCAACATTTACTCTGACTCATCCCCTACCTCTCAACTCCATCTTCAACCGCAACTGCACCGCTGGGGTAAACTCTTTTCTATTTCTCAGGTGCTCTCTGATTTCTTTTACCGATAAGTCGTCTGCCTGTCTCTGTGGCCATGGCCACGCCATTGTTACTTTCCTCACCACTGGTCTCAGATTCGCCGCCACGCCAATAAACCCAACCAGCCCGGCGTAGTCTGGGTCTGGAAAAAGGATTACTTCCCGGAATTTCTTCAACCCTTCTATCTGCGTGTCCGTTATGGAGTGGCCAAGAGTCGCACCAGAGCATATGCCCTCTCCTACCGCCCTCTCTATGGCCAGTGCCTTCGTAATCCCTTCCGAGAGAATCACAGCCACTTCCGAGTAGTCCCCAAACACGTTATAGATTACTTTCGTACCAATGGAGTTCAAATACTTTGGGTCCCGCTTTCCCGTGTAGTCTCTCGACACGATACCAGCCAGCTTCCCATCCGCCATTGGTACGGGGAAGATGATACTGTTCTTGTAACGATAGTCGGCTACCGTCGCTCCTATTAGGTGTTTTTTCAGCTGATTCTCGGTAATTCCCCTCTTTGCCACATACCGCCTTGCTTCCCCGAACATTGGGTCGTCTTCATCCGTGTCTGCTAATAGCTCAAATCCTTCTGGTAACTTAACTGGCTCCGGTCTTTTCCTAGTCTGCTTGGTGTAGTTCTCCGTCGTTACTTCCTGGTATCCTTCTCCCAGCTTTTTCAGAATCTCTATGATTACTTTTCTAGAAGACCAACCGCAGTTAAAACAATGCCCCAATCCAGATTGAACGTTGAACCCAAGTCTGAACTTAAAATCAGGTGTGTAGCCCATATCAACACAAAATAAACAGCATATACGATACTCATCCTGGCTAGAGGCATTCTCCCTAATGTCTATGCCCTTCTGGCTTAGCAGCTCAAAAAAGTTAAACATTTTTCCAAACTCTGTAGTTTCTAATATTCGAAACTGTCTGAGGGGCTAGGCCAAATTCTTTTCCAACGTCAGCACAAGTCCTTGTTGCTGCTTCCTTTCTAATTCTCAAAACCAATTCTGGAGTAAGATAATAGCGATTTCTACAAGAGGACCACAATCCTCTACTCCTAGCGTGTGCATGATTCCTTTTCGAGGTCACGTACTCTAAGTTGTCCAAACAATTGTTTCTTTTATTCGTATCCTTGTGATTCACTTCCATACCAACTGGACAAGGACCGAGAAAGGCTGCTGCTACCAAACGATGTACTCTTTTTGTAACTTGACGAGCCTGTTCATCATAAAACACAACTGTCGCATAACCGCCTGTAGCTCCATGACCAATTTTCAGTAGCTGCATTGTTCTAGCATTACGAAATCTTCCCGAGTCAGATATCTGATACTTTCCCCCGCAAACTGGCCTCCACTTTTCTTTCATCTAACTAACTCCCATGTCCGTGCAGAACAGACAATTGATTCTGAACTCGTCTTCCGAGCCGTAACTTTCCTTTACCTCAATCCCGTGCTGGGAGAGGATATCGAAGAAGTCAAACACCTCATACTCCCCTCTTCCATTTCACCGTTACATCCGGCACGTACTCCGATTCTAGGTTATCGCTCTCCAGAGTCTTCCACGTAACATGGATGTCCACTTCCGTGGCATCCTCTGGCACCTTCTGGATAGCAGTGTCCAGTATCTCTTCCGCATCTTCTGCGTAATCGTTGTTCATCTACTTCTCCTCATACTCGTGATAAATCACCAGCGTCATCTCGCAACATACCACAGCTAGTATTTTATCACCGCGGTTTCTCAACATTTCCAAGATGCCTGCTGCTCTACCCCATATATCTCCACCAGTCACCGTATGAGTTCCTACTTTTACTCTCATCTCTTCCTCCCAACGTTCTGTTGTTTTCTTTCAGCCCTGCACTTGTCGCATCTCAAGCCGACTGTGGCTGGCTTGAAACACCTCAGGCAAATGTTCTGTTTCCTTTCCCGGTAGTAAAGGCGCCTGTACGCCGTAGGAACGATTAAAGTCATGGACTATCCTCACATGATCTGAAAAGTCGTACTCCCTTAGTAGTTTTATTCCAGCCAGTGGTATCGGACTACCGAGGATGGTCGCTATCGAGTTCTCGTGAAACTCCACCACATTGTCCCACGTGATTCTGTGATAGAGGGAAACATAGTTTCTCCCATCCCCTGTCAGCAACCTCTCACTCTCGTACCACTCGACCTGTAGTATCACGACTCTCTTCGTCCTTTTAGTACACACGTGCCAAAACACGTTGGCGTATTCCGAAGCCAAATCCATAGGCTCAGTCCAAATCCAAACCCCCAGAACTGGTGGCTTGAATCCAGAGTCTACCAATTCCTGTTCGTGTCTCATGTGCCGATAAGGAAGGATAGCCCCAGCCTTCTGTATCTGCTTCCAACATTCCCAAGACGTATGATGGTAACCGATTTTAGGGTTTCGTTGCTGCCGCTGTTGCTTTCGCACGTTCTATTTTCTCCCTTTTCAAAGTCTCGTCTCTGTCGTAGAATATGCCCCGGTCGTAGTCCGTGATAACGTGAGCCCCGACATACTGCTTATCGTATCTGTGTGCAGCCACCCAAAGGAAGACCGAGTTATCTCCCCACTCTCCCTTGCCCATGCTCATCGCGAAAGAAGCTTTTCTTATCTTTGAGATATCTTCCGCGATTTCCTTACCGGAGATGATTTTCATATCTTCCGACCGTCTAGTCGTCTGGGAAGCTACCCAACCGATTAATTGGTTCCTTCCAAGAAACGATCTGTAGTCCCGATAGATGTCCGCAAACTCCATTCTCCTTTCATCTCTCTTCTTCATGGGCCGGATTTCGTCGTCGTAGTCTATCAATACCACATCTGCTGTGAATCCGTTGTTTCTTTCCCTCTCCCAAGTATTCTCTACCGTACCGATAGTCGTGTCCCCGTTCGTCCCATCGACCACCTTTACCTTGGACCGAATCAACCTTTTATAGAGCTTGAACCGTGCCCGCACCTTTTCAGGTACCTGAGCCAGTCTGGTCGTAGGCAGGGCAGTGATAGCTGAATCGTATCTGTCTTCTATATCCTCTCTTGGGTCTTCCAATGTGAAGTGTAGTACGTTAAGTCCCTGCAAAGCATAGGCTAGTCCCAACCAAACGAAGAGAGTTGTCTTCCCCCTCTTATATGGAGCCAGTATCAGTCCCAAGTGTCGTCTGGAGATAATCCTAATCATCCTGTCGATAGGGTCAATGAGAAGTACCGGGAACCTATCCCTTTGCATCTGTAGCTGCCGCCGCGCTATTCTCAATTCCAGTTCTTTATCGGAAAAAATATTCTTTGGCCGACCAAAGTCCTTACCAACCGCGTCTACCACATTTCTCGCCGCCGCCATGAATAAGTCCGGCGTCATCAGCCCTTTCTCCAGACCCGATTGCATCTGTAGCATAGCTTTGGTGATTTCCTTGTCTATCTTGTACTGCTTTACTTTCTCCAGCACCGCCTCGGCTGGTGCAGGCTTGTGGCCATTCATCTTCAGTGTATCTGCATATTCCAAGAACCTGGCCTTGTTCGCTGCCGAACCCCCAGACCTCTGAGACCATTGTAGACATTCCGCCCTTAGCATCGGCCCCAATGGTTCTCTGTATCTGTTCCAGAAATCCAGAGCCATACCAGCCACTACTTTTCTTTCATTGCCTTCGTGTGCATCCAGTTTCGAGAAATCTTCCGCTGAAAGTAAATGAGAAGCCGTCTCCAAGAATTGGCGATCATGAATTAGGCGTTTTATCAGCTCATCCACAAAATGCGCATCAGACAAGAATGTTTCTTCAGACATTCACTTTCCCCCGAACCGTCTGTCGTCGTTCTTGTTCCGACTCTATCTTCGTGCTGAGACTACCCTTCGTGCTTGCTTGCAAGAATTATACATAATCTTATGTCGCATCCTTGCAAATAAATTCCTTCTAATCAAAAACCTTCCTGGCCTCGCTAATGCAATGGGCTTCCTGCACCGCTGTAGGATGTTTTTGAGTATCTGCATACGTTTCTAAGTACAGCTTCACGAAAGCCCGAGCACTAGCCAGTTTGTCGTGCGACGGTTCCCCGCCCCCCAGCGCATCCAGTAACATCTGTCCGGTAACTTGGTACTGGCTGGCGTCTATGAACTTTGCTGCTGCTGCGAGGGTGCGTTGGTAGACGGTCTGTGAAGGCTCGGCTCCTGCGAGGGAGCGCTGATGCAGGAAATTGTTCAAACGGTCAAGCGTCACGGCAAAGTTAAGCTGGCCATCTGCGAAGAACCACAGGCAGCTTTTGAGCTGGTCTGCGTCCAGAGGCTGCGCTGCCTTCTCAGCCATTGCCTGGGTTGCTCGTTGGCGCTCTGATTCGCAAGAATGTCCGCATCGGCAGCAGACCTCGTGCACTATCGGGTCGAATTGGTCCTGCCCCAGCTCTCCGCTGGCGTGGCTGGGCTGGGCAACAAACTGCGCGTAATGTTTCAATTTCAGTTTGGCGTCTTTTTGCGCGTTATTCAGGTCGAGCCAAATCTCTCCATGCGCTGCATTCGTTATCGGCTTGCTTTCCTCGAAGCCAATCTTCCCGCACGCTTCGATTGCTAAACTAAGTCGCTCAAGAGAGCGATATAGCATCGCAGAGAGACGCGAATAATTGGTCTGCGTTACTTCGCGCGTGCTGGGCTGGCTCGCTTGGCGGGCGGCAAGTTCAATAAACCGGTGTTTGCACATACAACCTCCAGCCATAGTGATGACGCCGCAGTACGTCATGGTCTGATGTTCGTGGTGGCACTCGGTGCAAATCCACCGCTCGCGTGCCTCCTGCTGCTTACTGTCGCCGCGCTGCTGCGCTGCAATAGCGTCTCGCATATCTTCCCGTTCCTTATCCGCTTTGCTCATCGCGGTGAGTCTCCTTTGCCTTGGCGCTCGGCTTCCCGTTGGCAATCGCGTGCATAATATGTTTTGGCCATTTCCTTGATTTCGTCGTAGCCACCGCCGCCGCGATTGTGGACGGTTTCCGCTGACTGGCTACTCCAAAGCTTCTCGTATAATCCGCGATAAATTGCTATGCCCACATCCCACGGCAGCGGCGGACCGTCCTGCATACGAAACCATTTCTCAGCCATCGTTCCTCCTATCCCGGCGCAGGGTAGTAGTCATGGCTTTGCTGCGTCAATAAGAGCCATCCGCCAAACTTTATGGTCATCGCTGCCGAATTGTAGAGATACTTCTTCATGCAACGCATTGAAGGCATCGCACCAATCGCCTGCATCTTCTTCCGGCTTGGCCATCAGATACTCTGCGGCTAATTCCAGTAATCGGTTATCACCTAGAGCCAAGAGAACTTGATGCTCGATGATGTCCCATTCAGAGCACGGCATGAAGTCGCGTTCTTCTTTGGGCATCTCTCGAAGAATCTTGTCGGCGTTCTTTAGTCCGATACGTACTAAATTTCGTGTTAAGTGGCTCACGCCTTCCTCCCTCGCGCTGGGCCAGCCTCACGCACCGTTAGGGCGCGTAACTGACGCTGCGGATACTCGGTCAAGTTGACGCCGTAGAGGATGCTCCACCAGTGCGAGCCGTCAGCGCCTAAGCGGTACTGCTCGACACGGGCGTAAGGACTTCCCCAACCGCTACCCTGCCAGCATTTCAGGTAGACAATTTGTCCCACGCGGAACTTCGGCCCCTTAGCCTGCTTTTTCATGGCCCGTCTCCATCTCCACCACCAACTGCCCTCTTAAAGACGGAACGTCTCTCTCAATCCTAGCTATCGTCGCTTCCGCTTCTTCCTTACTCCCGCGAAAGTCTGGAGCTGGTGAAGTATAGCTTCCACCTACATGATCCTTCTCCCAGATTCGGTAGTACACAATTTCATCCGGCACTCCAGGACTATGAGGTACATCCCAGTTATTTCTGATTGGTCCTGCATGATGTTTGGAACCGCTCATGGCTATTGCTCCTTTTGTTCGCTAAGCTCGCCAGCGTCAGTTAAATCCCTTAATCCATTTCTCACATTCAACGCCAGTTCTCATATTGCCGCTCATTAAGAGCATCATTCCTAAGTCTCCCCCAGCGTGGTGTTCTAACTCAGGGTGCTTTCTCAGGTCGGAGAGCATCGAAGCCACTGCTTGCTGGATATCGCCTCGTTGTGCGTATTCCAAAGCTCGTTGCTTAGCCCAATCTAAATGTTCCTGTCTAGTCATCATTCTTGTTCTCCTTCTTGACTGGTAAAGGTTTTTCCAAGCCGAAATTCAAATGGACTTCGTGACCGTGTTCTATTATACAGGCCCCCTCATCTGTTTTGAGAAAATCCGCAACGCAGCGGGCATGGATGTAAGCATCCCATTCTATAACCATGTGCAAACAACCTCCGCGATGACACATCCAGCAACCACCATCGTTCGGACTGAGCTTGGTCCGGACCGTGCCGCCTCCGCCCTTCATCGGTACTATTCCGCCGCAGGGCATTACAGGCCATCCGCCAAGATTAATTTGCTGAGCATGATGGCTTCTTGTTTTTGGAACCGAAAAGTTTTCTCACCGGCATTCGTGTCCGCAGACCGCATCTGCCTCACCACGAAGAAAGGTTCGTCACCCAACTTCCCACCCGGCTCCCACCAGGCTGTGATGATTATGTCCTTGGTTAGTCTGATGACCGTTATGTCGTTCGTCTTCATTCTTGTCTCTCCCTCGAATATCATGTCCATTTCTATTCTCCTAGACCCTCACCAGTAATCCTTCCGCCTCGAATACTTCGTTGATTCTATTTCTCAAATCTTCTACCTGCTTGGCTGAATCGTCGTACGAGCGGTGTTCGTGGAATAGGTGAAGTCTCTGACGGACGTTCAGTCCGAGAATCTGACCAGCTTGATTGCTAACCGTATCGTCCATCAGGTATCCACCAGCAGAGAACTTCAACGGTACTTTGTTCAATACCAAAGTCCACCCGGCAAAGCAAGCCCTCGTACCGCAGTCCGGGTAATTGCCGGGATTCCACTTCACTACTTTTCTAAAAACTTTTTCTATCACGGTCTCCTTCTGTACCCAGATACTCATCTTCAACCGTCTGTGGTCTTCCTCTACGTGGTGGAAGACTCTCACGATTTCCGCCACGTTTAATGGTCTCTCTTCTTCCCGATACAAAGCTGTGAACCTTCCCATTCTTATTCTCCTCATATCCAAGGATTATTTCTATAGTTCCTTTTCCGCTGTGACTGGGAGAACCTTCTCAGCTCTTCCCTCTGTGCTCCCATCCTCCTTCTGTAGCGCTTGATGGTCTGAGCAGGATGTTCCCAGTCTTCTCTGACATTACCAACCTCTTCCACCTGCAACCACTGCCGCTGTTGTTCCTGTGCTTTCCACGTCTGGATGTTCTCCCCGTCTGGGAAGTCTCTTTTAATCTGGTCCCGGATAATCCTCTCCGACACGTTTCCGGTCAGAGTCGAAATCGCTACACCCAAACCCTGACCCTTTTTGAACTTGCCGAACTTTTGCTTCCACACTGGAACGAGTAACTTGAGAATCCATTCCAGAGTCACTTTGTACTTCTGCTCGAACTGTTCCAGTCTGAGTAGCCTCAACTCATCCTCTGCGCTTGGGCGCCACCACTGCACCCCAAAGTCACGTCTGACCGCTCGTTCTACCCTTAGGCTGAAAGCCATCATTCTTAATCTTATTTCAGTGGTCATATTACCTATTACAGGTACAGGTACCATCTTCCTTCTTCTTAAAAAACAAGAAGAAGGGCGAAACGCCCCGTCCTGTCTAACTTTTCTCAACTTCTACTTTCAGTTTCTTCTCAGCTAAATCCAGAATTTTGAGAATTCCAATCTGGGGGTCCACCTTATATATCGGAACTCCCAGTTTTTTGATTGCGCTGATTCTACTCTTTGCAGCTTTCTCAAATCTGTTCCCAACGTCCCCAATGTCCAGGTAAATCAATCCCAACTTCTCATCTGACAACCTAACTCCCCGTCCGTATTTCTGCGCTGCGTCATTCTTTGACTTCATCGCAGCTCCGTCCAGGATAACGTCTACACGTTTAATGTTGACTCCCTTTTTGAATATCTTGTTGGTCAGGATGACCCTTACCTTACCCTTCTCAAACAGGTCTTTCCCCTCTACTCTTTCCTCTACCGACTTGTCTCCATAGAGTAACAGGTGTGGAATCCCATCGAACATCGCACTCAAGGTTTCCAAATGCTTAACCCTCTCCACCAGAATAATGATGTACTTCCCCCGACTGTGGCACGCTTGTACCAAACTGAGGATTAATTCATTCCTCTTCTCACTCTCAACGATGTACTCCCTATACTCTTTCTGGTAATCCTTCCTCCCCAACATTCTGTTCAGGAACCAGAACCTTTTATTTCCCCTCCGTACTGGAGCAGGTTTCCCCGAATCGCAGAGGACCTGCACCGCAACTCCCCTACTCAGGTAACCTTCTTCTACTCCCTGACTCAAAGGGTACTGATAGATAACCGGACCGCACAGGTCGTACGCCTGCATAGCGATATGCTTCTTCTTCAACTCCAATGTGGCTGTTAGTCCGAAAATTGCTGGTGGGTTGATACTGCGAACCGTTTGGAAGTTTCTCCGATTCAGCGCTAAATGCACCTCATCTATAATGATAACTTTCAAACTCTTGGTCCAACTGGAATAGGACTTGTCTCTTCTGTGCAGGTGCACGGTTTGGATGGTCCCAACTGTTATCCGCTTGGGGTCGAATATTGAGTTACCAATGACCCCTATATCTTCCCCCAGAACGCTTCCTAGCTCGTCCTGTGCCTGCTTGAGCAGGGTAAGTTCATCGACTAGGAATAGGGCATTACCCTTTAAGCGACGAAAGAACTTCCCTGTTGTGTACGTCTTCCCCGAACCCGTCGCTTGGAGGACCAACCCACCCGTCATGGAAGCGTTGACCATTGCTTCCACACACTCCAACTGGTAGATACGTCCTTCCTTATCCAAGTCGGTGACTTCTTCCGGTCCGAAAGCAAGGGGTAACCGCTGGTCTTTTATTTTGAATTTGACGCTGAGGGTTTTCTCAATCTCGTCTTTCTTTGCTAGAAAGACTCCGGCACCCATTTCACCATCACGCATCAGGTGAATGTACCCGTCCCATCCGGGAATCTCACCCGTAACTGGGTCCACAATCCCTGCTGCTTTATTGTGGATGTAGGCTTTCCCCGATGGTGTCCAGTCCCAGCCAACTTTGCGATATTTCAAAATGTCATTTAACTCTGACGGATACGAACTTAGCAATTCTGCTTTTCTGTGTGTTAACGAAACTCGTATCGTTCTCATACGTGCTTCCAAAGCTGCCCACGTAGAATAGCATGGATTGAATCTATTGCTACTCCACGATTTCTAGCCATACTTCTAAGCTCTTGCTGAATAGGAACTGGTAACTTCTTTCTTGGAATAAACCACGGTCCAAACTTTCTCTTTATCTCTTTCACATCTGCCTCTGTTAACTTGGAATTCCCGTGCCTTTCTCCTTTTGCTGTAAGCCCATTCTTTACTGCATGCTCCATGTTCTTCTTTCTCGTTAGGTATTCAAGATTTCCCGAGCGATTATTCAGCTTATCAGTATCTTTGTGATTCACTTCTTTACCTGGCGGGCAAGGTCCATGGAAAGCTTCCGCGACCAAAATATGTACACGCTTAATCTTCTTCTCGCCATCGTAAACATGAACTGCCAAATACTTTCCACACATGACCTGGCTCAAAATTACTTTCTTGCCTTTGACCCGGCCAAAGCTTGACGCCTTATAACGTGGGAAACTTGGAATTACTTTCCAAACTTCAGGCCCACCAAGGAGACAAGCTTTCCTGTGCGTGAGTTGTACATTCACGACTTTGCTAGCCACTGAGGTAACTTTCTATTTTTTAATTGGGGTCCTTAGCAGAACTATTATACAGGAAGAGCCGTCGTTTTCAAAGAAAAATGTTCAGTGCAGTGTCTTTGCAAAAGCGTCGCTCAACGACATCGTATCCGAAACAACCTGCGCTGCCTTTACCTGCATAACAAAGGCGTCATTCAGAATCATCCGGTCATACAGCTTCAGAACAACAGGCCGCAAACCAAGGGCTAGGCCATCCGGCCCAAATGATAAACTGTCTGAGAACTGAAAACCATTCGAGAGCACAACGTTGATGGTATCACTCATCACCATCAGCTCGCCGCCAAACAAGGCTGGGAACTGAGAGTATCGGTACCAAGTCCTGATGGCAGCTCCACTGGCTGGTGGTGCTGTTGTATTCACAACATTCCCTGCCAACGTATAGTCTATAGTCTGTAAAAGAACGAAACCGTTTCCTCCTGGGTTCTTCACAACGAATAGCAAACTACCCACAGGACTCGGAGCGTTAGCCAAAAGGAATGTCGAGTTAACCCCATCCGTCACACCGGAAGGGGTTTCATTATCAGCAAACTGCAAAGTGGCGAGTGATGAACTCACACCACCATTCGCTGGCGGAAGAATCCCCTGCACCTGATAAGAAAGATTTATCCTCTGCCCCATCTATTTACCCACTGAAAGAGTAAGACGCCAACAGCTGTGTGTTCACCGGCGGAATATGTCCAGCCAGGAACGTAATCGTATTCCCAGACAAGGTGTAATCTGTTCCATCTTGTAGTAACCCATTGGCTGTTAAAGTCAAAGTACCTGGCGATGGTGTGTGAGCTAGTGTAAAAGTATCATTAATCCCATCTATCGTACCACTAGGAATCTCATTCGATACTTGTTGCAAGCCATTGATAATCGTCGTTCCGCCACTACTAAAACTGTTGTTATACAACGAACGGAAGATAATATCTTTCGCGGCCAAAAAGTCCGCTACGTTGCTATTAGCTACGTTATCATGGAACGAAATTCCAGAAGCCCCATCACCAACACCATGAGCCGCGAGATATTCGCCAGGCCCGCCATCATCAAAGAATCCGAATCCCCAACCAAATCCTGCGCTATTTGTTTCCGTTGGACTTAGATTATTCGGAGGCGGAGAAGGCTGTGTCATCATCGTCGCTCTGTTTCCGCTTATTTCATTGTTCACCGGAGATAAACCAGCATCTCCAGTTTCGAAAAAGTCCCATTGAAACTCTTGAGTGAAAGATACAAATTGATAGCCGTATCTTCCGCCATCCATATCGTTCTGTTGAATCAAAGATTGGAAGGAATCCCAATCTGCGATCCCTCCCCACTCGTTATTATTAAGTCTGTTCAAAACCACTCTAGCATTTCTACAAAAATCCAGATTAATCACGCCATCAACTGGAGTTGGCTGCTCTCCATCAAAAGGAATTCCAAATCCTTGGTCGTCTCCGTGGCCATCGTGGATGTAAAGATTACTGATAGTAGGATTGTCGCTATGCAGGAAGCTCACTGCCGCTCTACAGGGAGAAATTATTTCCAGATTCTCAACCACAGAGTTATCACACGCACAAAGTCTAGCAAAGCCAACCGATGGTATACCAGCACCAAGAGCGAAACGTCCAAAGTTCTGGTCGGCATTTCTGTAGGCCCAATCTCCATTCAAAATTACCTGCCCAGACCCAGTTAGTGTAATACCGGTATTCCGAGAACCCTCATAAGTATGGGCTGCTGGTATATCCACTGTGTAGTCGCCTGTTATACCTACGGACTTGTACCAAACGGCTTTTTCTGTAGCAGTAATATTAAAGTTAAATTGTGAAAAGGGCGCGAAGGCGTTAACGTTCTCAACAATAAAGCCACCACCAGGAAACATTCCTAACGCAAAAAGACCACTGGTAGCTACATGTCCAACACCTTGCTGAATGTCAAAGAAACCAATCTCATTCAAACTGTGGTTTGATTGCGCAAAAGGTGGATAGTAGAACATCTGAACAGTGCTATTCCCAGCCGTCGTCTGACACATTCCGGCATATATCTTAGAAAAAGTTACATTGCTAGTTCCAGAAGTCGCGGCCGTAATCGTAATCACATCGGTTACATCGTTACCATTCTGGTCCTGGCCGGTCAAAGTAATCGTAGCTGTAAAAGGGTCGCCAAATGAATTATAAAAATATACCTGGGAAGGCGGCTGAATCGTAAAGTTCGATTGCTTTGTGATAGGCCAGGTAGCATTACCAAACTTAATCTGCCCACCTACCACAAGCATAGATATGTCTCCGACGTTGTTAATTCCAGTTTGGAAACCGAGGTCTGGTGGCTCAATATCACTTGGGCCTTGAGGATAGTTGAAAGGCGGGGTTACCGTCCCACCTGTAAGTGCTGACCAAACAACTGTGCCATTGACTGTGCTGGTACCGACTACGTAAGTTTCTGTTGCTGGATTTCCAGAAGAGTCAAAACCATTCAGGACGTAGGTTCTCTGGCCATCCAGTCGCGCACCAAAGCCTATCGTAGATGGCGGGTCTACATAAAGCACCGGTAAAAACAAGTCTTCTTTGGCTTTTATGATGCTACCGTCTATATTCAGAGTTACCCCATTATCCATCGTCAAACAGCGCCTAGCGTGTGAATACCAGATACCATCGCACATATCTATGCTCTGGTAGCTCACCAAACAGTTCACGCCGAAAGGAATACAAACCGTTGTCGGTCCCGTAAATGCCACAGTCGTCGTCAAAGGCGCTGCCTTAAAAGCCACCGTAAAACCAACTGCTCCTACGTTCGATGAGTCAATCTTCCACAAAGCTCCTAAGTTCTGACTGGAACCAGAAATGGCTATATCTTGGTATACCACCACAATTTCTTGTGCCCCACCAGCTGCCAACAGTGAGTCCCTATTCACGACATTATAGCCGACTGGTGGCACTGTATTCGGAAACGTAGAACCTTCCGTATATAAGAATGAAATCGCGGTATCCAATGCGTTCGCATTTGTCAGGCTTAATGTTCCAGTATTAAACGTAGGCCCACCAGGAGGTGCTGCGTTCGAAGCCGGAGTTCCATCTAACGCGATTGGGCTCACCAAGCTCTGTATCTCTAAAAAGGAACCAATGATAAAAGAATTTCCATGCGCGCCAGTCTCAGCCACAATAGCTGTAACCGCTCCTCCTGTGCTGTTTACAGTGTAATAGCCGTAGGTAATATGTTCACCATCTACTTGAGAGATAAATTGTGTGTAAGGATTTCCAGCCGAGTCACTGACAACTGGAGGATTATCCCAATGGAAAGCATCAAAACCCAGAAACAAGAGCGTACCTTTCGTTGTCGGCTTGGTCAAAGGTATGGTCATGTTTCCGGTGTTTCCAGTAAACTGCGTACTATCCGAACTGGAAACTTGCCCGGTATTGGACTGCAATATTCTCAGGCCTTTCGAAACCTGATTCACTTTACCACTAGCATTTACAGCTGCTTCATCCAAAGCAGCTTGAATCGCAGCAGTATCATCTTTTACGCCGTCACCCACCGCCCCCTTGCTTCTGACATCTATGCAATCCCCAACAAAAGCACCGGAAGGAAAGACCGATGTCCCTACGTTAATCAAAATTCCATTAGACGGCTCGTTCAGTAAGTTGAAAAATCTCGCATACAGAAAAACAGTCGGAGCCAGAGAAGAATTATCGTAAGTATACTGCAAACCAGGATCGTTTGGACTGAAAGGCAAGGTCAAATTTGCATACTTGTAAAGAGGGTCCAAAAATGAAATGCCTGAACCGCTGGCAGCAATGGTTCCAATCGTTCCGCCAGCTGTAATCGCTATGTTTCCATTGGCCATTTAATCTTCCACGTTTATCCAACCCATAGACGTGTAAAGATTCACAGAGGTCACAGGGCTAGTCCCATTCAAAGTCAAAACTTCTGTAATAGCGTCGTCGAAAGAATCGTAACCATACAGAGATACCATACGAGTATCTCCAGGCTGGTCAGACACTATAGTCACATGCGTAGCCCCACCAAGAAATAATGGCCCACGGTCAATCTGCATGCCGTAGATATTCTTATCGAAGTTCGTCGGTAGAGCCACTGTAACCAAAGGAAAAGCTGAGGTCGCTTGTGTAGACCCCGGACCCGAGCCAAGTTGCACGGTTACCGAAGAAGGGGGAGTTGGCACCAATGGATAGTTCACTCTAAATACTCTGGTAAATCTAGACGTCTGACTACCATTCACCAGTCGCATGTACCAAATATCATCGTAACTCAATCGAGGCAATGGGAATTTCTGCGTCGTGGCCACCGTCAACAGATTCGGTGTCTTAAAGGTCCAAGAGGTATCCGACCTTCTCACCTCTACACCTGTAACAGGTGGTGCTCCCAAGTCCACCATAATTCTCGTACCATTGGCAAAGCTTACTTTCGAGTTTTGCAAGTTATCCAGAAAAGTCGTAAACTGCCCTTCTTCTTCCGGTGGGGGCAAGTTCTGCAAGTCTACTGGCACAGCCGTATCCGCCGGCTCAAGAATATTCTGAGGATTATCCACGAACCGTCTCAGCAGCTTGTCCAAATACAAGTCCTGCCCGAAGGAAATATCGAACTGCAATACTTCCTGGAACATTTCCAGCACTGTCGTGGTCACCGACCGAACCAGGAAATTCTCCCCACTGATACTTCTCTGTAGAGCCGTTACATATAGAAATCTTCCGCTTCTTGGGTAATCTTTTGTCCTATCCCAAAAATAACTCTGTACCGTATAATTTCCATCGAACTGAGTTATTTCTCTGTCTTGGATGTAAGCTGCTGCGGCCAAATCACATTCATCGCTTGTTCTTGGCATTGGCTGCATATCTGTAATGATTGCCGAACGAACGCCGTCGTCTCCTACTATAGCGGCTTCCCCGGATACAGAGACAGGGTCTCTTACTCTAGCCAATGCGTGACCTGCCTGCCAAGCTTGGAATCTTACTCTCGCTCCAACACCTGGAATCGTGTTGGAATAAAACTGCAACTGGTCTGTATCCCCATTCTGGGCAATCGTGGCAGTAATATCTTGGTCCATGCCAAATCCCAGTGGATAGTTCACCAACGGACCAATCGGAGTCGTATCTGGCATTGCCAAGTTGTCATTAGGGTCAAACAGAGGCAGCTGTCCACCAGTCAGAGCTAGCGCATTTATAGGCCTGGCTCCGGTGAGCCCAGCCACTTGCAACAGAGCCGTCGGTGCATCCCATATCAACGTGTAGTCCAAAGTAACGTTCAGAGCTACCGAGTTGAAAATCGCGTACGCAGCAAAACTAGGCAGATTAACTCCGCTAGCTGTGTATCTAGTCAGAGTCGGAGTGTACGAAGGGATAAATGGATTATTCAAAGAAGCCACGTTGTAAGCCTGCGCCAAATCAATATCCGTGATTACATACGTAACTTCAGCCAAAGCCGGAAGCATATCATCACCGAAAACCGTCCCAGCCAAGGTCCTATAAATCTGATTATACCTCGACCATCTTCTTGCCGTTACGTATGTCTCCAATACGTAATGATGATTCTGCTTCGATACTACCGGAGTCCCCACCAAAGCTCCAGAGAGAATCGGACACATCTGAACTCCGTTTGCTCCCGATGGGGTCACCGTCACTACCGTATTCGGTGCCGTCCTTATATCAAACCCAGCCAAGCAACCAGACATTGACATGTTCGCAGACGTAGCATACAGCCCGCCGATAATTCCAATCGACACATCGTTGAACTGGACTTCTCCATGCTGGAGAATTGTATGCCCACCTAGCTCAACTCCGCTGTTTGACAAAATATATTCAGTACCGAGAATTGCTGGTGCTACCGGATTGCCACCGACGATAGGAGAAATCGAATTCAAAGCCCCAGCCAGCACAAACTGATTCTGCAAATCTCTCATCGTCCACTGAGATGTATTCAGCTGATTCTCTGTCCAATCATCCTGTAAGAGAATATCTGCAGAGCCGTGGAACATCTTGTACTTCAATGAGAAGCTTCCGGTGAACCCATCTCCCACGAAATAGTCATCCCGCATCTGCTGCGGTTCTATTTCTCCCACTACCAGACAATCATTCACCAAAGGGACCGACAGTACTCCCGTATTCAAGGACGAAGGAACGAATTGACCAGGCAGCTGATTTACCTCATCGTAGATAACTCCCAAAGGAGCGTCACCATATGGAGCAAAGGTAATCTTCTTACCAACTGCGTTGTATCTAAACTGAGCCTGATCCGCGAACTGCTTTGCCACATCCGACCATTTACTAGCTGGGTCGTAAGCAAAATAAGGAATCAAGTCTCCATCCTGAATACCAGCCAGGTCGAAAAAACCCGGTGCCAACGTATTTGCCAAACTACTTAAAATCTGCCCCATCGTCTGATTGATATAGGCTGCCACGAAAGGCACCGCTTTGCAATTCAGTAGATACTCATCTGAAGTAACCTTCACGTCATATTCATAATGCTGGAATCTCTGGACCAAACCAGCTCTTTGACTTCCCCCCAAAAACTTTCTTTGAATCGTATTCGTAATGTACCCAGTAGATATGTATGCGCCTGTCACCGATAACGGAGACGTTGTGCTAATCAGAGACACGTAAGCAGACCGGAGGGGCACCTGAAAAGCCGCGTCCGCATTAACCAAAGTGAACGAAATAAGCGTAGGGGTATTTATAGAATCTTCGATGTTGATAGAAGAAGCGATTACATACCGTGTGTAATCTACCGGCCCACGCCCGTTATTAATCAGCAGCTTCAACATTACGTTGGATTCGAAATCTCCCCATAGAATTTCCCAAATCCTTGCCGACCTCTATTATCGTACACCTGCTGCAACATGGTTTCCAGCGAAGTCGAAGTACTACCCCATGTCTGTACTCTTGTCAACAAGTCGTTATGCATCTGTACTCTCTGCATATCCGCCTGAATCTCTGTCATCTTCATATTAACCAAAGCTGTCTCTGAGGCCACCCTAACATTCGACAACTGGCTTATCTGTGTCTCCGCATTCACTCTCTGCAAAGATGTTGTCACCAGAGCATTTGTCGCCACCGACTGCTGTGCCACCACCTGTGAAACTACTGGTGACGACACTTGTGCTGTCGGAGTCTGCAACGGAGACGTTGGCGTAACCGAACTGTAAACTGGTGTCGTACTCGGGGGACTATAAAGCTGCGTTTTCCCTGTTCTCACCCCAACCATAGTGCTAAACAGGTTGGCCATAGTCCCAACCATACTGGCAACAGGAGCCGGAAGTGCTGGTAGACCCGTAGTCCCCACCGCACCCGAAACTGGTGGCTTCGTAACTGACGTACCGGTTGCCGAAGCCGCTACTCCATTCATTGCCTCCGTAACTGTTGATACCAGCAAAGCCAAACCAGCCGGAGTCGAGACTACGTTTGCTTTCTGTGTAGAAGCAGGAGCTGTAGTAGCAGTCGTAGCTAGCTGTACTGCTGCTGTAGAACTAGTATTCTGGTTTACATTAGACGCCGTAGGCGCCGGACTTGCTGTGGAATAAGCTTTAAATGCCCCACCTAAATCAAAGGGATCGCCATTATTTTTCAGGTACCATTGCGTAAATTGTGTCTGTGTCATGCCACCGGGAATCTGCATTCCCATAACATTTACCGCTGCTGGTTGTTCTGAGGTCGATTGTAAATCTGATTTTGGTACAGAAACTGGAGCTACTGGTGGTGCTGGCCCTGCTGTTGCCTTAATCAGCTGTGTGCTTGCCCCGCTTAGAGAGTTAAACAGAGTGTTCGTTGCCCCTGCTACACCAGCCGCCGTTCCGACTATGCCTGTCCCCTGCATCGTGCCCGGACCGGTGATGATAGGCACCGTCTGCAACGGACTAGTGGAAGTCTCCGGCGCAACTAATAGAGCCGTACCGCTAGAAGTCCCTATCGTATCTACTTGAGCACCATTTACCGTTAGGCCCGATGTACCCAACGAACCCATCACACTGGATGGTAGGGCGTTGGCAGCAGAAAGAGCCGTATTAAACGATGTGGCAGCGCCTGTTGCCGTCCCTAGAATGCTGGTAGACCCTGGCGTGAGCCAGGTTTCATTGGCTGGTCCCCCACTACCCGAATATACGGAAGGATTACCAATCGTAGTCGGAACCGGAGTCGTGCCAACATTTCCGCTTGTTGGAATATACCCAATCGGGAAATTCTGAGACAACTGCCACGCCGCTAAGGCTTGCTGATACTGCAACTGGTTCTGCAAGTCAATCTGAGCAATTCCTGTCTTCACCGGAGGCACTGGCTTTAATCCAGGCTCCGTACTCGGGTTTACAAAGGCCCCACCGAAGCCAAGTTCTTGCTCTGCCCCCTGCATCGAAGTCGGTAGCTTAGTAGAAAAAGCCCCAACCACGTTACCCAAAGCTTCTATCTGCTGCATGCTGTAATTCGTCTGCTCGTTCTGCAGAATCACCAACTGGTTTTCCAGACCAATTCTGGTTGTTGCCAAACCGAAAATCTTTTGTTGTACTGTCAGCTGGTACTGAGATACAGAAATCTGCTGGTTCAGCTGGTCCATCTGCTGTGAGCTATTCAGCATCAACTGCTGAATCTGGATAGCCTTGGAGACTCCTTCAGGAACCTGCCTCACCGCCACACCCTGAGACATGATTTGCTGAATTTCCGAGTTCGTGTTCTGAATCAACGTCTGCCTCTGTAGCAACAGATTGTTGTAATTCAGAGCGTTATTGACCGCGTCCTGTTCGTCCTGATTCAGCTGCTGCATTCCCTGCGTGACCAAATTCTGGAAAGAGTCTTGCAGATACTGATTCGCCGTAACCACATTACCACCAGCCTGAATATACTGCTGGTACGCTGTGATAATTGTCTGGATAGAACCCAACTGCCCCTGATAGGCCAAGGGAGCATTCAACGCAGTCACCTGCTGGTCCATGCTTTGCAGTACTGCCTTCTGTTGAGCCTGCAACTGAGCCAGCTGCTGCTCCATATTGGGCAGTATCTGCTTCAGGTCATCTCTTCCACCCTTTTTCCCGGACAGAGAAGTTACTGTTGTTTGAATCTGTTGAATAGATAGAGCAATACCAGCTCCGAGAGTTTGGTTCCCAGACTGTACTTCTTGAATTACAGCATTGAAAGCTGCTACCAACCGCTCCGCCATTCTTTCGGTAGCCGCCCTCATGGCCCCGGAAATAGCACCAGCTATTCCGCCAACTACAGCACCAACTGCCCCGCCAATCGGCCCACCAACCATAGACCCGATTTGTCCAAAGGAAGCAGCGCCAGCCATCGCCCCCTGAAAGGCTCCCGTGGTCTTAAAGGTCTGCATGACCCCGCCGACCATACCCATCATCGAGGTAATGCCCTTACTTAAAGTGCCAAGTTGACTAGCCGCACTTCCACCCCCACCTCCACCATCATCTGCTCCTTGACCGTCACCACCTCCTGCCGCATCCTGAGATGTTTTCGCTGCCCCCGAATCAGCTACACCAGTCAAAGCCTGAGCCGCAGCCTGGGCCGACTGAGCCAACGCCATCAAAGAATCCGAAGTACCCTGAGAGTTCCCCAAACCGCTGGTGGTATTTGCATTCAGATTCGCATCCAAATCCTGCTTATCTGAATCAGTCATTACTCCTTGTGGGGACGTTGGCGTAGGCAGACCAGATACCCCAACACTACCAGCACTTGTAGCTGGCTTTAGTAGCTGACCTAGCGAAGGCTGTTGTGCACTGGTAGCTGGTGAACTTGCTGGCGGAGTCGTTGACTTACTGCTAGACCCAGTAATCTGGTCTGTTAGCTTGTTAATAGCGTCAGTCAGCGTTTTTAGATTTTGCTCTAAGGCTGTCGTATCTTGCTTTGGCTTTACCGGCGCCAAAGATTTCAGAGTCGTTTTTCCAGGCTGGGCAACACCTGGCTGCCCAATCTTAGGTTTCGTAGGCGTTTTACCTAGCGGCTTAACCCCGGACGTGCCCGTTATCGACTTTGGCTGAATAGGCTTCTTGCCGAGTAGTGCCCGGCCGAAGTTTTCCAGAGACAGTAGAAATTCTTTAAAAACATTCGTTGGTGGTTCAGGGTGACTAACTGGCTCGACTGCCCGAACTGGTGTCGAAGACACTCCCGGCTTTATCGCAGCTAACTTCGGTTCAAGAAACTTCGTGAAGTCACCCAGAGCTTTGATAAAGGAATTGAATACCGAAGCCATGCTGGTAGGTAATACGTACTCGCCAGCATGCATCGTATATGGCCCTGTCTCGAGAATACTACCGCCACCAGCCCTGCCACCTAAGACGTCTAAGGAATTTACACCTGACCTAGACGTCATCTTATCAAAGAAAGTTCCTTCGCCTTCCTTTGGTGTCGCTTTGCCCAACGCATCTGCAAACTCACTCAAAGCCCGGATGGCCACATCCACTTGCGCTGGGAAAAGTACCGCTAGTTTTTCGTGGACAGTATCTACCGCCGCCTGCGTTGCGGCTGATGCAGAATCCGTCAACTCTCTCAAACCGCCCGCAGCTTTGTCTGATTCCGACTTCAAAGCTGCATAGATTTCTTCTGGTGTCTTTGGTACCTGTCTGCCACCGCGATTGGCATTAACGCTATTGAGGAAATCCTGATTCAACTTGCCCAGAGTCTCCGTTATCTGAGCATACTTTTCCAGACCCGCAGCCGTCTTTCCACCCTTTGGAAAGAGCGAAGCGGCCGTAGCCATGTTTCTGGCCTCGTCTGCTAAGTCCTTACTGTAATCCCTTGTCTTTATCAGTTCTTCTTCGTACTTTATCAGCTTCTGCTGCGTCTTCGCTATCTCTGCCTGATTCTCTGCTTGCAGTTTTGGTTGTGAAGCCAACTGAGCCGTTTGCTGTTTCAGAATCTCTAGATGAGCTTTCTCAGCAGCTACCAGAGAATTGATAATCTGTACCTGATTGGTCCGATTAGAGAATGGGCTCGACTTAGCTACTTCCTGCTCTATCGAAAGTTGGGCTTCCAGTACAGAAGTAATCCTGTCTACCGCCTCCTTGGCCGCTTTCGTTCGTATATCCCATTCACTGTCCATCAAAGCTGTAAGAGCTTTTTCTCTCGTCTCAGCCGCTTCCACCAACTTCTGTGCGTATGCCGCCTGGCCAGTTACAGAGTTCTTCTCTACATCCAACTGGGCCTTGGCTCCTTTTACTACCGCATCGTAATCCTGCTCGATATAGCTTTCTTTCTTTTGCAGGTACTCCTGAGCAGAGATGGCTTGGTCTGCAAACTGCTTCTCTGTGACAGCTCGTTCCCTGTCAATCCGACTCTTCTCCATCTTCTCGAGCTCATCCGTCAGTTTCTTTCTGGCGTCGAGGATGTCTTTTATTAACTCTTCGTTACTAGCCCGTTCTTTCCCAGCCCCTTCGTTGGCAATCTTGGCCAAATCCAACTGATGCTTCTGAGCCTCGACCTTCTCCTTGGCCTGAATCTCCGCTATCTCTGCGCTGGAAACCCGAATAGCCGCACTGTAAGAATTGTTTACCAGCTGTTGCAGACCCTTATATTGGTCCCCCAACTCTACTGTTTTTACGGCCTTCTGACCCGGAGAAAGATCTTTCGCAGAATTAATTCTTGCCTGCGCTTCCACCCTCTTTGAATCCAAATCCGCCAAGCGAAGTTGCTTATCCAGGGCCGCATCAATCTGTTTCTGATAAGCCAGTTCCTTTTGCTGATGTACCTCTGCCTGTAAAGCCTCTGCCCTAGCAGCGTACTCAGCGTTCTCATCTTTTATCCTGGCTTGTATCTCTTGCTTATCCAGTGCCTTCTTTTTATCTATGTAGTCAGCATGAGCTATCAAGCCTTTTTCATACTGCTGCTTGATTATTTCTTGCTCGTCTGCTATGCGGAGCTTGGTGTACTCCAACTCAGTCTTGGATGTCTCAATCACCAACTGCTCTTTAATCTTGGCGTATTTCTTTTCCGCGTCTATTCTCTGCTGATCTGTGAACAACTCTGTCGGAGCTGAGAACTTAATCTTATAGTCACCCGGCTTTAGTCTGCCAACATCATTCAGCTTATCGTACAGACTACCAACTGAGTCCTCTAAGTCCTTTGCTCTTTTCTTCTCGCGCTCAAAGAACTTATCCCACTCCTCTTGTACTCCCTTGTTCGGCTTCCACAGCTCACCTATCGTCTTCCAAGAGGACATGTCGTGGAAAAATTTGATAACGCCGGAACCAATACTAGCAAGAACGGTCAGAATAACATCTGACATCTCTGTAAATCCGGCTATGACTATCTCTATGCCAGCTGTCAGCTTTGTGAAGAAAGACAGCCAGGGGTGGGCAGCATTATTTATCTTGTCAAAACTTCCGGCTGTATCATCTGAGCTTACTGACAGTGCTGTAAATTCTCTGGCCAGTTCGTCTACTAGATTAACAACACCTTCCAGTAGTGGCCTAATAAGAGTAAAGGCACCGGCTAGCCCTTCCAGAGCAATACCAGCCCCAGCAAAAATGTCTCCAAACTTCTCCCCAAATCCGGCTGCCTTTTCAGAGAACATTCCCAGCTGTGTCGCAATCTCATCCAACTGCTCCAAAAAGGCCTTGAACCCGGCAGAGTTCTCCAACCCCAACATGAACTCTTCCAAAACTCTGTAGGCCGCGACTCCAACCTTTTCCAGTTTCTCAGTATAGGTCTCCGCAGGCTCACCAATCATCTTATATTGCTCTGTGACCGCTTCCAGAGCCTGCTTAAACTGTATCTGCGTTCTTATAGTCGTATCTGTGCCATGACCAAGCTGCCCTACGCGCAAGTTCGCCATCTGGATACCAGTGGCATACGCTAAAGTCATAGCCCGACCAGTCAGAAAGAAACGCTGCAAATGCTGAACCGCCTCTGTCGCGTCTCTACCCTGAGCACGTGCCAAACCAACCGTAGCTTTTGTCAGCGAAATTATATCTTCGTTGGAGGCATGAATACTAGACTGCATGAACGTGTTGGCGTTCCGATACAACTGCATATCGTTAACCAACCCGTGAGTGGCTCCTCTCAGTTCTTCTATAAACTTAGCCGGAGCCGAGATACCTCTGGAAGCCGCTAACTTCTCAAACTGTTCCCGAACCTGCTGAAGTGGCCCTACTTCCTTGGAGAACTCCTTTAGTTTCTCCAAAGCCATTTCCAAAGCATGTTCGAAACCTTCCGCCGATGCCACCGCACCAGCAATCATTCCGAAAGGACCACCACCAAATAACCCACCAGCTATTCTACCAAGGAATCCACCACCGCCTCCCTCTCTTCCACCACCACCGCCCCCACCACCTCGTCTAGGCTGAGCCGCTCTTTGCGCCGCTGCTTGTTGTCTCAATCCAGCCGTTTGGGCATTAATCTGGGCCGTTATCAGTCTCTGCTGAGCCAACTGTGTTGCTATCTGTGTTTGCGCTGTTCTTTGTACTGCTTGTAGGGCTTGCTGTGCTAAGACCTGGTTTTTTACCTGTGCTGCATTGGCCTTCTCAGAAGCCAGTCTCGCATCCGCAATAGCTTTCTGAGCCTTCTGCTTGGAAATCAGAAGTTCCTGCTGAGCCACCTGCTTATCAATTACCGCAGCTGCAGCCTTCTGAGCATCATGAATCTGTTGTATTTTCGCTTTTTGAGCGTCTAGGTTTTTCTGAGCAGTTGCTGCTTGCTTGGCAGCGTTCTTGTTGGTCTGATCAAGAAGGTTCGCTAAATCTTGAATTGCCTTCTTCCAATTGCTGTTATCAATACCAAATTTTAAGAGAATCTCTTTTACTGTTGGACCAGCCATCGCCGGCCTCCCTAGCGACCTCTACCAATCACTGGCAACCTTATGCCTTGCATACTAAGGTATCGCCACGCCTCTTCTCCACTAACCTTGCTAAGATTTACCTCTCCGTTTTCATCAAAGAATTTATCCGGCAGTCCTTCTGGGATGGATGGGTCTTGTACTCTTCTTTTACCCTTACTTGTTCTCTGTCCTTGGCCCTGTCCCATATCTTTCGTCTTCTCAGACAGATTGTGTGACATCTCTTGTGAGCGCCACGCGAGAATCACTAGCTCAGATTTTTTGAACTTCTCTTCTAATTCTCTCTTCGACAATCCGAACATCTCTATCTGAGCTGCCAGTGCCGCGGCAGCAGGATAAGCAGAGTGCCCTAATTCGTCAGGGCTTTCGAACCGCGGAAGAGAAGCGAGAAAAAATCCCGCATCCTATTTGCTTCAATCTGGGCCATTACTATCTTTGCTATTCTCGTAGAGCTAAGATGACCCATTACCCAGTCTTCTGTGACGTCCTCATCTTCTCCGTAGGGATTCAAGGCTATCGCCGCAATTCCAGACATCACATCCAACACAGGCTCAAACGTATTCATAACCTGAACAATCTTCTTAGCCGCATCCCCTTCCATCAAGTTCATGGATAGCGCCGTCAATTCCGTGCTGAAAGGAATCAAGATGTCCTTGATTTTCTTGTAGATTTTCTTTTCTACTTTTTGCGACAGCTCGGAGATAACAAAATTCTTGATAACCGTCTCGCCCTTAGCATCCTTGGTCTTTACATCCACCTTGAACTCAACATACTCCTGAGTCAGAAGTTTCTGCATGTCTTCTTCTGTAGGCGGAGCTAGTTCCTTGCGGTATCTTTCGATAGCATCCTTGACTACTTTTTCGTTTTCTTGTCTAATCTGAGCAGAGATTTTATTGATTTCAGTTTCGAAGCGAAGGTCGTACTCTTTTTGGAGGGTTTCTCTAAGCTCTAATTCTCTTGCCAGCTCCAGCTCTTCTGGAGTTTGTTCCGCAACAGCAGTTTCTTCCACAGCCACTTTCTCGTCTTCCATAACTTCCCCCATTCTAAGGTCTGAATGGGGCCCCCGAAGAGGCCCCACCACAGTTCACTACGCAACAGAATTAGATAGCTACGTTCTGGCCCAAGCGCGGGTAGTAAGCCTTGTACCCAACAACCGTCTCACCGTCGAGTGGGTCGTCGAATGCCAGTGCCTCGAACACCGCGTCAATCTCGTAGCCGGTCTGGTCGGTTGTTCCCTGATTCTCAATCGTCCAAGCCGCGATATCCCGAAATTGGTTCGGGGCCACGTGCGGATAGTAAACCGCCAGCTGAGCACCATCTTCCGTGTCCGCAATCAACAGGCAAGACCACTCAGTAATAAACGTTCCGCCTTCTCTCGCTGCCCATCCAGAAACCACCTGGACGTTCGAGCCAGCCGCTGGAGTAGCGAATCCAGGAGCCAACTGCGTCAAGCTAGAACCGCCGCCAACGAATGCTTGGTCCAGAGTAAGAACGTTTCCTTGTACCGATACAACTCTCGACACAAAGTCTGAGACTCTGCGCAGATAGTCCACGTCTGTAACCTGACCTGGCTGAAGTGGCACGCCGATGGAACCAACGATGCCCGTCATACCGGAACCACCAGGCACGTAGTCCTGGTCAGCTACGATAAACATTCCGCCCGAAACGTTGATAGCTGAAGCTGAAGACACCGTAATTGTCGTCGCATTCAAAGCCAAGCTAGGCGAATAAGAAACCATTGCTGTCTTTGGTGCGCCGGATGCCGACAGAGGGCCGGCCGTGCTCGGAGTCGAACCATTCAACAAGTTAAATGGGTTTGTCCCCGTCGCGACCTTCCATTGCATTCTGCAAGACTCTCTGAATTTGCACTCGAACGTTTCTCCAACTTCACCGCGATACTCAGCCCGGACCGCTCCTCTGTAACCGGACCGCACTTGACCAATCTTAGAACCCGGCGTCAGCTTAAAATCCTTAATCCATCCCAAGTCTGTCCAACCAGCTGGAAGGGTATAAGTACTAAAAGGACCACCGGTCTGCAAGTCCAACATCGTTGGACCCAACGCCGTTGAGGCTACTCCCGAACCTAGGGCTGGGTTATATGGAGCAAAGAATGCTCTCCATCCAGCACCAATCAGTAAGGTATTTTTCCGGAACGGCTGTACTAGAGACTTTGAAAGAGCCATTAGTACTGACCTCACACTGCCGATTCAATTCCTCTTCTACCTTCCTGTCTTTATTTTTCTTACTCGGCAGGGAGTAAGGCTACTACTAAGGGCCCTAGCCGTCGACCGGCCTCTCTGCCTCTTTCCTATCAAACTGTAATCTCCGCTGTCATATCCGTTAACTGAACCGACGCTGCTCCGTAAGCTACACCGGAGTCTTTATCCAATCTGTTCAGAAACGTTAGCGGTGTCCACCAAACATATTCAACTGGGTCTACTGGAGTAGGTTCCAAAGCCAAGCCCGATGGCGTACTGCCAGTCACTGTCCATTCTTGTTTCTGGCAAAACCAAGCGTAGCTGGCTTGCAACAACTCTGACCTCATTGTCATGTTTGTGCGGTACCGGTCGCCCCGGCTTCGTCCTACTTTTCCCTGAGTCAAGTCTGACCCGGCAATTAACCACACCCACTGCAACTCGTGTACTATGACCGGAATAGCCGCCGACCAAAAACTCTTTCCGGTAATTGGACGCTGACCCAACACCAGTAGATAAAAAGCATTCATGACCACACCCTTCTGTGGCCAGTCCATTGCGTCCGAAATTCCAACCACCTGCCGGTCTGGATTTACTGCTGCCATCCGACCGGAGACGTACTGGAAATAGGAATCGACCGCGTCAATAATTGTCGTTCTCCCTTACAGCGTTCTATCCGCAAAACTTCTCTCCAACTGCTTGACACGTTCCTCTCCAATCGTTTCTCCCAAAACTCCCAGTACCTTTTGTTTCAAGGTCGGGTCTATGTCGGCCAGAGTCAAAAGGAATAACCAGTACACTGAGTACATCTTCCCCAACTTTGTTCTATCAAAGGTATCGCAGCTCAACGTAATCGTCGCCGCGAAAAAATCTCTTGGATCTACTTCCGCCTCAGCCAAAACCGTATCCTTAAAGTTCACATGATACAACTTGGATTGTCTGAAGCTGGACCGATAGCAGTTCGCCCCTTCGAAGGTTGCATAACTCAAATCCGAGTTATCGAAATTGCAGTTGACGCAAGTCGCTCCCCGAAAGTCCGCATGTGTTAGATCCATACCGGAAAAGTCATGATCGTAAAACTTCCGATTCATGTAAACTTTTCCTTCTATTCTACCTCTGTTCTGTCCTCTTATTGGATTCGTCATTGGTACTGGAGCCTGTCCCATCATTCCTCACTTTAGCCTTTTCAAGTTTCTATTTATCGCGTGCGTGAATTCTGTCCTGCCAAGTTCTATCTCGTCGTCCGTGATATCCAAATCCGGGTCGTCCGGAGTAGCTGCTTTGATAGACTCTCTTAAGTCACCAGAATCTATTGGAGCTACCGACCGGATTACATCTGCTATCTTTGCTCCAGCCGTAGCTGCCACCTGCTTCAGCACCTTCCTAATGTCTTTGCCAGATTCGACCTGCTTAAAGTCAGCATCCGAAATCTGTTGCTCCAGAATTCTGATGTACTCCGCTTCATGAATTCTGATGTAGCCAAAAGGAGCCTGAATAGAAAGCCAGACCGAGGACCCGTCCGGATTCATTCCCTTCACCGTCTTTGGACCTTGCTTGGTCTGTCTAGCATTTCCCCACTCCCAGACTAAAGCGTATGAGGCGGCATCTCCCGTGGAAACGACACCGCCCCTTACCGGTCCATCCAACGCAGCATCTTGGTAACTCTTCAGGACTTTCTTAATTTCCTTTACCGCCGCGTTATTCATGACCGGCAAAGGAACATCCAGAAAAAACATCTTAGGACCCTAGAGTTCCGATGATGTTGTTCACTGTCGTAAAGTAGTTCGAGTCACCTGAATCCGAAGCCGCCTTGATAGCCGTCAACTGGTTCTTCAACTCCTGAGCCTTGACCAAGCACGTGTTAATCATGCCAATCAAGTCAGTGATAGGACCAGCTGCCGCAATCGAATCCGCCAAAGACTGGGACGTTGGGGCCGCAGCCGCAACCGTCTTCAGGTCTCCAATGATATTTGTGCTGTTCGACACTGCTGTTCTCCTTTTCTATTTATCGTCCCAGCCAATAACGAAGAGTAGTAAGCCCTCTCCGAACCGCGCTTGGCTGAACTCGACTGTAACCGCTGAACGACGTACTGGTCTTTTCCAACTGTGACACTGGTACAACCGACTGTGTATAAAGAGTCGGAAAGGAAACCAAAGCTTTGTCTCCATCCAACCTAACCACAGAACCCATTTTTACCAAGTTACCATTCCGCAACTTCTGCCTGACGATGACCTGGTCATTTACTTTTATGTCTTCCGCCATATTACTCTCCCGGTGAACTAGGCTCATGCTTGTTACACAGAAGCCGCCACAATGTCGTCCCGCTACCTACTTCTTCATGAGTAACCGACTCTATCGAGAAAAGCCGGTGATTATAAAACAACCCCATTACCGAATCGTCTCTCCACACCTTGTACGGGTCCTGCAACTTGTACGCCTTCATCTGGTCCTGTACGAAAGAATGAGAAATCAAAAACTGATTTGCTCCAAACTCCAGCTTGCCGCCCATGATACCAATGTTGTGTAACGAAATCTCTGACACATCCGGTGGCGGAGCTATCAACGTATCATTGATTCCACTGTCTCCACCCGTAACCGATGGCATGAAACCCAACTTCGCATAGTCCGCATCCGCTACCAGTACATTCTGTCTCCTCAGGTAGCAAGGGAGACCAGGCTGCCAGTAGCGCAGGAATGTATCCGCTAGACTTCTTATCCCCCATGCTGAAGCTCCGCCCACTCCTACTACTCCTTCTTCTTCATATGATACTTCTGAAAGAACTCTCCTGGATTACTTCCTCTCTCTTTCTTCCAAATGTTATCCATTCTGTGTGAATCCCACGTACCATCCTCTGTTACATTTACCGCTCTGCCACTTTTAGGATTGTAGTACTGAGAATTTGGAACATTAGCTAATGCCCCTTTTCCTGTTGCGAAATCTGTGTGCTGATGCTCGTACCCGAGCTTAGTCAATGTTTCATGAAAACCTTTGTGTAAAAATGTTTTTCCATTTGCTCTGCCTCTACCTCTTGCATCCCAACCCTTTGTGGCGCCTTCACTTGTACCAGATGCTTGAGTAGGAACCCGTAAAGCCTGTTCTGCATCCGTGGACCAAGCCGCCTGTGTTGGAGACCGCAACGCATGATTCTTAACGTGAGACCACTTCCCACCCTTCTTCAGCCCATGACCGTGATGCCCGCCACCGCTATGATGGCCAAAGCTTGGTTTCTTGAAACCCATGCCTTCCGCATACAGATTGATTGCTCCATCCAATCTCACGATGCCCTCGCTGTCCTGTACGCCTGGAGCATGTTCTGAATATTCACGTCAATCAGGTCATCCGTAAACTCTGCCCGGATTCTACCCGCACTGAAACCCTTCAGGCCCGTCGCGCCCCCACCCCGACTCAAAAGATTTCTTACCAGAGATGCAGTTGCGTGTTTGATAGCCGGTGGCATTGCCAAAGGATTGAAGCCCGATGTATACGTCATCGCAATCTCCGTATACTGACTCAAGTACAATCCAGCCGGAAACCAGCACTCACCCGTTCTCGGGTCGAAGTCAATGGACGTCACGTCAATCGGGGTAAACTGTGGCGGCCCACCGAAGAAACTCGCAATCTGTAAAACGTTCGCAGCGTAATTCAAATCCGGATACACCTGCGTCTGCCCTCGTCTGGCGTATCCATACCGGCCCGAACAAGAAATAATGGGAGACAATACATTTGCTCCCACTCTGATAAACGTTGACGCCTGAACTCCCGTATAGAAATAGTTCGTTTCCCCATCCACCGAACCCGATGCAATCAGCTGATTGACCGTATTCGCATCCACCGCCACCATTGGTCTGAAAGAAACCCTAGCTATGTTCCTTCCAACCGGAGGCTGTAACCTTTCCGTGTAAGTCGTGTAAGCCAGTGAACCTTGTCCATCCACATCCGCCCTTGCACAGAACTCATCTATGAAAGTAGAAGCTCTCTGCACAACCGTCACGATGTCCGGCTGCTGAGTTACGTCAGGTAGCCCGAACTTGATAAAGTCTTCTTCCGCGATAAACTGTGGCTGATATGGATTCATTCGCGGAGCTGGGGACTCCCGATATCCAGAGTCCCCATTCCACCTTTCCTTATCTTACCGTGATTACCGCACGATGTGCATAACCAGGGCCCTTCACAACCACCGAACCGAACTTGAGCACGACGAACTGTCCTGCCAAGTTCCCCAGCAGACCAAGCTGGAAAACGCGTGGAACTGGGGACGTGAGCCAGTGGTATTCAATGAACTCTTCCATGATGGCGAACCCAACATACTGGGTCTGCGCACCGGAAGCTACCACACCCAAACCAGCGTCTGGAATTAGTGGCAGCACCCCGGCTTGTGTTGGCAGAGCCTTCACCGTCACACCCGGAATAACTTCCACTTCGTTAAAGTACAACTGCACCGTCTTGGCTTCCTGGTCAAACATATCAGCCAGCAAAGGATTCAGATAGATAGCCGAAGGACGAACTTCGTAGTCCTGTCTGGTAACCATCTGGGCCACTGCCGTCTTGTACCCGTCCACCAGTGAAGCTGTGCTCCCGATTGGGAACGTTGGTGCATAGGAACCAACCGTCGCCGCAGAAACAATCTGACCAGACACACCGAAATACTGTGTCGTAGCTGGAATGATAAGACTCGAATCGTTTCCATTCCACAGATTGGTATCATGCAACTTCAATACCGAGTCCACCGTATCCGTCAAGTCCTTCGCTTCCAGATACGCGAACTGTCCCTGCTGCTGGTTCACTTCGATGTCGAAAATACCGTAGTTAATCTGGGCCACAAGGGCTTTCAGCGTAACCACTCTCTCGACTCTCTGTGGCTGGGTAGCCGAAGGCGAAATCACTCTTGGATCAGTGAAAGCCGCTGTCGGAATTGCCAGCTGTTCAAAGTACCGGGACGGTTGCCCCGTCGCTGGTACCTGGGAAATTCTCTGTCCGAACACGAACCGTCTGCGTACCAGGTCGAAGATTTCAGCTTGATATCTGTTAATCTCAATCGCACCCGGTGCCAGAAAGTCCGCAGCCGCTGAGAAGTCCCCAACGAATTGCGCCTGCTTGATACTTCCTGCCATCTTCTCCTCCTTATCGTCTTGTTACTCTGACACCGTTCTTTAGTGTGTGAGACGCTTTACTTCGCCCTGCTCCATCAATCCGTTCTGCAGCAACTGGTTCTTGAAGGCCATTCTGTTGGCTGGGTCCAAGGTAACCCCGGACTTCGCCAGCATTTCATCCACTTCGTGAACCGACAACCGCTGCCGAGAGCCCAACATCTCTCTCACATCGTAACCAGACTTCTCCAGCAAAGCCGAAATTTCCGGCGAGATAGACTTCCGTTCCACTCTCTCGACGTACCGCTCAAGAGAAGCTTCCACCGAAGCCAACCGGTTCTTCAGCTGTTGCTTGTCCTTCCGTTCTGCCAGCAACTGAGCTGTGAGGGACCGAATTGCCTTCGCCGCTGCCATGGACTGTCTCACCGTTCCTTTCCTTGCCGCAATACCTCTGCTGATTTCTTTTCCACCGGGCCGCGCCAATCTAGAAGTAGCCGCGCCCTTCGACTGCTCGTTGTAATTGCTGTCGGTGTTGGGATTCAGGTCACCTGGCGTAGCACCAGAACCAGTGTCATCCTGTTCACCAGACGTATAGGACGTTGGGTCCACTTCCGCATCCACATCCGTGGCGTCCGTGGCATCGGTAGCGTCATGGCTCTTTCCAGAGGTCATAGTCGCATCCGCATTGGCTTCCACTTCTTCCACTTCCTCGGCTTCAGCATCCACATCTTCCACTTCTGCGGACGCATCCACACCGTTAAGTGCCAGTTCGTGCAATCCCTTTACCAGCTCCTCTTGGGACGCGCTAACCGACTTCAGGGCCTTGGCAGTAATCTGATTCGCCTCATCCTGCTTCTTGGAAAAGTTGTCAAATGCATCCTTCAAGACACTTCCGAGAGCTGCAGAAATAGCGGTAACCAGAACTTGGCCTTGGCTCTGAGCATTTTCTTTTTTATCCTTCTCGGCCATCGTTCCTCCGTTTTCACTGAATACGCCAGACGCAGCCTTAGCTGCAGCCATAGCGTTGACAAAATACTTCTGAGCCGCCAGTTCTGTTCTCTCGTATGCCGCATGGTTTTTTAGGAGCACCGTCGCGCCGGTAAAGCGAAAGTCCTCCAGATGCCACACGTCTTCATCCTTGTCCCTTACGTAAACATCACCTAATTCCATAGACATCCCCAGCCGCCCCCGATTTGCCTTGAACGTCCTGGCTGCCTCTGGAAAATCCTTTTTCCAAATATTACCTTCTACTTTGACCTTGTCTCCATCAATCCAGGCTTTGGTAATAACTCCCACCTTCTGCGTTGGATTGTGACCAGTCAAATCCTTTTGATAATTAATGCCCATCCCCGGCAGAGTTGCTAACTGTTTCTCAGCCGCTTCTTTCGAAACAAAAATTCTGTGACCATCCGAACCATGAGGCGCTTGGTCCGAAGCCTCATCCACCCGCAGCAATGTACCAGTAAAAGGACTGACGTTGGGGTGCGATGCATCTTTTACATCCAAGTCCGTTATGTCTACCTTACGACCGCCCCAAATCTCTGGCGTTACATTGCAATTGCCTGTCTGACAAGTCTCGCTCATCGTGACCGACCGTTGTACTCGGAATCACTCTGCTGCTTTCCAACTTTCTTTGGTTTCGGCAACCGGGAATTTTTCTTTGGTCTCGGACTGCTATAGTTCCTCGTATCGTATCCAACCCGGTACTTCTCCGAAGTCCGTGTCGCCTTTTCCTGGTCGCTTACCTGCTTCTGCTTCTGTTTGTAAATCTGCTGCTGTTCCTTCTGATCCTTATTGGTAACCTTGGCCGGCTTCTGCTCCGCGTCTTCTTCCTGTTCTTCCAGCCACTCGAAGTACTCCAGCAATTCCTGGGAAATTACCTGCATAATTCCAGGCTGCTGTTGCTCCATCTGATCTTGCAGATCCTGTGGGTCATAAGGAATAACGCCCGCTTGCCGATAGAGCTCCAGCTCATTCGGGTCCATGTTTGCTAGGTCTTCTGCCTTGAACGGGGAATCATCCAACGATGCCACAATCTGTGGTGTCCTCTTCGTACGTTCAGGGAGAGCCGGACGTTTCCTACCCGTCTCGAATAGGTAGTCCATGTCCGCCGACATACCCATTGAGCCCATCGAGAAGCCGCCGCTGCCCCCACCCATTCCTCCCATACCACCACTACCACCAGATGCCCCACCCGGAGGCCCGGCCTGACCGGGGGCTCCTTTACCAACCGCTGCTTGTGTAAGCAACTGCATCATGGGCTGAGTTAATTGTCCCCACCCACCTGGGATTGCTTCTCCGATTTGCAACCGTTCTCTAATCTCATCCGGAGTAATCGAGCCGATGGAATATAACTGTTTCATTATCGAAGTCTGAATCAGCTCGTCAGGGTCTTCCAACCCAACGAACTCAAACTTCAACTCTTTCCACTTCAAACCCCGATGCAGGATGTATCTGGTAATTGCTTCTTCAAACTTCCTTGCAGCTGGGACTATAGCCGAATTAAAATCTTGCTCCGACATTACCGCAGCCGTGGACCTATTCACATCCCGTTCCAGGCCCAAGCTCATTGGAGACAGATCGAACCCAGCTGCTATGACCCTGATACAGAATGTCTGCCAATCCAATAGCAGGTCTTCCGGTGTCACCGCCTGCACTTCAATTACTTCTGGCTTTGGCATTCCCGTGGAAAGGGAAATCTTTGCCTGGCCTTCCGCCTCATTGGTAATATGCCGCTGTACCGTCTCGAACTGCCCCGGCGGTAGGTTTGTCGTCCACCACAACCACGTCTTGTGAATCTGGTCAGAGGCTGCGCGCGAGGACATGTCTTGTGCGCCAAGAAAAGCGTTGATGGTCAGGAAGCAAACTTCCATCTTGCCCAAACCAAATGGAGTTGAGGACCGGACGTTGTCCCTGATATAGATAAGCTCGTCGTCCAGGAAGGAAACAATGCCGCGCTCACCTTTTAATCCAGTGAGCTGAGCGTAATGTGGTCTGTCCAAAGTGGATTCAGACCAGTCTGCATAAATTCTAATCGTGGAACCATCCACCGCCCACAACTTGATGGGCCTCCGGTAGTCCGGAGTAATCTGAGGCTCCATCGTGCCGTACCCACCCAGCAGGTAATCCTCAATCACTGCTTCCATTAATGTTCTGTAGGAATCCTGATTGTTTGGATGCTGTAGACAATCCTCCGCAATTTTTACTTTCTTCAGGAGGTCCGGGTCGTCGTCATCGAAGTCATCATCTATCGTGACCCGCCAGTGCAAACTCAGAATGGCATTCTTAACCAGATTCAAAGCTCTACGAGGGATTGGGGTCTCCGAAAACCGACGGAGATTGTAAGGCGTGTTCTTGAGGATAGGCTGATTCAGTCTGTGTAGAGCTTCTGGGATGTAAGGATACTGCCAGGACCGTCTGTCTACGATGGGAAACTGTCCGGATTTTACCGCCGCGATTTCCTGCGCATGCTGTTGCTTCTGCTGCGCCCACATATTCGTGGGAATCTGACTCAGCTCTGCTGCATGCTGAATCTTCATCACCTTCACTATTTCTCGCGCCCGGAGAAACCGAACTATTCTCGAGTACAGATTGGCGTGCAGAATCTTGAGCTTTTCAAACACGACTCGAGTATGGGTGACGAGTCGACGAAACTGCCACGTCTTACCGAAGCGAAGATGACGTTAGGGAAATGCTTGAAGAATTAGCGCAGGGATACGAGGGGG